CCTTCCTCAAGTGGCGTATGAATAGTGAGATTGATCTATTACAGTCTTTAAATGGGCTAAAAATAAGCTTTGAAAGAGAGTAGGGCGAGTATTTACAAAAAGGGTGGTAGCAAATATTCTTAGGGGCAAAAATAATTCTAAAATTTTGCTAAATAATAAGACATGACAAACGAATAATACAGTATGGCAAGGAAAGATAACACTAACACAAAGGAGAATGAAAGATGTATGTAAAAGCAAAAACGACAGAGGAAAAGTTGATCGACTTGGTTAAGGAGCTTGCTGGACATTTAGAAGATGTCTACATTCAACCTGACTTTGATGAGAATGACTATGGGCAAAAACTTTGCAATAGAGCAAGAAGGTTTGCAAATAAGTCTGATAAAAGAAGAAACGAAATCTATAGGCAACAAGGAGAGTAAACATGGGTGCTTATGTATACAAACTTGCTGGTAGAAGAAACTACCTAGAGTTAAACATAGAGGGCAAGCAAGAATTAGTATTCGAGCTTGAATATTGGTGGAAGCCTAGTTGGGGATTTAAAGATGAGTATAAGCCCAAAAATTATAAGTCTGTAGTTAATAGGTTAAAGAAGCAATTCAAAGATGAACCTGTTCGCTTCATTAGATTTGCTGATGGTTATTGTGTCTTCAGAGTTACACATGACGATTTTACAGATGTTATTGATGATGAATTGGGAAATGCGTGTTATCCAGCAGTTGATCCAAATTTAATTAAATAATTTGTATGCTTACACGAATAAGTAAATAGACAATAGAACATTAACATAAGGAGATGAAGATGTATAAAGTGAGATTCCATTTAGCAAAGGGCGAGAACTATATGAAGTGGCAGATTACTGGCGATGCTTCACCTAATAAGCCAAGTGGCAAGCCATTCTATTGCGACCCCTCTACTGTGTGTATACAGATGATTAATGCCAAGTTGGTCAATCATGTGGCTACAGCTACAAAGATCAAATGTGGAGGTAATAAGACTGTTTGTGCATGGATTTTATGTGAGAACCTAGTTGTTTACAGAGATGATACTACTGGGGGGAGAGCAAACATTAACCATATAAATAAAGTTGTGACAAAAACACACATGAAGTTGTCATACAATCCTAGAGTTGCACCTAACTGGCAAGGACATAACTCTACAAACATGGACAAGGCCGAGAACTTAAATATCTTTTCTTCTGGCAGAGAACTGTTCTATACATCGTCTTCTATTAGCTGTAAGTCTTCAATTGAACCAATTTGTATTTAAGGAGAATTAAACATGATTACATTCACAAAAGAGTATAGCGGTATAAGCAATACATATAGGTATAAGATTACAACCTTGAAAAAGGATGGACTAACAAGAACCGATTGGGTAGACATGGAAGATGTCTATGTCAAGCTTGTAGGTATTGAATCATGCAAAGAAGAAAAAAGGCTTGAGAAAAGAAAACCAGAGTATAAATTCAATGATACATACCAGTATGTAATTACTTGCAAAAGCATATTTGTATATGTACAAGGTAGGAACGAGAAGGAAGATAATAAGATTGCGATCATTAAAAGATGCTTCCCGCATATTCCTTTTCTAAACGATGTTGATCCAAAGGATATAAAAAAAGCAAGTTACTGGGGCAATAGTGATCGAATCTATATACATGATGGAAAGTTTTATAATTGTAAATATGCAATTATGCAAAAATATATTCCATAACTAAGGAGGTTAAATGTTGTACGAATTTAGAAATCCAATGCCAGTAGAAACCAATCTTGGTTATGGCTTGCTTGTGTATGTTCGAGATGGTGGAGCATTTTCAAATGATGTGTTCGCCATAGTTTCTGAAGTAGATGGAAAGCTTCGCCATTTTCGTAGTGGTCAATTTAGGTTCTTGCCTAATCCTACTTTTGACATTGAAAATTTAGACAATATGCAAGAAAAGAAAGAAATTTAAATTCTTGTTAAATAAAAGTGCTGGCCAAACGAATAGATATGTATACCAACAAGGAGGATTAAAATGAGTAAATTTGTAAGTGGCATTGATGTTGTTCGTGTTGATAGTGATAGCATAGCGGAAAAGTTTACCCTTAAAGAAAAATTGGGCAATGATAAGTGGACAGCGGAGAATTATAAGGGATTGCTCACAATTCTTGATCAAAAGAATATCTTTAAGATAAACTATGGAAAAATAAAGTTTGGTGACTACGCATACAATCCTTTTTCAGATTGCGTAATGTTAATTGATACTGAGGATGATCTTCCTTATGTGAATGATAACTATTACAAAGTTCAAAATTACAAGGAGAACAAACATTAAAGTCATAACACTTAACGAGTGCTTGCAGTACATGGAATCAATTGGGTATAGGCTAGATGCAAGAGGACTTGGCGTTTTTATCTTTCGGCAAGAAAATAGAGAACTAACCTTAACATTGAGTGAACTAAGAGCAAAATTTAACAAGGAGAATAATCATGAACGATCAATTTAAAGAAAAACTTAAAGGTATGATTCAGACTTTGCACGATTCATGCACAGAGGTCAAGTATGAATCTTGGGAACCATCTAAAGAAGGCTTTTCTGCTATGGTTAAAAATTTGCAAGAGATAGTCACATTACTTGGAAAAACATATATCCATATGTATATGTTAAACTTGAGAATTAAAGCACTTGAACAAGAATTTGCGTTTTCCAAATGCGAAGGAGTAGAAACAAATGAATGATTCAATTGTAAATGTACAGCTAACACCAGATGAGATATCCATGATAGCTAATAGCTTAAGCTATGAACTTAGTGTTCTTGGCAACAAAGGTATAGACCCTCCGTACAAAAAAGAATTAAAAAAGCTTTATGAAAGATTAAGCACTCTTGAGGATGAAATCTAATGATTGAAATCAAACAGGTAGGAAACCAATGGAGAATCAAAAGGGAAGAAGTGGGCAAAGGTTATGCTTATAGGGATATAGATAAAGTATATCTACATATACTTAGAGGCAGAATGAATGAGCATGGCGTTATCAATTGTGCTGATCTGTATATCTATGTGGATGGACATAACCCTGTTGATGATAAGCACATACGGAGTTTTAAGACTGGTGCTACTTATATGAACATAGCTGCTCCAAACAATGAACTCTACTACAGTATGTATACAATCAAAGATCAAGTTTTTGGAAATAATTACTAAATAATTTTAGGTGTGAAACGAATACTAAGTTAAGGGAAACGGCTTTGCGTGAACTAAGGGCGTTCCTTAGTTCACGATGCTGGACTAACAAGGAGATTACTATGAGCAACAGTAAGTTTACAAGAGATGAAAAAACCAGTTTGTTAATGGCGTGGGATATCGTTGCCTTGCGTGAAGATTTAAAGGCGAATGACTATCAAATGATTTGTGGCATATTAAGAGGCGATGGGTATCAAGCATATGACCTCATGACAGAAAAAGATTTTGATAATGAGTTTTATGAAAAATATGATGAACAAATTAAACATTCTACAAAAATTCTTCAGTTAGCCCATGTGTTGAATGGTGAACCAATTAATTTACTAAAAGTTTAACAAGGAGAGCAAAATGAGATTATCACTTAAATATGAACAGAAGTTAGAAAAAGATAAGTTCCTTGCTGTATTAGACATTGGCGTTATATCTACAGAGATATGCAGACTTAAGAATCTGCTTAGATCGATTGGCGTTAGTGCAGAAGATAAGAGTCTTGAAAAATTAAGATTGTGGAAAGACTAAATAAAAATGTGTGTGAGGCGAATAAGTAAATAGGGATAACAACATTAAACAAGGAGAGTAACATGGCAGACAATCAGAATAAAACAGTACCAGTATCATTATCAATATGGCAATTAAAAATATTGCTTGAAGCTACCAACTACTTTTTGGATGCACTTGAGGATGACGAAGAAACACAGTTTGTGGCAGATAAGTATGATGTTGCAGAAATAAATAAACTTTTAGAAAGGCTGGTGGCAAATGATTAAGAAAAAGTTTTGTGCGAATAATCATGAAATTATAAAACTTGGAGATGAAATTTACAAGCTCATCAAGAATCATGGTTATGATTTCCAAGACAGCATCGTATCGCTGGAACGACTCAACGATTTTGTTGAAGGTATAGTTAATGACGAAAAAAATAAGGAGAATACAGATGACAGATAAAGATAAAGAAAAACTTGAAGAGTGGCAAGCAGATGTAACTGATCTTGAGCATTATCCAAATCAAATGACATTACATCTTATGAGTGTTGGAAGTTGTGAAACAATTGAAGATTACTTTTTTAATATTAAAGAAGTATTGAATGAATGCGAAGAACTTACAAAGGAATTGAAAAAAATACTTAAGAAAGATAAAGGAGTATAACAATGATTAAAGACGATACAAAATATGATTGGAAGTTTTGTTTTAGTGATGGTGGAAATGGTCATAGCCTATGGCTTGATAGAAACACCAATAGATACACAATTAAAGATCAATCTGGCGATAAACCGCATTTAACAGATGATGGCGTTCTTTGGATAAGTAATGGATTTGTAAATGTTCATATTTATAACGATAAGCTAGGTACTGATTTTAAAGTAGAAAAACCAAGAGATGGAAGCACAAAGGGTAGTTGCTATTGTGTTTTTGATTTTGGTATTCGTGTAGCTAAAGAGCTTGGTATGGAACTTACATTTAGTGGCGAACTTAAGAAACTCGAACCTCTGTTTTGTCTTACCAGTAGTAAAGGAGTTAGCAATGAACTTAACCGATAGACAGCGTGAAATTATAAGGGTAGTCCTTAGTTATTGCTTGGCTAACTATGACGAGCTTAATGAGTGCTTATATCCAGATGAAACCGAAATTTTGAATGAAATACAATACTCTGAAATTTCAGACATATTATTAAACATAAGGAGATAGCATGAAAAAAGAACAAAAGTCTTATATCTATACTGTCTGGCCTAATAGTGGTAATGCCGTAACTCTATGGTTATACTCTAAGGCATCAAAAAGAGTTGACAATACAACAAATGTATACCTACAAGGGGATGATGCAGCTTTATTTCTTAAGGAAGTAAAAGAGACTGAAGATGTTTGGGAAAACAGTACAGATATGACCAAAGATATCTTAAAGCGTAATTTCGAGAGCATAGAAGGTCATGTTTCTTATATAATTTCGCAATATTTCTAAATTTGATTGAATAATTTGGCAGATGAAACGAATAAGTAAGTATGGAGATTTAAAACAAAATGTTAAATATACAAGGAGAGTGAAATGATAGAAGAACATGAACAAGAATATAGTGAACAGTATGAAGATGGTTTTAAAACAGTATTAAAATTCTTTTCTGCTGAAAATGAAAAACAATGCGAAAGAATTTTATACAAGTACACAAATTGTGGTGCTTGGATTGAATTTAAGGACTGGGGCATTAGACTTGGTTCTATTGTAGAAGGTTCAGACGAAGGAACTGATGTCTTTGAACTTAAGTATGACAAAGACTTCTCAGAAGAAACTATTCAAAAAGCAATAGATGAGATTGAAGAACAAGCAGATTCAATCTGGAAGTATGCAAACGAAATTGGTGAAGATGGACAGACAGATGAAGAAAATGGGCTTGATTTCCCAACTTTATAAGGAGAATAACATGGATCGCAGACGATGGACTCACAAAATTACAAGGATTAGTAAGTATGGCTGGATGGATGGCAAATGGTTACAAACTCCATCATGGACAGGCACTCTTGATGAGTGCATAAATAAGGCTCGCAAGATGGCAGACGATCTCAATGCTAATGGTGAAGTCTTTACCATTAAAGTTTTGCCAAGAAAAAAAGGTGAAGCTGTACTGAAAATACACAGTATAAACACCAAAGAGAGAGAACCAAGAATAATGAATCAACATGAACAAGACCACTACATTTAAGGAGAATAACATGATTAAAACTAGAGATAAATTATTGGCAGATGTAAAGAAGTTTGTATCTAAGTACTGTGATACTGCTGTATATACCGCAGAGGAATGGCAAAAGAAAGAAAGTCAATGTCATTTCGGTGAGGTTGTATTTGTCGCAGAGGGTGAGCTTTATTACGCTCTAAATGGTCAGCATGGGCGAAAAGAAAAGGATGCGATCATTAAGATAGCTAGGAAACACCAATGCTATATCGAAAAGGGTTTCGGTTGGTCGTGGCACTTTTGTAGTGTAGAGGGATTATAAAATGGATTACACACATAAGATATCTAATCTTGGCGATGGCTATCCATATGAAGGTGAGATCATCATAGATAATGAAAAGAATATTTTGAGATGTATTAGCGTATCAAATATTCACTTGGAGCGATGGGAAAGGAACTGGGTATATGCTCTTTGCGAACCAGTAACTTTGCCTTTGAATAGAAAAGCTATTGAAAAACTTTACGATGTAAGGAGTATTAAATGCTTAAAAAATTAAAAAGGATTGGGCGAGGTCAGAATCGTTATTCTGTTTATGACAATGAAGGTATAAAAAAACAAAACTATTATGTTTTAGCAAATAGCCATAGTGCTGCTGATTATAAAGTTAAGCAACAATTCGGTGAATATGCTAAAGCTGGTTGGGAAATAAGCACAAAAGATTGGGAATGGATGACAGAAGACCAAGAAATTATTGTGCAACCATCTAAAGTTAAACAGTTATTTGCATCTTCTATTCTATTATCTATAGCAATGGTCGTATCTGCTGGTTTATACAATGTATTTTTTAAATAGGAGTTTAATCATGGCAAGAGTAAAAATGGTTTTAGAACTAGACTTTGAGGTAATACAAAAGACTAAGGCGAGCATTTTAAATCTTGCTATGAGTCTTAGTGAGGGCGAGAGAGAACCATTAAGTGTAGTAATGAACATACTAGATTCAATACAAGATCAAGCAATTGATAACACAGGCAACAATTACACAGTTAAACAGGTATACGGATCATAGTTCTATGGAATCGTAGCTCAATCTGGCAGAGCAATTTGCTCATAACAAATCGGTTGCTGGTTCAAATCCAGCCGATTCCACTAAATTAATCAACCTGTCATGCGAATAAGTATATGTAAGGATGGCAGAGATATGGATAAGCTTTAGTCTTATATTAAAGGCACACTACAGTAAGGAGAAAAAATGATTGATGAAAAAGACATTGAGAATTTTGTAAAGTTAAACAGATGGGATCTTGCTCATCTTGCCATTAAACATAATGAAACTGAATTAGATAAGCTGCGTGAAGAAGTAAAGATGCTGCGTGAACAATTAAAATTACTTAAGGAGATCAAATGAACAAAGATGCAATGACTTTTATTCTAATATGTTCTTGTGTAATTGGTTTTATTAAAGGTATATTTCCAAGTAGAGGTGACTAATGACAAAATATAAAGAGAATGATGTGGTTGTTTGCAAAACAGCAGAGAATAACTTTGCGATTTACACCTTGGTCAGACCTTGGAAAGTTTATAAAAAATGGCTAGCTGTTGGAGCAGATAAGAATATTTATCGGGTACATGAAGATGATATTATGGATAAAGATGATCGAGACAATGTTTTAGAGCTAACTAGTTATATTAAAGCATTATCCGAATATTTATTTACAAGTAAAGTTTATTAAAGGAGAACAATCATGACTAATGTATATCTACATCTTGAACAGATTGAAATATTAATTGAGTCTACCACAGTATTACTTAAGCAAAAACACAATGATAGTCTTCATTTTAAAGACTTTGAGAACACCAGAAAGTCTATAGAAGAAATTAATACTGTGCGAGATATATTGTTTGCAGCAGAAGAAAGAGAAAGGAGCAGAAACTAATGAAGTACAATATTTTAGCAAATGGTGAGCTAATAGCTACAATGCGTGGAGATTTTAAGGATGCAAAATCCCCAATTCTTCTAGACGATGAAAGCACACCTTACCAAGTAGGCGATTTTAGCCACAGACCAAAAGTTGCTGCCGAGGCTATTCTGCTATGGGAAAGCTCAGTTAAGGGATCTCGCAGGGTATCTATACTCACAGATGATGAGGGCGAGCGATTTGTACTGGCCGATATTAGTATAGTTGAGGGTGTATAAGATAGGGATTTAAACTTTTTAAAGGAGATATAAAATGACATCAATAGAAGATAAACCTGTTAAAGCTGGAAGAAAAGTAGTTGCAGATAGCGTAATACTTTATAACCTATACAATATTGTAGATCGTGTAGAAAATACTATAAAAGAATCAGTTATTAATGTTTACGCAGATAGATATCGTGTAAACATCTGGCAGGGAACGAACAACCCATTCTTGCCAAAAGCTGGAACTATAGCTGCAAGCTACTTTATATCTGTTGATTCAAGCGGTAAAATAAAGATGTTCAACAACTAGAAAGTAATCAGATGAAAATAGATGAAGCAATTGCTATGCTTAATCAAGCAAAGGATAGCGGATCAAAAGATGTTATCTTTGCTTTTTGGGAAGCAAAAGAATTTAGTAGAAAAGCAAAGAAAACATTTACTAATAATCTTGTTTGGTCAAACATAGCTGATTACATACACGACAACATGGACTGGCAGTTTATACATAATGAACTACAAAAAATGATAGATAAAATAAAAGTTAAAAATGAGTAAATATTTTCATGTGACAAACGAATAAGCAAATAGAGAGGGGATGAGATGGAGTTTTGGGAAGAAGAAGTAGCTGATCATATCTGTTATATAACAGGTATTACTAAGCAGACTGCTTTTGCAATAATAATGTCAAATAGTTTTATATTTATGCAAGGATGGGCAATGGGCGAATCAGCATTAAATATAGCTAACAGGATTTTAAAGGAGTATGTCGATGAAAAAATTAGAAAGTCAAAAACAATTGTTTGAAGATGTTTTTGCAGTAGAGCATATCCATTCAAGCAAAAAGAAATTGGTTATTCGTACTGATGTGTTTGAAGATGGCATTATCGTGCAGAAGGTATCTGCTAATTGCACAATGCTTTATATCAACGATCTTGATTATATGGCTAAGGGAGATGTTCTTGATGGGAGCATTCAGATAATATTTTTCCCAATATCACACAAAGAATTAAATAAAAGATTTAAATTGCTTGCGGAATGTATTTCAAAAAAGGAGGAACTATGTGGTACGAAGACAGAGAAAATCTAGTGGCTCTAGCAAATTACCTTAAGGATGATGGAGAGTGGCGAAATTCTAGCACTAAGGAGCATAAGGATGATCCTGTGGGGCGAATGATCTACTTTCTATCTAAGCCTTGGAAGTGGCAAGAAGAGTGGGAAATGTTTCAGAAAACTAAAGAACTTACTAGGAGTAATTAAATATGAGCCAGCAAATTGAACAGCTAACTAAAGAAGAAGATTTCCCAATACACATTAGGGAAACACAAATTTATCATCACTATTCAAAAGACTCTAGGCTTTTAGGTTTAGTTCTTAAGATGGATGCAAAAATGAAGTCTTCGTTGAACACTAAGGCAAACTACTTAGTTTGGAACAATGATCAATTTTTAGGACAGTTCTTTACCAATAAAGAAATTGTCGCACAATTAAACTCACAAGGAGCATAGCATGAAAAACAGAAGGATTAGTATTACATCAAGCATTATCGAAGGTATTGAAAGAATGGTGCATAGTAATTGCATCAATGAAAGTTATGCTGAATTTATTTTGGATTGGATTCAAAATATTAAAAGATTTCCAAAGCAAAAATATTTAGATATTCCAAAAGGGTTACGCTTAAAATTAGACATTCTTAATATTCAATACATTGATAAGAATGAAGAAAAAAATGGTCTTGTATATCATAAAAGTGTTTTAGATGCATTTATGTATATAACTAAAGTTAATGAAAGATATGGGAAAGTAGCTCCAGTTGCTGCTGAAGTTGAACAGGAATAAGTTCGTCTTTTCTAAACTAGGAGGGTTTGTGATGACGATGAGGATTTTAATATGCTTTGCTTCTATCTGTGCGTTTGGGTGCGGAACAATAGAGCATAGTGTCTCTACTAGCATTAGTCCATATGACAGTAGAGAAATAGAGAAGGTAAATGTAAGTTTTAAACATTGTTATGTTTTTCCAACAAGGTGATTTATGCCAATAGAAAAAAATAAGTTTATCTCTAGCGATACTGGATTGATATATTCAATGTCTAAACCTAAATGGAAAAAGTATTTAAAACTAATGCTTGCCCATAAGTTGTCTTTGTTAAAGAAAAAACAATTACCAAGGCCAGAAATAAAAAAGGAGGACATTAAATTAATTGCGTATAATGTATTTGATATTGATAAATTGATGCTGGATGACTGTATAGATACTGTGAAATCAGAACTTTTAAAACTAGGAAAATAAAATGAAAATGTATTTAGTTAATGGTTACAAAGATGCTACTATCAGAGCAGGATTTTTAGAAAAAGAGTGGACTAGTAAATCTGGAAAGAAGCTAGTAACACTTAAAATACTTGATCACTACAAGGAACATTCAACAGTTTTTAGGACATATCATCGTGATAAGTTATCTGTAATGAAAGTTCTTGATGTTGATGATGATTTATTAGCAAAGGAGAAGAAATGAGCAATTTAAGCGGATGGAAACAAAACAGAAGCATTACACCAGAAGAGTTTGTAAAAGCTTTTACCGAAAATGATACCTATGAGGCAATTGCAACAAAGCTAAACATTAGCGTATCAGCAGTAAGGAACAGGGCTTATGCTTTAAAACGATCTGGTGTTAACTTAAATACTAGCAAGAAGAAAGCCAGCGGTTCTTTTTTTGGCTCAAAAAAACTTGATGAAAAAAATGTTTTAGAGCTAAATAAAATCATCGATGACTCGAATAAGTAATTGTAATAATTGTATGGGGCTAGAAATAGCCCCAAAATACCAAGGAGGAAAAAATGGACTTCAAAAAAATTGCAAAAAAGAATGTTAAAGATTTTATTCAATCTGTAGATCAGTTCCATTCGTGTGCGGATAATTTATTGCACCTCTTGAAAAGTGTAAGGTCATCGTTAAAAAATAATGAGACATGTTTTAATATTATGGAAGTACAATCTAATGTTGAAACATTAAATACCTTTATGGTTAACATGAATAGATTTTATGATAGAGTTGAATTTATTGAAGAACTAGAATTCGAAAAGGCGTTTCAAAAATGACTTTTAGATATCAAAGTTTTATCAGCTTTATAGCTTATGAAAACATAGAGCCTCTTGCACAATTAAAGTTAAAATATTCTGCTAACTACGAAGATAGTCCAATAATGGCAAACTATGAAAATAAAGTAGAATATTTTTATGCGAGACAAATATATTCTGACAATGAAAATTTTGATATGGAAGAATATATTCTTTCTTTGCCAATTGTAAATATTGAAAACTCAAATGAATGCAACAATATTATTCAAATATGTTTAAATAGAAAAATAGGTCAACTTGAAAACTATTTGAGAAACCAAGCATTCATGCAAGAAGTTTTTTCAGTTTTACCAACAAGCACAACAACCAGTACAACAACTGTTACAAGTACAACTGTTACAACAACACCATGTCCAACAGGTGTACCAAGTAGAATATATTATATAAACGCAACAAATGTTTGTGCAATTTGTGTAGCAACAAATGAATTTGTATGCAGTCCATATGAAAATTACAATTATGTAAATTGTTTAAATTCAGCAAACAGTATCAATCAAGGAAACACAGATTGTACAACAACAACAACAACAAGTACAACCACTACAACACTAGCACCAACATCGACTACACCTATAGGGCCACAGGGTTAACTATTGTTTAGCCATATATTCTTTATGTCTTTTTTCAAATTCAATTATTTTGTCCTTTGGTCCAACATATGTAAATTCTTCTTTTTTATAATGTCTTACGAGGGCTAAAACATGCTTTGACAAAAGATTTAAAACTTTTTGTGCATCACTACTAAGTAGAGCATCTGGCCAAACTTCTTGACCCATTAACATCGATAGTCCAAGATCATTATTCTCGGCAGTAACAGGATAAAACATAAGACCAAGATTATTTGGCCTTATTTCTTCTCCACCAGGAATTAAGTTTAAGATATATGCACATGACCAATCTCTACAAATGCTTGGCCTAGTGTCATAAACTCCACAACCACCATGATCTGCTCTATCTTTGCAATTACAAAAGGCTGGCTTGTTAAGCTCTCGAACCTCTAATATGTTGCAACACACATCACAATTGCCACATGTTTTTTCTACTTGTTTAAGTTCCATAATTAACCTTGTTTGAATTTGTTTAAAAGTATAATATATATAAAAGGAGATAAATATGAAATGTTTTTTTTCAGCAATTGGTTTTATTTTACTGGCTTGTACATCAAATGCTCAACAGATTATGTACAGACCATTGCAGCAACAAGCGTACAGTTACAACAACTATAATAGCTATAATAATACACAAAGGTATTATCCAAGCAATCCTATTCAGAAAACTCCAACTGGATATTTATATTACCCATTAACTAATTTGCCACCATTGCAGTCAAGTGGATACACATTACAAAATACTCAGCCGTATATTGGAATGTATTACTATAGTCCTAGTTTATGGTTACAATAAATGTTTAACGAAGATGATTTACATAAGTGGAAAAGCTCAAAACCATTTAATCATTTAGTAATAGACAATTTTTTAGAAAGCTCATTGGCTATGCAAATAGCTGATGAGTTTCCTTCTATTAATGATGACTTTTGGTTTTACTATAACAATGCTGTTGAAGTTAAAAAAGCCTGTGATATGTGGTGTAAGTTTCCAAAATCAATATATAAAACAATATTTGAATTAACCAGCAAAGAATTTGTAGACTCTTTATCTAATTTAGTTGGTAAACAGGTTTGGGCAGACTATGGGTTAAATGGCGGTGGCATACACGCTATGGGCAATTCTGGAAAATTAAACCCACATTTAGACTACAACATACACCCAAAGCTTGGACTACAAAGAAAGATAAATTTAATAATATACTTAACAAAAGATTGGGATACATCTTGGGGTGGAGCTATAGAGTTATGGTCACACGATGAAGAAAACAATAAACCAAAACAGATAGATGTTAAAATAGATTGTGTTTTTAATAGGGCATTACTATTTGATACAACTCAAAACTCTTGGCATGGCATATCAGATCAGATCACATGTCCAATCGACAAATCAAGAAATTCAATAGCAATATACTATGTTTGTGAGCCAGAAATTGGCAGCGAAAATAGGAATAAAGCTTTGTTTGCCCCAACAGAGAACCAAAAGGGAGATAAGGCAGTTGAAGAACTTATAAGACAAAGACTTTTGGGTAAATACAAAATATAGTAAATATTAATGCACCTTAAGCGAATAGCTTGTTGTACAAAACATTTACTTTTTATAGGAGGATACAATGGAATCAAAAGCACCAATCGAAATCAATGGGGAAAAATATCTGCTGTTTGCAAGCGAAAATGTTAAAAGGCTTTTAAGAAAGAATAAGGTTGCAGCAGTAACTATTCTTGAAGAGTTCATTAATAAACCATTTACAAAGCTTGGAACATCTAATATTAAGAGAATTGCAGAAACAAACTTAAACATCTTGAACATTCAAGCAACAGAGTTTGAATCTCAAGAAGAAATCAAATGCTTTATCTTGCATTGTGTTGGTAACTATACGCAAATGTTGCCAATATATCCAAAGAAGTGGTCAGTAATGTTGGAATGTGGACATAAAGCAATATTTGATGAAACAGTTGATTATATCTGTAAAGATCATGTAGTCACATGTTTTAAGTGCAATAAAAATAATTAATGCTTTTTAATCTGTAAGAAAAACGCATACATATTTCTTACAAGGAGGTTTGATGTTAAAGGTATATGATATGTTTTCGGGGATAGGTGGATTTGCTCTAGGATTTCAAAAGGAAGGCTTTGAAATAGCTGCTTTTGCAGAGTTAGATAAGTATCCTTCTGAAGTTTTGGCTAAGAATTTTCCAAATGTCCCCAACTATGGAGATGTAACAAAAGTAGAGTATGAAAAAGATCAATTCGATTTAATTGTTGGGGGTTTTCCCTGCACAGATATATCTATAGCAAGTCAATCAAAGGAGGGCATTTATGGAAAAAGATCATTCTTGTGGAAAGAATTCTTCCGAGCAGTTAGAGATGTTCAACCAAAATACTGTGTCATTGAAAATGTCTTTATGCTGCTTGGAAGAGGGCTTGAAACGGTGCTACAAGACCTTGCCAGCATCGGGTACGATGCGACTTATACAACGCTCGATGCCCAATACTGTGGAACAGCCCAACGAAGGCGTAGAGTTTACATTTTGGGAGTCCGTGATGGAATCCCCGCCAATAGCGATATATTCGAGTTTGGCCCTCGTAGTACTAGAACCTGTCAACAAAGCGTGGAACTTGTCAAAAAAAGCTTTGAATGGAATTTTAAAGAGAGCATGTGGTTCAAAGAAACCTTTGCCTACTTTACTCGCCAAAGAAGTGATCAATTTGATGAATGCGGAGTCTCGTCAACCTTAACAAAAAGAGATTATAAGTCTTTTACAGATTTAGTAGTCTCTGATGGTAATATACGCAGAGTAACGCCTACAGAAAGGCTTCGCCTTATGGGTTTTCATGACCATTGGCATATCCAAGATGCTTCTAATACAGATAAGTATAAATACAATGGTATGCATGTGCCTTCGGTTCAATATATAGCAAAATGTTTAAAGGAGTACGAAAGATGTTTGAATTTGCAAAAATAGCAGAAAAGTTTGATGAGCACTTGTCTGGACAACTATATTGGCACAGCAATTTCGTTAATCATTTCTTGCCTGAGATTGCATCTGTTTTTATGGCAGAAGGAACAAATGTATATGATTTTGGTGCATCAACAGGTAATGTAGAGGTGGCTTTATCAAGTATGATTAAGTCAAGGGGCATAGATTTTATACCTGTGGAAAAATGTAAAGAGATGGCAGAAAGATATAAAGGCGAAAGCGAAGTGGTTGTTGATGATTTTTTAAATGTGTATATGGAAGAGTTTTCATTTGCCACATGTATTTTGTCTTTATGCTTTATCCATCCATCAAAAAGAGAAACATTTATTGATTCTTTAAAAAACAATTGTATGATTGGCGGTGCTTTTGTAGTTTTAGAGAAAATGAAATCTAAAGGAGGATATCTAGGCACAGCACTAAATAGAGTTACATGGCGTAATAAGATTGAAAATGGTGAATCTTTAAAAATGGTAATCAATAAAGAGCTTTCGTTAAGTGGTGTGCAGTATCCTCTAAGTGAAAAAGAACTTGAAGGATTTGAGTTAATATGGGCGTATGGTGATTTTCGTGCTTATATTTGGTTAAAGGAGTTTTAAAATGGAAGAAGAATTGGATTACCATTGTTCTGAATGCGGTATTCAAATTTCAGAATGGATGCTTAGAGATGTCGATGGAGTCACAAATGACACATGTTTAAATTGTGCTATTAAAACATCATTGATGTCATGTCCTGTGTGCGATAAAAATATAGGTATGACAAATGTAGATCGTGCAAATAGAATACTTGGCGATGGATGGGAAGAAATGTGCGAAGACTGTGCAAAAGCATTTATTGAAAAATAGCCAAGTTTTATTGTGCTTACAATGGGGTATTTATAATGGAAGACTTTAAAAAATGGTACATTTGTTCTTACTGTGCATTTAAATTTTATTGGGAAGGCTTAGAAGATCCAATACAATGTCCAAAATGTAGATCCGAAGAAATTATTTTAATAAAAGAAAATAAAATTTTGTAAAACTATAATGGAGCATAAATGACAATCAACAGAAGAATATTTTATGCTTGCCAAGCGGTTGGAATTGGTGACAAAGACGGTGCAAATTTCACTGTAGCTCACGGTGTTCAGAGTGTTGGCATAAATACACAGTTTAACTTAGAACAAATTTTTGAAGTTGGGATGATTTCAATTTATGAAAATATTGAAAATGTTCCAGATGTTGAAGTAACATTAGAAAAGGTTTTGGATGGAAGGCCACTTCTTTACAATTTAGCAACATCAAGTGCTGCTGGAACTAGTTTATCGGCAAAATCAGTGGCACAATGCTCTGTAGCATTAGCCATTTTTGATGACACATCTGTAGCTGCAACTGGTACAGCAAAAGCTAGTTGTGTAATGAAAAAATGTGTTGTAAGTCAAATAACATACAAAGTCGCAGTTGAAGGAAATGCAACAGAATCTATTACGCTTGTTGGAAATGAAAAAGTTTGGTCAAGTTCTTTTAGCCCATCAAATACAGAATGGTACATAGACAACCTTCCAGCAACAGATGTTCCAGACGATGAACCAAATTCAACTGTACAAAGAAGACAGCATGTTAATATGATTGCATCAAAAATACCAAGCTGCATACCAGCAATATCATCATTTCAATCAATATCTGTTGGTGCAAACATAACTAGAGAGAAAATACTTGAACTTGGAAGTAAAGTTCCATATTTTAGATATGCAAAATTTCCAGTAGAAGTGACATCACAATTTGAAATCATAGCAAAAAAGGGTGATCAAATAGGCGTTGTTGAAGATGCCAATAATTTAACAGATGAAGAAATAAAACTGGTTTTTTTAAATGGAACTACAATAGACCTTGGCAAAAAGAATAAGTTAGAATCTGCAAATTATCAGGGCGGTGGAACAGATGGTGGTAATGCAACAATAACATATAGCTTTAAGACATTTAACGATTTCACGGTAACATAATGAATACTACTGAGCAAAAAAAAATCAAAACTTTAGAAGCTTTTAATCTTGAATTGCAATTTCATTTTACAATACAAGACGAGAGAATTAAAAAGCTTGAACAAGCAATAAAAACTCATCAAGAAGAAATGGAAAATCATTGGCTGTATGCTGGTATAGACAAAAGACAAGTTCCTGATTGGGATACCAATAAAAAACTATGGGATTGTTTATAAAAACATGAATACTGATGATTCCTATACAATTGTGTTCACAAATGAAATGCTTAAGTCTATCGGTATAGACACAGATCAAAATGATATTGATGTAAAAATAGTAATAGAAAATGGAACTATTAAAGTTTTGAGAAAAGAAAATGTTGTTTGACAACTATGTTTGTGCCTTTTTTCAGTATGTATGTTATGCAACAGTATATTTACTTATCATCAAACTAATAAAAGAAATATTAAATGAGGATTCTGATAAATTTTTTTGAGTGTTGAACGAATAACAATATGTGTAAGGAATACATAACCCAAGGAGAAAAGATATGATGATTTACGATTGGCTTTTTGGTAAGGAAAAAAAGAAGAATTGTGGTGGTTGCAAGCTAAAGCAACAAGAAAAATCAATAGAACAATTTGTTTCTGAGCTTAACTTGTTAAAAGCTAAATTTAACGATCTAGAGTTAGATTATATTGAGTTAGAAAATATTAATGCATCACTAAGTTCTTCTAATGAGGAACTAAAAACTAAAAATAACGAACTAATATCTGTACTGTTAAAAGTATCTGATATAGCAAGAGTTAGTGTTGAGTGTAATAAAAAAGGATATTAACTGAAATTATAAGGTGTCTGGACTAATGACGGTGGGAAAGGTCTTACTAGTTGTGTTGACTAGAGACACCTTATAATAAACTTAGGAGGAATTAATATGGAAATTGGAAGTTTGGTTTTTGCTAGAAAGTTGAATGAAGCTTTTACTATTTATACCGATTCTGGTGATATAGAGGTTACCATTAAAGAAATAAATACATCTTCAAATCAAGTTAGACTGCGTGTTAGAGCACCAAAAAACATTAAAATCATGCGAGATAATGCAGTTGATTTAAAACCAAAAGATATATTGTTCACACCAACAATTCCAAGATCGGAGAAAAGATGAACAGAAGACATTTTATAAAACATACGGCTGGAATTTCCGCACTTTCTTTTGTGGATAAAGTTAAGGCACAAGAAGAAACACTTAAAAAGTCTGGAAAAAAGCTTATTGTATTGTGGATGGGGGGTGGTCCTAGCCATATGGACCTTTGGGATTTAAAGCAGGGTCAAGCAAATGGCGGTGAATTTAAACAAATACTTACTTCAGCGAATGGAATTAGTATTAGTGAAGTTCTTCCAACAATCGCTTCTCAGTTTCACAATTTAGTTGCTGTTCGATCTCTTGTGACTAACGAAGGAAGTCATGAGAGAGGAACCGTTTTAATGAATACTGGGCATCAACCAAGCGTTGTTGTGCAGTATCCATCCATTGGATCGGTAACATCTTCGCTTTTAACATCAAAAGAACTACCCTTACCAGGATTTATTGGTATTGGAAATTCAGCACAAAGAATTGGGCCAGGATTTTTAGGAACAAACCTTGCACCATTCACCGTTCAAAATGCTGGAACTCCACCAGAGAATATTAAAGCACCAAAGGAAATAGATGATGAAGAAAGACTTAGACGAAGACAAAGACTGTTTTATACATTGGAAGACGATTTTTCGGAAAGAATTGCACCTCACATTAAAAATAGTGTGGCTAGAGAAGCTATGGGCAATCATGCTCAATCTCATTCTAATATCTATGGCAAAGCCTTTGATCTTACATTATCTCCGCTAAAAACAATCTTTGAACTAAAAGACGAAAATCCTAAAACGATTGAGTCTTATGGTGGTAGAGGAAATAACTTTGGAATGGGTTGTCTTCTTGCTAGAAAGTTAATTTCTAAGGGGGTTAGCTGTGTACAAATCGACCTGGGTGGATGGGATAATCATAGCAATATCTTTACTACTATTAGGAATGGGAATGGGAATCGTCTTGATATGGGCATGGGATATCTGGTCAAGGACTTGGTAGATATGGGTATGTGGAAAGACACCGTAGTTATGTGGATGGGAGAGTTTGGTCGTACACCTAAGATTAATCAGAACGCTGGTCGTGATCATTGGGCTAGATGTTGGTCTGTGGTTCTTGGGGGTGGTACTATCAAAGGTGGACAGGTTTATGGTTCTACAACCTCTGATGGCATGGACATTAAAGACAAGCCTTGCAGCATTTCAGATGTTTATGCTACAGTGTACAAAGCTTTGGGTTTAGACCCAATGTTTCAAATTAGGGATAATTTAGGGCGACCAATACCTATATCAGAAGGAAAACCGTTAGATATATTTTGATTAATTATTCTTTATGCTTATATGGTAAATTTGTAAATTCTGTTGAAGAATCTTTAAACAGTATGGAAAGGTTCTCAACAGGATTGCTTGAATTTTTTTCAAAATTAAATCATATAAATTTAAAAGCTGTTCCATTTGATTGGAGAACAGAGCTTAATCCAGAAAAAACATTTAATAAAATTCCAAAAAGCGATTTTTTATTAACATCTTTATACACATCAAATGTTGTAAACAATAATTGTTTAGCAAAAGAAAAAGTTAATTATAAAACTTCAACCTTTTTAGAAAATAAAAGTTTGTGGGATTATTCATTTGCAAATCTAAGGGAAAGTTCTCCAGAGTGTTATATTCCATACCCATGCTCAAAAAGATTGTTTAAATACGAAGAAAAAATAGCAAAAACAATTCTTTTAGACGATCACAATCAACAAATAGGTTTTGGAAAAGACATATCTGTAGAAATAACAGATTGGTTAGAAGAAATTGTGAGTGAAGGATATAAGATTTATCAGCTTACAAAAAAAAATGATAAGCCACATTCAAAAATTATAGAACCAATATTTAAATGTAATTATAAAGAGTACATGGAAAAAACATCTAGAATAGAATCTTTTATACTGACACACCCAGGAAGTTACGAAAATTCTGTAATTGATATGGTTGCAAGAGGAACGAGAGTATTAGTTCCTATAGATCAAGGAACATTTAAAAGATATGACAAGACAGAGGGGTTTGTTCCAATAGAAATAATTAAAGACTTTGAATTAGGAACATTTAAAAATAAAGAACAATTAATAAATTTAATAAAAAAACCAATAGACAATTCCAATTTTGAAAAACATGTATCTATGATGACAGATATGGAAGAAGTTGTTTTGACAATAGATAGAGTTTTTCAAGATATAATAACAAACAGCAACAAAACATCTTGATTATAAAATTTTTTTTGATAACCTAAATTTCTAACAGGAAGCACGAATAGTATAACAATGGCATGTTGCCAGAAGTTTCTATTCTAATCATAGGAGGTGTGTTATGTTTAGTTTTGTTTTGGGTATCGCTTGTGCTGCGAGTGTTGAGTCCATTGACATTATTAAGATTCGTGGTGGATCTTCTTGCTCAAATGGATCGTGTTCTGGATCTGTTTTTACAGAAGCAACTAAATCTTCTAAGGTTGAAGTTGTTAAAAAACAGGAAGTTGCAACTAAATCTTGCAATCAGAACACAGCTTGTGCCAAGAAATCAAAATTTAAGATTTTTAAAAAGGCATGTCGTTAAAAATAAATGTAAAAGGGGGGCTTTTGCCCCCTTTTTATATTGAAATGGATAGTAAAAAATGAACAAAGAATTAACAAATAGTTGGCAAGGTGGCAATAAAACAGAAATAGATTTAAGCAGATTAAATATTGATGGTTATAAAATAGATTACAATAATGCAACTTTTTTAGGCAAACGATACGAAAAAGTTTTTAAACCACTAACAGGACTTTCTTTATATAATGTTCTTACAAATGAAGAAGTATTAAAATCATCAGAGATTTTAAAAGCACACATTAAAAGAATTAAAGAAAATAAATCAAGTTTAAAAGATTTTGAAATTTGTGACCTTGAAAATTTTCAAACAATGTTAGAAATTTATGGCAATAATGGATTTTGCTTATATTCTTGGTACTAATATGTATTACGCATATATTCAATATATTAACAACAATATGGAAGTTTGCAAAAAATCTATTGGAAAAATAGAAAACTCTGAAGATATATCTACAAAAGTTATTCAAGACATATATATGTTAGAGTATATGTATATGCCAATGGCAATTTTAATAGTTGAAGAAGATGGAAAAATAATATTAAAGTATTCAATAAAAAAAATTAATGAAAAATTCTTTCTTGTTTCGAGGTAAAAATGAACATTGATTCCTTCTTAGAAAGACTAAACAAAAAAATAAAAAATAGCATAACATTTAGAAAAACAGACGAAAAGATATTATTGATTTATTATAAAAATGAAGCATATAAAAGATTTTTAACAAATCAAATTTTACATTTTTGCAATGAAAACAAACTAGAAACATTTGATGTATCTCCATATAAATGTGACATTGTTAATTCATGTCATCTATATAAAGAGAGTGATTTTTACCTAAATATGTTTTATGAAATAAAAATGAGTAAAAAAGTAGCTTATAATAACATTGTTGTTTTTAAGGATATTGACTCTTTTATTTCTGACGATAAAACAATTGGTTTGGTAGAATATATAAATGATTTTAAAAAATCAATTAGTGTCAATACAAAGTTTATAGTTGTTATGACTAACAAAAGGCAAATAATGAAGCCGTTTTGTAAGATTGACCCAAGTTTTTTGGCTATTGATTTTTATGGTTGTTTGACAGAAGCAGCATTTTTTGATGCCCCTAAAAAAACACCAGAAGAATCTTTAAAAGAATTAACTCAAGATGAAAACAAACTAGGAGAAATAAATGAGGATTGATGTTTTGTCAAGAATGAGTTTTAAATCTGGAACATTAATCTTAATTCAAATTGAAGACTTGAAAAGGTTAATAGATAAAAAAATTAACAAAAAGATAGATGAATATGAAATAATATGTGATGTGGTAGAAAATGGTGGTGAAATGGTTGGTATGGACCCATATGAAAATGTTTCCATAGGAAAAATGTATACTCTTGATGAAGATGGTGGAAATTCTACAATTTTAAGAGTTGGTCCAGTTATAAACAAATCAAGAAGACTTTTAAACACTGGTGAAAAAACAGCACAAGAATATTGCATATATAAAAAAAATAAAGAAAATATAGACATGAGTGAAATAGGTGATTTTTTCATGAAAGAGTTAGAGAATTATAAAAAGGAGATGCTTTAAAGTGAAAACTGATAAAATAACAACTAGAATTGAAAACGGTAATAGTTTAGCAGATAAAGTTGCTAAATATTTAAATTTTAGATTTAAGTATGAATTTGAAAAAGCCTCTATTGAAGAAGACAAAAAGTTAATGATTGATTATAAGTGTAAAAAAAGCAATAAAACTGCACAAATGAAATGTCGTGAAAATAAATCTGATATTATTTATGAGGCAAAAAGATTTTATTCTAACAATGCTTCATCATACGAAGAAGCAAACGGCAGAGATGTTCGAACTGAGGCAACATTATACATATGTCTTTCAGCAGATAAGAGACAAATAATAGTTGCGGAAACAGAAGCAATCAAAAAAATAGTCCAAAAAGAAATACAGAAATTAGAAATAACATTAAATCAAGTAAAAGAATATGAGCAGGAGTGTGCATTTACTAGGAACAAAACAAAAAAATTGGCTTCAAACAAATCTAGGATTGAAGTGTGGTTTAAAATTGATGAAGGAATAGACTCAAGACATTATAGTAAATTGCTTGTTTTTATACCTTACTCTGCTATATTTGAATCTGTAGTGATTGATTTAAGAAACAATGAAAATATTGAAGATGAGAGGACTTGGAAAAATGGATGATGAAATTATGTTTAATCAGAGAGTACCCAGTTTGCTTGTTGTTGACAACTTTTACAAAGATCCAGATTGGATAGTTGAAAAAACAAAAGATTTTGATTTTAAAGAAGAAAACAAATTCTACAAAGGAAAAAGAACAACAGGTTGTTTGTTTCCTTATGTAAAAGAAGAATTTGAAAAGTTATTGCAAGTACAAATAGTAGATTGGTTAAATCAACCAATGAATGGTGTTTTTCAAATAACATCTGGAAATGACCCATTGGTATGGCATAGTGATTCACAAGATTATGCAGCAGCAGTATACTTAACCAAAGATGGTCCAACAAATGCTGGCACATCATTTTGGAAAGATAAAAAATATGGATGCAGAAGACCACCAAGCCATCCGTTAGAAAATAAACAAGGAATAAATGATTTAGACATATACACACAATACAACTTATTAAATGAAGACAATTGGGAATTAGTGGACAGGGTTGGATCTGTATACAATAGACTGGTTCTTTGGGATGGAAAAATGATTCATTCAGCCACAATGTACGGTGAGTTTTCTAGGTTGGTTCAACTGTTCTTTTTTAATGTGAGAAAATAATGCCATACTTTTCTATAGTTACACCAACACACAATACACAGTTTCTTGCTAGACTTTCTCGCTCTATAGCAAGGCAAACATTTAAAGATTTTGAATGGGTGATTGTTCCAAATGGAAACGCCAACATTGATATTGAATCTTTGGCTTTTAAACCAAGGGTTGTAGAATCAAAAAACCCTAATTCAAAATTAATTGGACTCTTTAAAAAAGAAGGGTGCATGGCATCAAATGGAAGTGTAGTAGTTGAAGTTGATCATGATGATGAATTAACAGAAGATTGCTTGCAGGAATTATATAACACATTTAATCTTGAATCAGATGAACCAATTGATTTTGCATATTCGAATTGTGCAGAAATAGACCCTGATGGGAAACCATTTGTTTATTCTGATTATTATGGTTGGAGAAATAGACCTTTTAAGTATCACGGAAAAGATCTTCTAGAATTAATATCTTTTGATTCAACTCCAGCATCATTTTCTAAAATTTGGTTTGCCCCAAATCATGTTCGTGCTTGGAAAAAATCGTTTTATGAAAAGATTGGTGGTCATGATGAAACGATGGAGGTTTTAGATGATCACGATATTCTTTGTAAAACATACATACAAGGAAATGTTAAACATATAGATAAGTGCTTGTATATTTACTATAAGCACAAGAACAATACCTGTTACGGTGAAAAGAATGCTTTCATTCAAGAAGAAACATTAAATATTCATGATAGGTATATCTATTCATTAGCTGAGAAATGGTGTGATCTTAATGGTTTGCTTAAGATAGACCTTTGTGGTGGTTTTAATCCTCCAAAGGGGTACAAGTCGGTAGACATGCAGAACGCAGAAATTATACACGATTTAAACGATCCTTGGCCTTTTAAAGATGGCGAAGTGGGATTGATAAGGGCACATGATGCACTTGAGCATTTAAAAGATCCAATTCATGTGATGAAAGAAGCTTATAGATGCCTATGTCCAATGGGTTGGTTTTTAACACAAACTCCATCTACAGATGGCAGAGGTGCTTTTCAAGATCCAACACATATATCATTTTGGAATAGCAACAGCTTTTGGTACTACACAAAAAGAGATCAGGCAAAATATATTGGAACACCAGTAAGGTTTCAAGCAAATAGAATTAAAAACTTTTATCCAAGCGAGTGGCATAAGACACACAATATTCTTTATGTAAAAGCCGATATGTTAAAAGTTCCAGATGAAATATTAAAAATGAGAGTACCAGGAGAGGTTTCAATATGATACATAATTCATTTATTGGCACTGGTGAATTAATTGATAAAATAACAATTTTAAAAATAAAATGCTCAGTAATAAATAATGAAAATAATATTAATCAATTAGAAAGTCTTTTAACTATTTATAATCAAATGCCAGAAAATTTAAGGATTAAGATTATTGAATTTGAAGAAGAGCTTTTTTATATAAATAAAGTAATATGGAAATATGAGAATATTGTAAGATCAAAAGTTAACGATGAAGAAATTTTAAAAGCTGCAAAATCTATATTTGAGTACAACGACAAAAGAAACAAATTAAAAAAGTTAATAGACGAAGAAACAATAAGCGGTTTCTTTGATGAAAAAATGCATGAAATAAATTAATTTTTCCATTTTTCTTCAAGACTATTGTAAATTTTTTCTCTAAAATCAAAGTGTTTTTCTATAGAATTACATGCAGCCAAATGAAATCCAAAAGAGTCATCTTTTGTTTTTGACCAATGTTGTTCAACTGAAAACTTACAAGCCGTATCAATATCTGCATATTTGAAACCAAGATCTATCATTCTCTTATATATTGTACAGCACAAGAAAACATCTTCAGCATGATCACAATATAGGTCGCCAATAATTTTTGATGCTTGATCCATAAATGCTTTTGATCTTAAAGAAAATCCACCGTTGCCAACATGGTTTATGCCATTTGGAGAATGAGGCCAAGTAGCACCAATGTAATCGTATTTTAAAAAATCATCTGTCCATTTTTCTGTTTTATAAATTAAACCATCGTGTTGAACAATTAATGCAAATTTTGTTTCTATGTATTTTGGAAATTCTTTAATCATAAAATTATCGTATTCTCTAGCAGACGATATTTTATTTATGTTTACATATTCAATATCATATTCTTTTAACTTATAATGTTTTATGTCTGAAAAATAAATTGCTTTATTAAAAATAATTCCACAATTTGAAAAACAATGAATTATTGATTTTGCAGCATTGTTATAGTTCTTGCAATCGACTATACAAATTGTTATATCGTTTAAATTAATCAAAATACTCCAATCAATTAAATAATTTGACAGATGTACGAATATTAATATATTACATATTCTAAAGGAGTTAAACAACATGAAAGTTATAATAAAAGACATTGGTGGAAATTATTTTTGCAGAGAACCAGAAGTTGGATTAACAAATGTTAAAAAAAATGCCTATGTTTTTGATTGTTATAATGAAGAACATTCAAAATTAATATTAGAAAAAACAAAAATGTTTATATCTAATACTGATTTAACATTAGAATTTGTTGAAAAAACAGAAATAAACTTAAGTTTTTAAAGGAAAAAATGAACATATTTGTATTAGATAAAAACCCAAAACAAGCTGCTGAGTGGCATATGGACAAACACATAGTTAAAATGCCTTTGGAAACAGCACAAATTTTATGCACCATTCTTAATGGTCATGGCGTTATGACACCTTATAAATCAACTCATGTTAATCATCCTTGCACACTTTGGGCAGGAAAAAGTATGGGAAATTTTATTTGGTTGTGCGAACTAGGGATACATCTTTGTGATGAGTATTCTTACAGATATGAAAAAGAACATAAGTGTAAAAGAATTATAGAAGAATGTTTGACATTCGCATGTAAAATACCAAATATTGAGATGACAGAATTTGTTCAAGCTATGCCAGAAGAAATAAAGTCAAAAGATCCAATAGAGTCATATAAAATGTATTATATAAAATTTAAATCCCATATAGCAAAATGGAAAAAAAGAGAGATCCCAAATTGGTACAATGTGATATTATGAAAATTAAAAAAAATAGGCAAAAAAAAGCCAGACGAATAATGATATTGGCATCTATTAGAATGTCAAAAAGCATTGGAGTAAAGTTCAATAGAGTTTGTATGGAAGAAATAAGAGATGTTTATATGGATATGTTTGGAGTGGATAGTTTAATCAAACGATTTGATATAGCAAGCATTGTTGCCTAATTGTTTTTTTTTCTTTTGTCTACAATAAATAATATATCATCAGCCCTATTTTTTATATCTCTAAGATCATGAACATAAATGTTATCAATTAAATCTTCATGAACATGTTCTATTAATGTGTCAATCCAAGAAATTTCTTGAACATCTTCTATTATAATAATTCCATTTTCATTTAATTTACTTTGATAACCATCTAAAAATGAAGTCATGCTTTTTAAGGTATGAGGACCATCATCAATAATTAAATCAAAAATATTTTCTGGAATAGAGCTTATAAATTTTTCATCATAAGCATCTCTATGCAATATTTTCAATCTTTCTTTTTCTTTAAAAATATTATTTTTATTATTTATATCTATTCCATAAATTGTAGCATTCGAAAAATAATCTTTCCACAATAATATACTTCCACCATGATCAATACCTATCTCTAAAATATTTTTAGCAGACTCTTGTATTTCATGAAATAGTTTAGAGTAAATTTCATCAATATAAGAATGAACCGTGTTTTTATCGGTGTAAAAATGTTTTGAACTATAAATTTCAGATAATGTTTTCATTGTTGTTACCTTTTTGGCGACTTGGTTTTAATTCCAACTTTATTGTATTCGCTACGCATTTTTGGATTATCATCTATGGCGAAAAGAACTTTTTCTTTAATGCTTTCAGCATGTTTTTTCTTAGATTCATTTTGATCTTTTGGATTACCACCAATGTTATTCATCATTAATCGATTGTATTTAACTCCAGCTTTTTTAAGTGCTTCTACTGTGTCTTTCCTATCTTTTTCTGGTCTGCCTGTTATTATATAGATTTTATTTTGTTTTGATAACTCATTAACATAATCGACCATTTTTTTAATTGGATATATACCATTACGCAAAATAGTGTTGTCAATATCGACAATTACTACATTTGCATTAGATAAGTACAGTTGTATGTCTTCTATTATGCCCATATTAATTTATTGTAAACATGTTTGTAAAATTTGAATTTTTCATTTATACATTTCCTTAATATTTATATACACCAAAAAAACAATTGTAATTTTAATTGTGTCTACCTATTATCTTATCAAAAAACCCAATTTTTAAATTATTTTTTAAACAATATTTTTCTACATCTTTTATAAAATAAGAATCTGCCATATATGATGAACTCCATTTTATTTTTTTTGCTATTTCTGTTTTAACCATAGCATTTAATGTATCTATATTACCAATATTGATTTCGTTTTTTTGAGGAACAATTTTAAAAATATTGTGAGATATTTTAAATATTAACATGCCGTAGTCTCTGTTATAAATTTCATCATGTGAAAATGAAAAATAGTCTTCTTCAATAACATTGTCATCGTCTAACCATATTGTGTAATCTCCAGTGCATTTTAAAATCATTGCATTTCTTTGAACATTTCCATAATTTTGATTTTTTGGTTTTTCTGTAAAATTGTAAGTAAAACGACTATCGTTCATATTTAACACACAACATTGATCATCCTGACTATATCCATCAGAACAAACAAAAACTTCATAGTTATCATAATCTTGATTTATAACACTGGTCATTGCACGATTAAGCAAAGCAACTCTTTTGTATGTTGGAATTATTACTGAAAACTTTATCATTTTTAATTAAGTTCTCTCTAAATAGTTTTTAAAAATTGGAAGCTTATTGTTGTTTACAATTTCATTTTTATAGCCTTCTTTTGTTAAAATTATTCCAAAAATTCTTTCAAAAGCACAAGAATCTATTTTATTTTGTGGTAACAAATTTTCTATTCCGTTTTTATAAATAATATTTAAAACTGTTTTTTTTGCAAACAATATAGATCCAACAATTGTTATAAATTCTTCTGGTATTTTAAACCATTTTGTTTGATTTAAATATTTTATTGTTGATTCAACATGAATATCTTCGCATCCAATCCAATCATAAACATAATCATAAACATATACATTGCCATCTAATTTTTTTATGTTTTCTTTTAATTCGCAAGAATCATGAATAAGTAAAAATCTTTTGTAATCAAAATTTTTATACGCATATAACAATGCACCAGCTTCATAATTTTTATTTTTAATATCTGCCACAATTATTTTTTCAGAAGAAATATTAAAATGATATTTTATTTTGCTATCAGAATCAACAATTAAAATTTTGTCATCATTCTCCATAAGGTCAGATATGCTTTTTACACATTTTTTTAAATGATCTAAATGATTCAATGTAATTATTTTGCATGGTATTACATAAAGTATATCATTCATTTATTAACCTTTTTTTAATTTCAGTTGTTGATATTGTTTTTGTGTATGGAACATACATCATATATATGTTGTTATAATCTAACCAATCTTGTGTAAAACCCATTTGTTTATAATAGTCTTTTTTTGCCCAATCAGAACCAACTATAATGATGTTTGGATTAACTTGAAGTATTGCAATTTTTGAATCTTCATTTCCAATATTTGGTATTACAAAATCAACATATTTGCAAGAAAGTAAAACGCTTTTTCTTTCTTCATATGAACAAGTTGGACTTATTCCTTTATATGATTTGATAAATGAGTCTGTGTTTAGTGAAACAAAAACTAAACCATTATTTCCAGATATTTCTTTACATATTTTCAAAAAATTTGCATGGCCAGAATGGAATAAATCAAAAGTTCCACCAGTATATATTTTCATGGTTTTACTTCTTGTTTAAATATAGTTTACTATTATAATAAACACCTTATTTAAAATAAAGTCTTTAATTATTGGAGTTTTATGAAATACCTTTATGAAATATGGATAAGGGTAGAAGGAAAAAATAAAAAAAATAAAGCTTCTATAGATAAAAATGGAAGTTTTTGTATTGCACTATGTGCTTCATCAAATAAAGAGGCAATTCTTATTTTGCAAGAGGTATTTTTAAGTTGTGATAAAAGACCAATAGGAAATAAAAAGAAAATAAAACACTTTAGGTTGAAAGACGGTTGCTCTAAGTATATATTTCTTCTATGTAAGGAAAATGTCGAAAGTTATAAAAGAGAATGTGATTAAAAGCAACTGCGTTAACAATTCAAGCATACGGTTCTTCCGCAGTTTTTATACCGAAATGAATCACATCACCAGGGGATAACCCCAAGGATTGCCAGAGAGTAGCCAAACTCTCAACAGGGTGGCACGAAATAGTTTAGAAAGATTATTATACTAGAATTTGAGTGACCACTTCTCATACTAGACCTGATACTTTACAAGTACCTTCTTTCTAATGTCCTGTTTGGTCAAAATTTTATAACAAACTGCTTGTTCTAGGAACTTGCTGGTAGTAGTACTATCAGGGAGAAGAAGTGGCTTATTGCCTATAAGTAATCTGCTGTTATATCGGAAAAAAACCAAACAACAGTTTTTTCAATAAATCCTTTAGAATTAAAATCATTTACATTTTTACCAATAATTGATAGCAATGAAATAAATTCAGATTCTGATATAATACCATTTAAATAAGATTTTCTTGTTATTTTTAACAGTAAATCAAAAGTTTCATTTGAACAAATGTCGTTTTTTGATATAGAATTAAGTATTGTTATTGAGTTTGAAAGTTTTTTTGTTAACTTTTTACAAGCATAGTCTATTCTATTTTTCAAAATTATTTTCCTTGAGGTTTATAATGGCTAAAAAGAAAAAACAAATTTCAAGTGAAATAAAACTTCTTTTAAAAAAGAACCTAAGATCTATAGTAGAAATAGAAAAGAAAAATTGCACTATAGAAGATCCAGATTTTGGAGAAATGGTTTCAAAAAAAGCTTGGAATTCATCTGATTTTGTTGATTTTGTTAAAAAAAAGAACACATACACTTACACAATAAGTGAAGGTTTAATAATTGTTGGATTTTTACTTTTTGAAGTTAAAGAAAACGAATTGTTAATTGAAAGAATATGTATAGACAAAGATTTTAGAAGATCAGGTTTTGGTAAAGATTTTTTAGATTTTATATATAACAAAAAATACAGAAATAAAATTGTTTTTTATTGTAAAGAAGATGATGTTAATACAATTAAATTTTTTAAGAAAAATGACTTTACAGCCAATTTAGAAAAAAATTACTTTGGAATAGATGATGATGCGATTAAGTTTACGAAGGAGGTTTTTTATGAAGAAAACAAAAAATAAAATACTTGTGAATTGTTTAGGTTGGTGCAATAAACAATTTCTAAGTTGTGATCCAGCAACAAATAGAATCTGTAAAAAGTGCAAAGAAAAAATGGATAATAAAAAAAATGAAATGGGTAAAAATTACTTTTACGAAAAAAAAATAGAGATAAATGAGTAAACCAAAGATTGCACTTATAACACCGTCATTAGGTATGGGTGGTGCTGAAAGATGGATAGTAACTCTTGCAAAATTCTTTAAGAGACTAGACCCTTATTTAATTTTAAATTTAAGTGGTCAAAGCGATTCAATTTTATTAGAAGAAGTTCCAAAAACAACAAAAATTTTGTCTAATTTTTATTCAAATCCAGAAAAAATTATAAGTTTTTTGAGTGATGCTGATGCAGTTATATCTTGGTGTTTTAATTTAAACATAAACTTAAAAAATAATTTAAAATGTCCAACTATAGATGTTTCACATAGTGATCCATCTTGGAAAGATCATAAGTTATTAATAAATCAAACATACAAAAATTCAAAATATCATGTTGGTGTAAGTAAAGTTGCTGCTTCAGCATTTAGTGAAAATGATGCAACTGTAATATACAATGGAATAGATATAAATAGACTTGAAGAATTGAAAGGAAGAGTAAAACAAAGAAAAGAATGGGGTTGTGAAGATAATAAAGTTGTTTTGTTTTTAAGTAGATTATCAGAAGAAAAAAATCCAAAAATTCTTGTTCAATGCTCAGAATTATTTGATGAAAGTTGGAAATTTTTATTTGTTGATACTGGTTCTTTAAAAAAAGATTTTCAATTGATAAAAAAACAAAATATTCAATTAATTAAAAAAACAAAAAACATTGGAGATTACTATGCTGGTGCAGATGTAATTGTCCTTCCTTCAGATGTAGAAGGTATGCCGTTAGTACTATTAGAGTCTTGGTTTTGTGGTGTTCCAATTGTAACAACTCAATATAACTCTTATTTAGAGTTAATGAATTTACATGGTGAATTGTGTTTATCAACCAAGGTAAGACCAACAGCAGTTGAATTTTCAAATAAAATAAAAAAAGCTTATAACCAAGGAAGAAAATCTGAAATGGTCGTTTTAGCTAAATCTATTGTAGAAAGTAATTATACACATAAAACAATGATTAAAAATTGGGAAGATTACATATTTTCAAAAATAAAAGAATGTAATGATACTTAACAAAAAAAAGAAATGGCTTTACATAGGACCACCAAAGACTGGTAGTACAGCCATATCATATGTTTTAACGGATGGAAAGTATAACAATAATGCTTTTATTCAAGATTTAAATGTTAATTTTGAAGGCATAGAAATAAATGGTCAACACACCCCTTGGCCTCCTGACGAATTAAGTTCTGAATATGATGGCTATAATGTTTTTATAAGTGTAAGAAATCCTTTTTCTAGAATAGTTTCTCTTTACAATCATTGGAAGTATGGACAGAATTACGAAAATGAATTTTTGTTAAAAGAAAAAACTTTTGAAGAATTTATAGGTCTTGTTTTAAATAAAAAACTTTCTAACGATGGTTTTTTCCATTATACAATAACAGAATGGGTGTCTAAATATCGTTCATTTATAAAACAGGAAAACCTGCAAAGTGATTTAAAAATGCTGAATATTCACTCTATAGATTTTAATGTTCCAATAATAAATGAGAAATTAGGATCGACAAAACATTGGAAAGAAGAGCACAATAAAAAAACAATTGAAATGACAATTGAATGGGCAGAAAAAGATTTTTATAATTTTGAATACAGCAAGGACATTAATGTTTAAGTGTTTTTTTGATTTTTTTGGTTCTGATCGTTCTGGTAAATGGTGGACTCTTCGTTGTCAACACATTAAAGATAATCCATCATGTATAGGTTGTGGCACAAAAAAAGAGGTTCAAGTTCATCATATAATACCAGTTAGTGTTGATTCATCTAAAGAGTTATGTAGAAACAACTTATGTACTCTTTGCAAACATTGCCATTTTGTTTTTGGGCACTTGCACAACTATAAAAATTACAATCCAGAAGTAATTAGGGATTGCCAAGAGCATTACAAAAGAGTAAAACAATTTAGAGTTAAGACTTTTCAAAAACCTATTTCTTTATGGAGGACTATTATGAGCAAGTTTTTTGGTTCTATTGCGTTAGTTTTTTTAGGATATTCAATTTATGTTAGCCATATGTATGTGGTAGAAACTAATAAAAATATAACGGTTAAAGAACTTTTTGCTGCTGAAAACAGACTATTGAAAGATGAAATTTATGCAGAGAGAAGCAAACCAACTTATGAAAATGGCTATAGGGATGCTATTTTAAGGGCTGGTTCACCAACTGGATCTGGTTCATATCGTGATGGTTGGGAGGCTTGTGCAAAGCTTTATACAGACGGTTCATGGACAAGCGGTTATCATACGGCACTAGAACAATTTGGTTGGAAGAATGAATCAACAGCATTCAAAAATTCAAATCCTCAAGCTGTTTCTATGAAATAATCTTTAATGATTTGCCCTCATACTGTGTATTAGTATGGGGGTAATCATGAAAAAGAAATCACACAATAGCAAAGCTTTTGGCGAAATTTCTGGAAAATATTGGGCTTCATTAAGAAAAAACGCAAAAAAAAGAAACATACAAATAAAAGTAACAATAGAAGAAGCTTGGGAAATTTTCCTAAAACAAAACAAAAGATGTTTTTATACTGGCTTAAAAATAACCCATAAAAAATATTTAAAAAGAATTAATAATAAAGATATTTATTCTTTAGGAACAGCATCGTTAGATAGGAAAAACAGTAGCCTTGACTACACTAAAGAAAATATACAGTGGGTTCATAAAGATGTTAACTATATGAAGATGAGTTTAAACGAAAAGTATTTCGTAAAACTTTGCAAGCTTATATCTAGGAGATTTTAATGAATTTTCAATCGCATGAAGATCTTTACATTCAACTTTCAAAAGACGAAAAAGAATTAGCTAATTCACTTATTTCATTGTCTCAAAAAGTTGGTCCGATCAATAAATCTGATGGTATTTGGGTTGGATATGAAAATGCAGATAACAATCCTACTAAAAATATTGGTGTTAAGTGTGGAAATTGTGCATTACACAAATCAGAAAACACATGCATTATACTTGATCAACAAATAGAAATGGATGGTGTTTGCAGATTTGCAGTTATACCAGATGGTTATGTTAATGTTGTTAAAGTAGAAAAGGACATAGAAGAATACCTTAATGAAAATAATAATAAATAGTCCTGTTTTAAAAACAAAATGCAAAGAAGTAGATTTAAAAAAGGGAAAGACTATTGCCAAAAGAATGTGGCAATTTTTAAACCTTTACAATAAAAAAAACGAAGTAAAAGCTGTTGGTTTAGCAGCAAATCAATTTGGAATAGATGCTTCAGTTGCCATAGTTCTTAAAAACAACAAACCATTTATTTTAATGAATCCTAAAATAATAAATTTTTCTCAAATAAAAATTTGTAAAAAAGAAGGATGCTTAAGTTTTCCAGATGAACAACTTGATGTCTATAGACATATGTGGATTGAAGTTGTATGTTTAAATCATCCTAATCCTATTTTCTTTGGAAGTAGACCAGAAGAAAGCAATGATAATTTTTTGGAAAGTTGTGTTGCTCAACATGAAATAGCACACTTAAACGGTTTGACTTTTCATGATTTTCAATGGAATAATTCAATAACACCTAACGATTGGTAAAATGAAAAACCACTATACAAAAGTAAAAAACGCTGTAGATTTTAAAATATACAATGAGCTTGAGAGTTTTGTTTACAACTCTTTAGTTGAAGATGAGTTAACATCTGAAGAAAATTTGCGTTCTTTAATTGTTTCTCAGGTAAAAAGAGAACATGGTAGCCTTATTTATTCGAGCATAGAAATAGAAGATACTATAAAAAATCTAATTATTAGAAAAATTATTAAAGAAGCGATTGGTATAAAGTTGTCCAAGTTTATTCATAGTCAATAGTTAGGGGTATTTATACATGGGCTTTATCCTTTTAAAAGGAGGTATCCCATGCAAACTTATTTTGAAGTTTGGGCAACAGAGCCTAATGGCAAAACAAGAATAAAAATAGCAGAGTACGAAGAAATTTTTTGGCAAAGAGCAGAAAAAAAAGCTTTATCATTAGAGTTACAAGGATATACTAAGATAGTTGTTTTTGAAAAAATGAGGACTACAAACAAATAAGTTTGATTTGCATAAGGAGGATACTATGGATATAAATCTCAGTTGCCCAATAAATCAGCTTGGGTATGGTGTCGTTGGTTTAAATGTTTTTTTAAATTTACAAAAAAATCATAATGTAGCACTATGGCCAATTGGACCAGTAGATTGCGAAGAATCAAAACATGATGCATTAAGAGCATCTATTGAAAAAACAAAAACATTTAATTACACAGCACCAAGTTTAAAAATATGGCATCAGTTTGATATGGCATCTCATGTTGGAAATGGCAAAAAATTTGGTTTAACATTTTTTGAAACCAATAAAATAAAAGAAAATGAAATTCATCATTTAAAATTTTTAGAAAAAGTATTTGTTACATCCTCTTGGGCAAAAGAGGTTCTTATAAATTCTGGTTTAGAAAGTTCAAAAATAGTAGTTGTAAAACTTGGTGTAGATAAAGTAATTTTTCCAGAATCTAAAATAGATGATAAAAAAACAACCAAAATAGTTTGTGTTGGTAAATGGGAAATAAGGAAAGGTCATGATCTTATCATAGATATTATAGAAAAAACTTTTGATAAAGATGATGATTTCAAACTTATAATGTGTTGCTCTAATCCGTTTTTGTCACAAGAAGAACAAAATCACTGGATTTCATTTTTTGAAAAAAGCAAATATTTTGATAAGATAATTGTTTTGAAAGAAAGATTAAAATCTCAAGCAGATGTTAATAGGCTTATGCATGGTTCTGATGTTGGCATATTCCCATATCGTGCAGAAGCTTGGAACTTAGAACTTTCTGAAATGTTGTCAATGGGCAAACATTGCATTGCTACAAATTATTCTGGTCCAAAAGAATTTGCTAATGATGCTGGTGCGATTTTAATTAACTCAGAAGGTATGGAAAGTGCTTACGATGGAAAATGGTTTGATGGTTCAGCAGAATGGGCCAAACTAGGAAAAAAATATGTGGAAGAATTTTCTTCTGCCTTAAGAAATATTCATGAGCAAAAACAAAAGGGTGATTTAAAAATAAACTCTAAGGGTATAGAATATTTTAATCAAAACACTTGGGAAAAATCTTGCGAAACAATAGTGGGTGAACTATGAATTTGACAGTATCATTTTTAATATGCAGAACAGACGAAGGTAAAGAACCATCAATTTTATTTTTAAAAAATGAAAATGGTAATTATGAATTGCCAAGTTTTCAAATGAAAGACGATGAGTATGATGTTGATGAATTTGTTGGCAGAACATTTAAATCAATCACTGGTGTTCAAGTAATAGACAAAAGAGGTTTTGGTTGGATTAACTTGTTTTTATCTGGAACCATAGTATCAAATAAAAAATATAGTTTTGTTTATATGTGTAAGCTTCCAGATGTTATAAATATTGAAATTTATGAAAGTATAAAAATGAGTTCTCTTCTTGAATCACAAAATTTTGAAGAGGATTATATTTCTCAAGTTATTCACTGTTTTAATAATTTATACATTAGATAACATGAAAAACATAAAAATAATTTTTGATGTAAATTTAAGCGATGTTATAACAACATTTGTATTTCCAGAAATAATAGACAAAGAAGAAAAATCTGTTTTATCTGAAAAAACAGCATCTTTTCTTTCTTCTCTGCAAACTGGAGGTGTGATGACATCAATAATACATGGTGTTGTTGAAGGTGGAATTATTTCTGACGATAAAGGTTTATCTGATTTAATAATTAAAAAAATGCTTTCTAATTTTTTAGTTACATCAGATGAAAAACCATTGATTCTTCCAAGTGAAGCATTTGTTTTTAAGGAAAAATAATGACGATAGAAGCAAAGATAATTTCAGACTCGATATCTATTTACGACAGAAGAATAACCACTATGGTTATTAAGTATCCAAGGTTTATACATTCTGAATTTATGACACATAGAATTTTTTCTAGAAATGCGAGTAGTAGCCGAGCTATACCAGTTGATAAAATGATTGATGATATTAAACACGACATGGCAAAACCAAGCATTTGGGCAAAAAATCAAAAAGGAATGTCATCTGGCGAAAGGTTAGATTATAACAAAGAAGTTATGTGTAATCATGTTTGGCAAGAAGCAGCAGAATTTGTTATTAAAAAATGTGCATTGTTAAAAGAACTTGGTGTTCACAAAAGTATAGCCAATAGAATACTAGAGCCTTTTTCTCACATAACAACAATTGTTACTTCTACAGAATGGGATAATTTTTTTAAATTGAGGATAAGCCCTGATGCACAACCAGAAATATGTGAATTAGCAACAAAAATGAAAGTCGTATTAGATGAATCAACCCCTAAGATTAAAAACTTTGGTGATTGGCATATTCCATTTGGTGATGCTTATGTAGATGATGGTGTACCAATAGAAAAAATGCTTAAAATAAGTGTCGCTCGTTGTGCTAGAGTTAGCTATCTTAATTTTGAAGGAAAAATAGACAATGAAAAAGATTATGATCTTCATGACAAATTAATGGAAGAAGGTCATTGGAGTCCTTTTGAACATTGTGCTACTCCTACATCATCTGATATCTATAGCGGAAATTTTTTAGGTTGGCTACAATATAGAAAATTTGCGGATAGAAAGAATGATTAAAAAAATACAATGGCTGAAGTGGGAAGATCCACTTACGCCAAATAAAGAAGACATTGATCTTGAAACGAAATCTCATAAAGACAGCTTTAAAGAATTTGATGATTCTGAAGAAAGACATGTCAGATTAGTTGTCGGCCCTTATGGTCTTTTGCCACTAAATGAAAATGCTGTTACGGCAAAACTTTATAAGCTTTGGGTTGGTCATTGTAACTTTGAAATAACCGATACAGTCAAAGAAAAAATAGAATCTGTTGCTGGAGTAGAAGTTTTACGAATATGGACAAGATATAGGTTTTGGTTAGGTGTAGCAAATCTTTTTGATGATTCAGATGTTCAAAGCGATATTGAAAAACTTTTAACTGAAGAGAAAGAATTAAAGAATAAAAATATTGCACTTAAAGCTTTGGTAAAAGTTTTAAAAAATAAATATAAATTTTGGGCAGTTTTTTTAGAAAAGAATGGTGAATTAAAAACTGTTGGTAGTGAAAATATTGAAGATGTAAAAAAAGAAACAGAATTGAATAAAAATTTAAACATATTGGCTTGCAGTTGGAAAAATGATTGATATATTGTATTTATCCATTACTCAAAAGGAGATTTCGCTATGTCTGATGTTGTAAAAAGCTTTAATCCTGATCAAGTTGCAAAGTCTGTAGCTATTATTGTGTCTACCTTAAAATGGGTTTCTACCATTATTCCAGGTGATTCAGACGATAAAGTTGTTGCTCAAATTGTTAAAATTGCTGAAGAGCCTTGGTTTGTTACGGCTTTGACTTTTTTAATTAACAAATTTGATGGCGATATGAGTCAAATAAAAGCTGAAGACTTTATCCTTGCTGCTAGAACGGCTCAAGGAAAATACTAGTGCTTAAGTTTTTAATTGAACTTATCTCTAATATTGTAATAGCTATTTTTTTAGCGATTATATTTATATTGTTTTATGTTTCAGACAGTTTAAAAAAACATAAGCATAATAAAGAATGTTTTATTGATAAAACCAATAAGTAAATTATAGGAAATTAACATGTTTAAGAAATCATTGTTTTTTTTGTTGGTGTTTTGCAATTTTGCTTTTGCAGAAAATTTTGTAATTCCAGAGCAAAAAATCGTTGGAGCAGAAATTCCTATTCCTTTGGGTGAGCTTGTAGATTTGTCTATAAGCCCAATTCAATCCACGCCAAAGTTTTTAGTTTCAACTACATATGCATGGAAAGTATTTGACGGTTATACAGAAAAAAGAATTCGTAATTATGAAAATGGTGTTTTCTTTGGTTCTGGAATACAAGCAAAAAGACTCAAGGTTATTGTTTCAATAACTCATTTGTACATAGTTAAAGAAAACGAAAAGCTTTTAGAGGCTGCTACTAGAACTAATTTTATTTCAACAGATGTTTTTATTGGTGAACAAGAACCTGATACTCCACTAGAGCCAGAGGTTGAACCAGAATTTGGAGAATCAAAGTATCAACTTTCTAAATTTATTTATGACAATGTTAAGATTTTAAAAATATCAAAATCAGATAAGGTAAAACAATCTACTGCTATTGCAACATCTTTTGATAGCATGGCTGCTGCTATTGCTGCCGGAACAATTGCAACACTTGAAGACATACTGAAAAAGACAGCAGAATCAAATAAATTAGCATTAACAAAATCTGGTGGAGATAGAACAAAATGGGAACCACTATTTACAGAAATACAAGAAAAGCTTTTTGACTTGTATAAAACTAATAAGATGCAAACCAAAGAAGATTTTGCTATTGCGTGGAGAGAAATATCATCTGGTCTTAAATTAATAAAATAGGTGAAACATGTCTGAATTATCAAAGTTAGGTGGTTGGGCAGGAAAAGACAATCCTTCGCTTGTTGAAAGTGAATTCAATTTAATTAAAGATGGTGGATCATTTAGAGACTTTAATGTTTATGGCAAAAGCCAAGACACTAAAGGCAAAAAAATGATGTTGTATGATGTTGTTCGTAAAGTTCTTGGTAAGGATACTCCTAATTACGCTCAAGAAATTGGTGACTGCGTAAGTTTTGGTGCTAAAAATGCCATTGAATACTTAATGGCTACTGAAAAACTTATGAAGGGCGATCACGAAAAATTTGAATTTGTTTTTCCACCATATCTTTATGGCACAGGAAGAGTTCTTGTTGGTCGTGGACAACTTAATGGTGAAGATGGATCTCTTGGGAGTTGGATGGCAGATGCTGTTATTAAATATGGGGTTCTTCGTAGTAATTTTGATGGTCTTCCTAAGTATGCTGGAAGCGTAGCCAAAAAATGGGGCGATACACCAGGACCAGACAAGAAGTTTGTTGAAGAAGGAACTAAACACCCAGTAAAGTCTGCTGCTCAAATTAAAAATTGGGATCAATTAGTAGAGGCTATTGTAAATGGTTACCCCTGCACAACTGCTAGTGATGTAGGGTATGAAATGGAACCAGAGTCTGATGGTTTTCATAGCCAGACAGACAATTGGGGCCATCAAATGTGTTTTATAGGCGTTGACGATAGAGCTAAAGACCCATACGCAATTATTGTTAATAGTTGGGGTGATGCTCACGGTCATCTTAAAGACTTTGACACTGGAGAAAATCTTCCTGTCGGAGTTTTAAGAGTTAAAAAGAAAGATGCTGAAAAACACATTAGGGCTGGTGAAACTTTTGCTTATAGTAATTTCGAAGGTTTTCCAGAACAGTTGATAGATAAAAAATTATTTATGCTTATTTAGAAGGGTTTAATATGACAAATAAATCTGAAGGTTTACAGTATGGAAAGCCAGACAAGGATGATCCAAGAAAAACTCCAGCAAAACCAGAAGAGCAAAAAAAGGGTTCTAAAAAAAACCCAAAAGACTCTGCCAATAAGCCAAATAAAGATATTGAGTTATCAAAAGAAACCGAAGATAAAATTAAAGTTTTGATGCAAAAGCATAACGACAAAGATCCAGAATTTAAAGCCAATATGGGCCAATTAAAATCTGTCTTTAGAAGAGGTGCTGGAGCATTTTCTACTAGTCATGCACCAAACATGAATAGAACAGGGTGGGGTTTAGCTAGAGTAAGAGCTTTTTTATATTTGCTCCGCAATAAAAGAGCATCAAATCCGAATTACAAGCAAGATAATGATCTATTGCCAGAAGGTCATCCAAAAAGCACAAAAAAACCTTCAGCGTCTTACTTAAATGAAGAAATTGATTATTCTGAGTTTCTAAATTCTATTAAAGATATAATTGTAAAAAACAAAGAAAGAAGTAAAGCTTTTTCAGATATTGAAAAATATTTTACTAAATCTTCTGAAGGTTACGATGCACCAGAATCTGCTAGAAATAATGCAAGAAAAGTTTTAGAGTGGAAAGAAAAGTATGGGAAAGAATGCAAAGGTATGACCGCTGTAGGTTGGGCCAGAGCTAGAGATTTGGCTGGAAATGCTATGTTATCTGCTGATACAGTAAAAAGAATGGCTCAATTTAATAGGCATGGATCTAATTATGAAAAAGCAAAATCTAAACCAGAGTATAAAACTAAACCTTGGAGTATTCCAGCGGTGGTTGCATGGTTAGGTTGGGGTGGAACATCTGGTATTGAATGGGCAATGAGAACAAGTCAATCCATTATAAAAAACAAAAAGTAAATCATGTTAAGCTTAATGCTTTTTTTGTTGTTTGATCAAACTATAAGCAAAGAACAATTTGTGCTAATAGAGAAAGATTCTATTTCATTTTCTAAACTCATAAATCAACTACCAAAATCAAAAGTATCCTTATCAGTAATCATAAATGCAAATCAAGAAGAGTGTTTTACTTGACGGAGAAGAAAATAATGCGGTCGCATAAAAAAATACAAGAAATATTAGAAAAATCAGAAGTTATTAAAAAGTATGATGCTGTTGGTGTTATAACAATAATAATGATTGTTAGTCTTATATTTGAAGGCATAAAACTAATACAGTATTGCAAGTCTTCTAAAATAACAGCATCAATAATTAAAAGAGGTGGACCTTTAGTTAGAATGTTTATTAGAAACAACCTTTATAAAAATATTATTAAAGCAAATGTTCCAGCAGAACACGCCAAGATCATATCTGATACAATAGTCGAGTTGATGCAATCTTTGTCTGTTGATGAAATAGTTTCGCTTTTAAATATGGTTTACAATGAAAATAGTTAAGGCTACATATGGTCCAAAAGATGTAACGGAATATGTTGCAAGTATTTTCAAAGACGAAAGTTTAAACATTTATGTTTCCAACGCTATTTTTGGCGACACAAATCATGGCGTATTAAAAAAATTGATTGTTGAATTTGATGATGGTTCTAAATTAGAAACAAATGAAAATGAATTTTTAATTTACCCAAAAATTTTTGATGAAAGAATTGGTGTTTTTTATACAAACAACAATGACACAAGAAAAGAAAAAGCTTTATATGCTAGTTTAAAAAGTTTAGCTATTTCATCAGAAAAAAAAGCTAGAATAATTACATCTGTATGGAATAAAATACCAGAAAATCCATTTTGTGAAATAGTTTCTCAAACCAAGAATAGTAGCCATTTAAATCAAGTTTTACAAATATTGCATTTGCTTTATTTTGTAAGAAAAAATTCAACAAATGTCAAATATGTTAGTTTTTTAGAACATGATTGCCTTTATCCAGAAGGGTATTTTGAATATGATGATTTTGAATGCGATTCTATATCAAATACTAATTATATAGGATTGTGTTCTTTTGGTTGGCAACCTAAAAATGGTGCAGCAAAAGCAACATCTCAAGTGACTATGAAGTTTACCAGTGCCATTAAACATTTTGAAAACATATTTCCAAATGCGTTATTGAAAAACTCTGGAAGTTTAGAACCTTGGTATTCAAAAGAAGCTTCTTTTACACCATTAAGCTGGAAAAACAAAGATTGGTTTTGTAAAAATCCATCGGTTCACATAAATCACGGCTATGCATTCACATCGCATTTTGAAACTTTTCAAAAGGTTTTTTCTGAATCAAATGAATACTGGGGTGATTATTCAGAATATGCTTATCTTTTTTCTTAATTTTTCTACAAAAAACATTTGATTAAAAGTCATAAAATAGTCTTGCCACAATAAAAAAAATAAGTAAGATTTTGATCTGTCTTACCTACAATCATGGGTGTATTTATTTCCGCTGGTAATCGCCAGCATTACATTCCTTTAGAGTTCCGCTTATCCTTGCGATAGCAGGGCAGATGGAGTTTTTTTCATGTCTATTAAAGAATTGCAAAAATATACGGCTGTTTCCAAATATGCTAGATGGATTGAATCTGAAAAAAGAAGGGAAACTTGGGATGAAAGCGTACAAAGAATAAAGGATATGATGATAGAAGTTCATCCATCCTTGCGTAAAGATATTGAAGAACATTACGAAATGATCAGAGATCAAAAAATATTAGGTTCACAAAGAGCACTGCAATTTGGTGGTAAGCCAATCATTAAACATAATGCAAGAATATTTAATTGCTCTGCTAGTTATTGCGATAGATTGCGATTTTTCCAAGAATGTTTTTACTTATTGCTTTGTGGATCTGGAACTGGGTTTAGTGTGCAAAAACATCATGTTGAGTTGTTGCCAAAGTTTTCATCTACTAGATTAAATCCAGAAACATGTTGTTATGAACATCATATTTATAGGGTTGAAGATTCAATTGAGGGTTGGGCAAATGCTCTTGGAGTTCTTCTTTCTTCATATTTTGAAACTCCGATAAAAGAGTTTGAAAGATACAAAGATATTGCAGTTGGATTTAGTTATGAAGACATAAGGGAAAAGGGTGCTCCTTTAAGTTGTGGTATAGGTAATGCTCCTGGTTATGAACCACTAGAAAAAGCTTTAGAAAACACTAGGCGTTTACTTGATAAATGTATTGCAAATGGGCAGACAGAATTAAGAACAATAGATGCATTTGATATAGTTATGTTTGCTGCTGATGCCGTTATTTCTGGAGGTGTTCGTAGATCTGCAACCATAGCTTTGTTTTCTGCTGATGATGAATTAATGATCAACGCAAAAACTGGCGATTGGTATTTTACTAATCCTCAAAGGGCTAGGGCAAATATATCTGCGTTACTTCACAGGAAAGATACTTCTAAAGAAATTTTTGAAAATCTTTTTAAAGCTACTAAAGAGTTTGGTGAACCTGGATTTTTCTTTGCTGATTATTATGACACGCTATGTAATCCATGTTGTGAGATTTCATGGATAACAAAACACTTTTACAAGAAAAATGATCCAGAATTAGCCAAAGCTTTGTCATTATATGAAGGACCAATAACAACAAAAGAGTCATGCAAAGACGATATGCCAGCAGACGAAGTTGGTCTTTCTGGTTGGGGATTTTGCAATTTATCAACAATCAATGGAAAAACCGTTACATCGGAACAAGACTTCTATGAAAGATGTGCTGCTGCTGCCTTTATTGGTACATTACAAGCATCTTTTACCAATTTCCCATACTTGGGTCATGTGACAGAACTTATTGCTCGTAAAGAGGCATTATTGGGCGTTTCAATTAATGGTATGCAACATCACCCTAAAATACTATTAAACTCAACAATTCAGCAAAATGGGGCAAAAATAGTTAAAGACACAAACAAAAAGTACGCAGAAATATTGAACATAAGTCCTGCTGCAAGAACAACTTGTATAAAACCAGAAGGTAATTCTGCTGCTTTGTTAGGGTCTGCTTCTGGTATTCATCCAGATCATTCTAAAAGATATTTTAGAATTGTTCAAGCTAATCAGATGGAATCTCCTTATCAGCACTTTAAAAGCATTAACCCTCAAGCATGTGAAGAATCGGTATGGTCATCAAATAAAACAGATGATTGCATAAGATTTTGTGTACAAAGCCAAGATGGAACAGTACTTAAGGAAGACATAGATGCTATATCTATGCTTGATGATGTTTTATCAACCTATAAAAATTGGGTTGTTGCTGGAAAAAACGAACATCTTTGTGTTAGAAAAGAACTAAACCACAATGTATCTAATACAATACATGTAAAAGATAATGAGTGGGATAAGGTAAAAGAATACATTTATAATCATCGTGTAGAACTTGCTGGAATATCTCTTATAGCTGCTACTGGCGACAAGGATTACAATCAAGCTCCATTTACAGCAGTTTATTCAATTGAAGAGCAAATAACCAATTGGGGTTTTGAAGCTACGGCTAAGGCTTATGAAACTTACCCAAAATTTTCTGAATATAATTTTAATTCTTTATGGGATGCATGTTCATGTGTTCTTGGCTATTTTGAACCAAAAGACGATAAGCAAAAATCTTGGAAAACTATGGTGCAAAAATATGCAGATGAGCATTTTTCTTCTGATGTTAAATACGCTACTTATGCACTTAAAGATGCTTATAATTTAGATTTGTGGAACAAATTAATAAACAATTATTCTGATGTTAATTATTTAAATGCTTTTGAAAATAGTGCTACAATAAACATTCAAGGAGAACTTGCTTGTGCTGGTGGAGCCTGTTTAATATAATGTCAAAAAGAATTGCAAAGATTTCAAAAACTAAAAAAGCAAAATTGGTGAAAAAAAATGCCGAAAAAAGGAAAAGTAAAAGGCATAGGTTCCCCTTTTAATCTTAGTTTTTCAAGTTGTTCAAACAACAGCCCAAAGCTTTTTGATTGGTCTAATGAAGATTCAGATTTTTCTGTTTTCATGGATTATTCAATTCTTGATTGTTACAAATACCCAAAAGTTAAAAATGTTCCTAGATTTGGATGGTTGTGTGAATCTATAACAATATTTCAAAACTTGTATGATAAAATAAAATATGATTACAAAAAAATATTCAACGATATAGATTACATATTTACTTCTGACGAATATTTGCTTTCTTTAGATTCAAGATTTAAATTTTGTTATTCGTGCAGCAATATTCCTTGGTCAAAAAAAGAAAGTTGGAACATTTATAAAAAAACAAAAATGTGTTCAATGATATGTTCAAATAAGTTAAGTTGTAATTTTCATGCTATTAGACAAAGTATAGCAAAAAACAATGTTAAAAAATTTGATTTGTTTGGCGGTTTTTTAAATTCGCCTTATACTGGTGAAAAATATGATGGTTTCTATAAAAAAGATAATGCACTAAAAGACTATATGTTTACTGTTGTTATTCAGAATAATAATCAACCATATTTTTTTGCTGAAATGTTAACAGATTGTTTTTCATTTGGAACAATACCTATTTATTTAGGTAATCCTAAAATAGACTTGTTTTTTGATTCAAATGGAATAATATCTATAGGTTCAGAGGAAGATCTTGATAAGATTGTTCTTAATGAAGAATTATATTGGTCTAGGTTTGATGGTGTAAAAAACAATTTTCAAAAATTGCAGACAATGGAAATGAGCGATGATTATCTTTATCAGCAATGTTTAAAGCTTATGGAGGTTTAATATGTCTTTATTTAATATTGGTGATATAGTTGCTTTAAAATCTGGTGGAATGCCAATGACGGTTGTTGCTTTTGGAGAAGAAACAAAAGAGGTTTTAGTTGTTTATTTTGATTTGGATGCTAATGTTATGCGAGATGGTTTTCCAGCAGAATCATTAGAGTTTACAGAAAATAGATGGAAGATGAAATATTGTGTTGATATAAACGAAGAAGATTATACAGATGATGAGGAATTTTAATGCCATACTATGAATTTTCTTGTGGGTCATGCGAATACAGTTTTGAGATTAAGCTTTCTTTTTCTGAAAGTCATCCTAAAGATTGTCCAAAGTGCAAAAAAGGAAAAGTAAATCAGGTTTATGATGGAAACACCATTGTCTGTATCAAAGGTGGAGATACAATAGGTCAAGTAGGTGAAGCTAATTATAAGAAAGCTGGTGGAAAAATTAAAGAACACATGGCTAAAAAACAAGAATTGAAAGATTCAAAGTTGCCTTGGTGGAGATCAGGAAAGGTTACTGGATTAAGCAAAAAGGATAAACCTTTAAACTTATCTAAAATTAAAGATGTTAAAAATTACATAGAAACAGGAGAAGAATAATGGCTTTAATTCCTAAAGCTGGAGAAGAATCACCTCATACAGCTATAGTTAGAATACATTGGGAGGTTCTTCCAATCAGTTCTGATGGTTCATACGGATCAAATCAACCAGTTGATATTGGTTTAATATTGCTGAGAGCAGATGGAACTTCTTTTCAAGAAGCTAAAGTTAAACTTGAATCTTTTTTGAATAATTCTATTGATGACAAAAATTTTGCACATATTTGGAAAAGAGGGCAGTCATCATGAAAATTGAAGATCATGGAAATCTTATTATAAGCTGTAGTAATTGTAATAAACCACTTGTTGATTTATTTATAACTAATACAGACGCAGATATTTATTGGAAATGCGTTGCAGAATGCTGTTATTGTGGCGATAAAAGCTTTGTAAAAGATGTTAAAGGTATTTTTAGACCAGGTGGATGCGTTACTGTAGACAGAGAAAATCCAGATTTTTTTACACAAGACACTCTTTTAACAGATATTGTTACTGAAGAAAATAAAATAATATTCAAAACACAGAAAGGAAAAAAATAATGTTTTCTGTAATTGGGTTTGATAAAAATGGTAAAGAATGCGATCATGAAAACTTCTTGTCTCTTGCTAAAAAAAGCACTGATACAGAGTTGAAGAGTGAAAAATTTTGGGTTAAAGTTTGCACCAATGGAATAGATTCTGGAAAACTTTTTGATCCATCTTCAAACTTGCTAGAAGACTTGAAGCGTTTTGATAACCACACAGATAAACATAGATACTCATACAAAAGTGTAAATAGGGAATGTTTTAACTTTTACATTTCTTATTTATCAACCAACAACTCTTCTTTTTTAAAAAATGCTGAAAGGAATATATCATGACCAAAAAATCTAAAAATGCTCCCTTGAATGAAATTGAAATATATTTTATTGAGGGCAATTGTTCATCTATGTCTTTGGGTGATATTGCAGAAAAGCTTAGTAGAGATGTTGAATTTATTAAAGATGTTTACGATAAAGCTAGAACAAAAAAGTCTTTAACATTTCAAACGAAGCTTGGAAGCGTAGCTATGACAGCAGCACAATCTAGCAAAGGCGATGATATTGTTAGATCAAGTGAGAATGCTGCTTATATGAAAAAATTTAAAGACAGTATTCATAAAATATGATTTGCAAAACATACGACAAAGAATATTTTGAAGATAAGACTTGTTGGGCAGTAGAATTGTCCAATGGTGAAACCGTTTATCAAAACGATGGTTTTGATCAAGCTGTTGAGTTTTCTGCTTGGATTAGACTTAAAGAGTATTTGCACGAAAACAATTTGAAAATAGAAAAAATGTATGTGAGATTTAGATCGAATATTTTTTATCCTTTAGAAGATTATTGTGAAGGATATTTTTTCTCTATGGGTATCATTGGTATGATGTCATCTGCTGAAAATATAAATTTTTATATATTGGGTTCTATCAAGAAAGATGTTGTTAGTTTAAAAAAGATAAAAGTTCCAGAACTAATAATTTTTGATGAAGAAGAAAGAAACATTTCTGATTGTACTGAGCAACAAGTAATTTTAAATACGAAAGAAAATTATGGCAAAGGAAAGATCTTCAAACAGTAGATATGAATCTAGGCATGGTGGTGGTTGGATAACTCCAGCACAGTTTTTGGCTGAGTTAATGTGTGAGCGTTTTGCCAAACAAAATCGTCAAGACATACCTCCAAAATTTTGGGATAAACAACCTTGGAAAAAAGAGTTTTTCAAACAGCTTTCTTTGGCAAACAAACTTTTAGAAAAATATGATCCAGCATTAGTTTCTAAGGCGTTAAGATCACAAGAAGGCAAAAAAATATTTTCTTTAGGTGCTCCTTGGTTAATAAAACTTATAGAGTATGAAGAATATAAGTTTAAGGAAGCAGATGAGAAAAAGGTTGAGAAAGTAGAATTTTTGCCAATTAAAAAGTCTTTTGTTTCAAAGAAATCAACACTAAGTAAATTAAAGGATATTGAAAATGAGTGATGAAGTAGAAAAAATAATCAAAGAAGTATCAAAACAATATGGTGCTGGTATTGCAATAAATGCAAGCGATTTGTTAGATGAAGAAAAGCATGTCATACCGCTTTCTCCAGCTTTAAATCTTGGTTTGCATGGCGGTATACCAGAAGGTTCTTGGGTCACATGTTCTGGTCATCCAAAAAGCGGAAAAGAACAACCTATATCTGCTCTTGTTTACACTCCAAATGGACCTAAACCAATTGGTGAGTTGATGTTAGGTGAACATGTATGTACGCATGATGGAAATTCAGCAGAAATTCTTGCTATTTATCCACAAGGAGTTAAAGATGTTTATCGCATAAGTTTTTCTGATGGAACATTTGCAGAGTGCGGATTGGATCATCTTTGGTCAATTAAAACAAAAGATCATAAAGATTTTGTTGTTAGACAACTTAAAGATTTTATCAATGATATTTATTACAAGTCTGGAAAAGTAGCAAAATATTCTATACCAATTTCTACTCCTGCATTGTTTAATGAAACAACTAAAGAGATTTCTCCATACATAATGGGCATTTTTCTTGGTGCTGGAATTTTTGGAAAAAATTCAACATATGTAACTCTTGAAAAAGATTTAGATATTGTGAATGAAATGTCTGATAGCGATAAAAAATATATAGTTTATGACAATGAACCCAAAAAAATCTCTGCTAAAAATTCTAATCCTTTTATAAAGCTTGGACTTTTTAATATTGCAAATAACCAAAAGTTTATTCCCCCAAAATATTTATTTGATGGCGTTTATAATCGAACAAGATTAATAACTGGCATTTTAAAAGTAGCTGGATATTTAACTAAAGATAAAAGCTTGACTATTACAGTATCAAGTCAAAGACTTGCAGAAGATATTGTCACACTCGTTCAATCTTTAGGTGGAATAGGCAACTATTCTGTTCACAAGAACAAAGGTTCAAAAAGATATGTCTGCATATTAAAACTTAACATTTTACAAAAAAGAAAAAATAAATTTGAAAGAAAAATAATATCTGTAAAAAAAGTAAGAAAAGAAGAGTGTGTTTGTATTACTATAAACACTAAAGATGGTTTGTATTTAACTAACAACTTTATAGTTACACATAACACCTTGACCTCACTTTCTTTTGCTGCACAATGTCAAAAACCTGAGAATGGTGGTAGACATGTGTATTATCTGAACATTGAAGGTCGATTGAAGCCTATGAACCTAAAGGGTATAGCTGGCTTAAATTTAGACAAGATGACAATCTATAGGTCTACTCAAGATAAGATTCTTTCCGCAAAGGACTACCTAAATTTGGCTTTTAAAGCCATTAATACGCATCCAGGAAGTTTGATCATTATAGATAGTGTTTCTGCCCTATGTGATGAAAAAGAGATGGATGAGGGCATTGGGTATGAGAATAGAGGGGCTGGTAATAAGCTTTTTGCTGGTTTTTGCAGACAAGCAGCCAATATAGTGCCAGTACAAAACTGCATTGTTTGGGCGATTATGCACTTAACCCAATCTCAAGGCATGTATGGTGGTTATACAGAAAAAGGCTCTAGAACATTGCAGTATCAAGCAGATGTTCAAATGAGGGTTAAATTTGATAAAGCTTGGAATGTTGGCATAGAGGGCAAAGAAAAACAAATCGGTCAACAAGTCCATTGGTTGATTGAATCTTGTGCTTTAGGTTCGCCCGGAATGGAAATTGACAGTTATATTCGTTATGGTATTGGTATTGATAATACATATGAAGCCATAAATCTTGGTTGTCAGCTTGGCCTTATAGCTAAAGCTGGTGCTTGGATGACACTTGATTTTATGCAAAGGCACTTAAAATTGTTAGATTCAAAAGAATGGGATGATGCAACAATAAGAAAAGTTAAAACCCAAGGTGCAGAAAAGCTTTATAGGCTACTGCTTGAAAATCCTTTATGGGTAAAAGTTCTTGAGCAAGAAATAAAAGGTCTTTTATCATGAAAATAAAAGGTTTAGATGGAAGAATGCACTCTTGGTCATTTTATGGTCAAATGCCAGACATAAGTGATGAAAGAAAAAGATCGGAATTACACATAAGGACTAGGGTGTTGCTTAAATCTTTATATCCAGTAGATAGAATACTTGAAGAAGTTCATTTGCCTGGATCTGGAAATTTGTACGCAGATTTTTGGTTGCCATTAAGAAATAAAATCATAGAAGTTCATGGGGAACAGCATTATAAATTTGTTCCCTTCTTTCATGGAACACAGCTAAACTTTTTGGCATCAAAGGCGAATGACAATAAGAAGAAAGAATGGTGTTTAATTAACGGAATAGTTCTTGTGGAGTTACCATTTAATGAATCAACCGAGCAGTGGCAATCAAGAATTGAACTTGACTGAAGAACAAAAGATTGATCTTGCTTTAGAAAAGTATGAATTAACCATTGGGTTAACTCCAATTCCTTCTGATAAAGAGTTTACATGCATAAAATATTTATACTTATCGCAGGATGATTTATCAAAAATGAGCAGTGAACAATGCTCAGAATCATGTGTTTTACTTAATAGCTTTTCTTTTCATATAAGCAGAGTTATAAATAAAGAAAAAACAAAATTAAGATGGTGCAACGAAAAGATTTTAAGTGTTGTAGCGAATAATCTTTCGGACTATAGATATTTTTCAGCAGAAGAAAGAATGGCTTTGTGCATAAAAGACAACGATTATGCAAAGAAAATAAAAAAGCTATCTGCTTTAATACAAGCAAGAATAGATAGAATTGAATATTTACCGATTAGACTTGAAAAAGTTGCTGAATCTTTGTCAAATTTAGCTTACTCAAAAAGGAAAAACAATGAATCTCGTTAACATGTTGAAAACAGCAGTTGGAAACAAAGATTGGGTATTAGTGTCAAAAGCATTAGATATTTTAGCTGGCGATGAAGAATTTGTTGTTTTATCTACTCCAGTCAAACAAGTTAATTTTTTATCTAACAAGGCTTCTGTCGGAAGCAAATCTTTAGTTGCACCAACAGCCAATAAGTTTGTTGATGATTTAACACTTGAGTCGGGCTTCATAGAAAAGAATCAAAAGCCTTCTAATAAAAGTTATAGGCAACCATTCAAAGAAGGCGATCATTTTTGTGAAGTAAAATGTTCTAGGTGTGGGTGCGTTATGAAGGTAACAAAAGAAGAACATAAGTTTAGAACAATTGATTCTGAATCAGCACCATTTACATGCATTAAGTGCATTAGAAATTCGAGTAGATAATGAACGATGTTGCGTCTGAAAGAGTTATATTGGCTGCTCTTTTTCAAAAGGGTTATGATTGCTATATTGAAATTTGCGATATTGTTGATGAAAACAGTTTTAGTTCTGATGAAACATCTGCGATATATAAGTGCTTGGTAAAAATAGTAAATGAAAAAGATTCAAAAGCTGATATACCATCAATTATAGCCGTAGCAAATTCTTTAAAAATACAGCAGTTTTTTCAAAAAGATGATCAAGCTAAATATCTTAGATCTTTGACATTATTGCCAGTTGAAATAGTTAATGCTAAAAAAGCAGCAGCAAAATTAAAAAAGATGCAAATTGCTAAGACTTTAGCTTACAACTTATCTAATTGTGCAAATGAGCTTTTGGGCATGACAGGTGACGAACCTATTTCGCAAATAGTTTCTCTTGCAGAAGCAACTGTTTTAGATCAAACTTTTAAAATTTCGAATGCAGAAGATCCAACCCCAAAAGAAATATCTGAAGGTCTAGATGAATATGTAAAGTTTTTAGAAGATAATCCAATATCTCAACTTGGCATTTCATCTGGATTTAAAGTTTACGATAGGGCTATTGGTGGCGGTCTTAGACCTGGCACAGTTAATTTGATTGGTGCAAGAATGAAAACAGGCAAATCATTTTTTGCAGATAATGTTGCAATGAATGTTGCTAAACAAGGTATACCTGTCTTAATGTTTGACACTGAAATGACAGCGAAAGATCATTGGCATAGATTATTAGCTTGTATTGGAAATATTAAAATTGAGGAAATTGAAAATGGTTCTTTTTCAAAAGATTCCTCAAAAAAGAAAAGGGTTCACGATGCTTCAAAAGCATTGAAAGATATGCCGTTTAAGTATAAGTCTATTGCTGGAAAAAGCTTTGATGAAGTTTTAAGTCTTGCTAGAAGATGGGTTATAAAAGATGTTGGTTTAGATGATTTTGGTAAAGCAAAGCCATGTTTGATAGTTCTAGACTATATAAAATTGATGGATGATGGAACAATATCAAAAAACATTGCTGAATATCAAGCGTTAGGTTTTTTAATGACAAGCCTTCACAATTTTATGGTTCAGTATGGTGTTGCTTGTTTAGCCTTTACTCAATTAAATAGAGATGGCATAACAAGAGAGGATACAGATGTTGCATCAGGTTCCGATAGAATTTTGTGGTTGTGCAGCAATTTTTCAATATATAAGCGTAAAACAGAAGAAGAAATGGCAGATGAAAGTGTTTCTCAGAATAATGTTTCATATAATTTAAAACTAATACCAGTTGTTGCAAGACATGGCAAAGGTATTGATGCTGGTGATTATATAAACATATCTGCAAATTATGAATATGGAAGAATAACAGAAGGACCAACTAGAAATGAATTTCATCAACTTAGATCAACAAGAATTAATAACGGTTTTCAAATAGAGGAATTACCAGATGAAATCTCAGCAACAAATTGATTTTAAACTAGCAAATAAAATAATTTCAAAAAATATAGATGTTGTTTTAAATCACTTCGATATTGAATTAAATTATACGGATGCTTATCTTTCTGGCCCATGCCCAATACATGGTGGAGATAATAAGACTGCATTTAACATTTTTACATCTGGTAATACGCATGTTGGAAATTGGATATGTTACACGCACCATTGTGAAAAAAGTTTTATAAATAACACCATTGGTTTTATTAGAGGATTGATAAGTCATAGTAAATATAATTGGTCAAAATCTGGAGATAAAATAGCATCATTTGCAGAAACATTGTACTTAATAAAAAGCTTGTACGATTTTTCAATTGATGATAATTTATCTACAAATAAACCTAAAAACATATTAGAATCTTCTGCATTTACAAAGACCACAAAAGAAAAACAGGATAAGTGGAGTAAGACTTCTGTAAGATCAAGCTTGTCAATACCATCTAAGTATTATCTTTCTAGGGGCTACACTGAAGAATGCTTAAATAATTATGACATAGGAGAGTCTAATTCCTCTATTGGAATATTTAAAGATAGGGTAGTTGTTCCAGTCTATGACACAGATGGAAAATTTATAGTTGGATTCACAGGAAGAACAAAGTATAAAAAGTGTGAAGCATGTAAACATTATCATAAACAAGAAGCTAGTTGCAATGGTTATGTTCATATGTCTAAGTGGTGTCACAACAAGGGTTTTTCTAAGAAAGACTATTTATATAATTATAATTTTGCGATTGAGTCTATTAAAAAAACTGGCGTTGCCATATTGGTAGAAGGACCAGGAGATGTTTGGAGAATTACTGAATCTGGAATTAAAAATTCATTAGCTGTATTTGGATCTTCTTTAACAGATGCACAGCAGATTTTATTAGAGTCATCTGGAGCTTTGCACTTAATCCTACTGTTTGATTCAGATGAGGCTGGTTTAAAGGCTGGCAATAGCATAGAATCTTCTCTTGGTAGAATGTTCAAAATAATTAAGCCAAAATTGCCGAATGGCTTTAAAGATATTGGTGAGATGAGTGTGGATGATGTTAAAAGTTTTTTACTCCCTATTATGGAAAAGCTGTGATACAAAAAATAATTGGGTTCTCTGGAAAAAAGGGTTCTGGCAAAGATACTATTGCTGGATTTCTTTCATTTAATTCTGTGGCTCTTTTTGGTTGTAGGTCATCCATTTATTCTTTTGCACAACCAATGAAAAAAATAGCTATTGATTTTTTTGGCTTAAAGCACAAACAAGTTTTTGGATCATTTGAAGATAAAAAAACTTTGACAAACTATTTATGGGAAGATCTTCCACATTACGAAGAAATTAAAATTCGAGAAGAAGTAGCTCCAACAGGTAAAATGACAGCTAGGGAATTTTTGCAGGAATTTGGAACTGGTATAGCCAGAAGAATGTGTAAAGATGTACACATAAATGCTTGTTTTAACGAAATAAGAAATAGTAATTGTCCATTGAATTTTATTACTGATGCAAGGTTTGAAAATGAAGTAGATAGCATTAAAGCAAACGGTGGAATTGTTATAAGATTAACAAAAAGTACAGAAGACGATTATCACATAAGCGAAAATGAGTTGAACAGTAGTGAAAAATTTGATATTGTTCTAGACAATCAAAAAATGACAAAAGAAGAACAAAAAGTAGAAATTTTAAAAATTCTTAAGAAATTAGATTGGATAAAGAGTGATTATAACTTACTTAAGGTCTAGTTCTGTATCATCATACTCTTGGTGTCAGCACAAGTATTGGTTAACCTACAATCTTGGGTTTAAGGATGATTCCAATAAAAAGGCAGAAAAAGGCAATGTTGTACATAAGGGTTTAGAATTGTTGGCAAATAAAAAGCTTTGCCTACAAAATGGAACAATTTCGTTCTCTGATTCTGAATTGGGTATGGAATTTATAACATCAGAAATGTCACCAGAAACAGCAATATTGGCTGGTTTTAATCATTATAAAAACAAAAGCACACATGAGTGGACAGATGTTGATTTTAAAGAATGTACTAAGTGGTTGTGGGATGTTCTATTATTTAATAATGGCATGTTTTCACCACTAACTAGAAATATTGTCATGCCAGAACAGTATTTTGACATTGAAATTGATAAGCCTTGGGCAAATTATGATTATTTTCTTCCAGATGGGCAAATAATTTCTGGAAAGTTACGAATAAAAGGAACTATGGACTTAATAACAAGAGTTGATTCAAAAACGGTAGAATATGTTGATTGGAAAACAGGGGAAAGAAAAAATTGGTCAACAGGAAAAGAAAAGGGTTATGATGATTTGTACAATGATTTTCAGCTTAGATTATACCATTATGCTTTAAATGAGTTGTACCCAAATGAAAACATGATAATTATGACAATATTTTTTGTTAAAGCTGGTGGACCATTTTCTTTGTGTTTTCAAAAAGACGACATAAAAACAACTGAAGAAATGATTAAAAAAGAATTTGAAAAAATTAAGAATTGCAATAGACCATCAAGGATAATAGACTATGGAAAAGATAAGTGGAAATGCATTAGACTTTGCAGCTTCTACAAAGATAAACATAAGGATTCTGAAAATGAATCGATATGTGATTATATGCATCAAGAATTAATACAACTTGGTATTAATAATGCGTATGTTAAACACGCCAAAAAAGATACCGTAAAATCTTATGGCGATGGTGGTGGTCAATCTAATAGGGAGAATCAAAATGGCTGATTGGAGATGGGAAGACATTGTTTTTACTAACAAAAAAGAAGAAGTTGGAACAACACCAACTCCTGCACTAGAAATTGTTAAATATGAACCTAAATACAATGGTGAAAAGGTTCTTGTTTTTAAAAATGAATTATTGAAAAATGATTCGTTTCAAGGATTCATTACTGGAGTTGAAGCAAAAAATTTACGAGATAAAATTCTTTCGACAGATAATATGTTTTATATTGATCGTGATATTGCAGAAAACGACAAATCTTATAAACAGGTTATACCATACTGTTTGATCAATCGTGGAGATTCAACATTTTGTTATCAAAGATCTAAAAAAGGATCTGAAAATAGATTGCATGATTTATGGTCATTGGGTATTGGTGGACATGTTAATCCATGTGATGGATTAAATGGTGAAACTATCACTAATGCATGTAAAAGAGAAATTGAAGAAGAAGTTGAGTTTTCCAATTTGAGAAATGCACACTTTATTGGATTGATAAACGATGACTCAAATGATGTAAGCTCTGTTCATTTTGGGGTTGTTTATAGTGTCAATCTTCAAGATCATTCAACTTTTAAAGTTAAAGAAGAAGCATTAGCAGAAGGTTCTTTTGTTAAAAAAGAAATCGTTAAAGTTGAAGAAAAGAACTGGGAAAATTGGTCTAGTTTAATTGTAAAAGAATATTTAAGAAAGTAATTTTTTTAGGAACAGCACATGAATAATTGGACAGCACTACATTGTCATTCTCATTACAGTCTTTTAGATGGTTTAACAAAGCCAGAATCTATGGCAAAAAGAGCCAAAAGCCTTGGACACAAGTCTATAGCTCTTACTGATCATGGAACTATTTCTGGCTCTATTTCTTTTAATAAGGCATGTGTTGCAGAAGAAATAAAACCAATAATAGGATGCGAGTTTTACATATGTAATCAAAGTGCTTTAATTCATGATAAAACTAATTCTAAAAATTCTCATTTGTGCGTTCTTGCTAAAAATATTTCTGGCTGGTCTGAGCTTATAAAGCTATCATCTTTATCAAATAATAAAGATTATTTTTATTATAAGCCTAGACTAAGCTTGGAAGATTTTGCACCATACTCAAAAAACCTAATAGCATTCTCTGGACACCCAGGAACCCAATTGGCTAGATGCATTTTTCCAGATGAAGCATATAAATGTTCTAGTCCAGAAGAAGCAAGAGCTTTAATTAAAGATGATTGGTTTGAAGAGTCTAAAAAGCTATGTTCTAAACACCAAGATATTTTTGGCAAGGAAAACTTTTTTATTGAAATACAGCTTTTCGATAAAGACAACCTACACTGTTCTGTAGTCCTTGCTGAATGTCTTAGGAAACTATCCAAGGAAACTGGTATTAAGGCAATAGCTACTCCTGATGCTCATTACGCTAAACAAGAGGATGCTTCTGATCAAAGAATAATATTATGTGCATCTATGGAAACAACTCTTTCTAAAGTAAGATCGTCTTTAGACAAACATGAAGATTTTGGATTGTCTAGCTTTTTTAAATCAAACAGGTATTACATTCCATCTACTGAAGAAATTTTAGCTCTTCATGAACCAGAAGAGTTAAAAAATTGTTTGTTGATTGAAGAGATGTGCGAAAATTATTCTTTAACAAAAAAATCTGTTTTGCCAAGTTTTGAGTGTCCAGAAAGTAAAAATGAACATGATTACTTAAGAGAACTTTGTAGAAATGGGTGGAAAGAAAAGTTTTCAGATTTAGAAAAAGATTCATCAAAGTTTGAAAGCTATGTTGGAAGAATTAAAAATGAGCTTTCTGTTATAGGCGATGCTGGCCTTGAAGGTTATTTTTTAATTGTTCAAGACTATTGCAATTGGGCTAGAAAACAAGGGTGGTTAACAGGAAGAGGTCGTGGATCAGGTGCTGGTTGTATGATTTCTTATTTGCTTGGAATAACTCAAGTAGATCCAATCGAGCATAATTTAGTTTTTGAGCGTTTTTACAATGCTGGAAGAAATGTTCCAGGTCATGTAAGTCTTCCAGATATAGATTGTGATTTTCCAATCACCAAAAGAGACAAGGTTATTGACTATATTAAATCAAAGTATAACGAAGAAAATGTTTCGCAAATGATAACATACAGTAGGATGCAGGGCAGGGGTGCTTTAAAAGATGTTTTAAGGGCACATGGTTTCTCTTTTGATGAAAGTAATGCTATTACAAAAAACATACCTGATGAAGCTGAAATATCTGAACAGCTTCAAGAAATGAAGGAAGATGGTGGAGAATCATCAATCATTGGTTGGGCATTAGAAAATATCCCTTCAAAGCTTAAAGATTATTGTCAGATAGACGAACAGGGCAATATAACAGGAAAGCTATCAAAAGAGTTTGCACAAGCAATTAGGCTTGAGGGAACAAAGCGTAGCCAAGGAAAACATGCTGCTGGAATTGTCATAAGTCATACACCTTTAAAAGATATATGCCCTATGATTTACGATAAAAAGAATAAGCAAATGATTGCTGGTCTTGAAATGTCAGATCTTGAATCAATTGGTTTAGTTAAGTTTGATATTTTAGGGGTTGCAGTTTTAGATAAAATAATGGGGTGCATAAATTTATTGAAAGGAAAAGAAAATGAGTGAAAAAGAAGAAATTGAATTAATAGCAAAACTGGTATCTCAACAAATGGGATTAGTTCAAGCTCTCTCAGAATGTCAAAATTCAAAAAGTCAACTTTCTTTACAATTTATAAAAATACTTAAAGCCATTGTATTAAAAAACAATGGTGATTTTGTTATAGAAAAAGAATTTTTTGATTCTGCTGATGACAATGACTTTAAATTAGATATTACAACTGATGAAGAAGAATCGATTATTTTACAATTTACAGAGAATGAGGAATAAATGTATAGCAATACAATTATGGTTTTTGATTTTGAAACTGGATCTTTAGATATAAATAAGTGCGAAGTTATTCAAGTTGCAGCTATGGCAATAAACAGAAAAACCCTTGAACCAATCAAAGATGGTATTTTTGAAACATTGATAAAGCCAAGAGATTTTAACAATCTTCAAGATGAAGCTCTTGCAATAAATAAAAAGACGAGAGAAGAATTGAAGCTTGCACCAAGCATTGATGCTGTTTGGAAAAAGCTTGCAGATTTTATTTCTATGTTTAATAACGGCAAAGGAAATATCTCTGCACCAATTCCAGCAGGAAAAAACATAAGGCATTTTGATATGCCTATTTTTCAAAGGGTTTGCTCAGAGCTTGGCTATGTAGATAAGAATGGAAATCAAAATTTGTTAAATAGAAGGAACATGTATGACCTTGATGAAATAATGATGTTGTGGTTTGATAACACTACAGTAGTTCCAAATTACAAGATGGATACACTTAGAGACTTTTTTGGATTATCTAAGGCTAATGCTCATGATGCTTTAACCGATGTTTTGCAGACTTCTGATATTATTTTGCACTTTTTAAAGTTGCACAGAAGCATTTTTCCAAAGATTAAATTTAAAGATGCATTTAGAAAGTAATTATGAAATATTATAAGTTTGAATGTGGTTGTTCTTGGCCAATAATTGAAGAATCTAAGATAGAAGGTGCTTTACCCTTAATGGAAGTTGATCCATTAAAATTGCCATATTGTCAGTCAACTTGGGATTTATTTGCCAGAGGCGATACAAAAGGCGTATTCCAGCTTGAGTCAGATCTTGGTAAACAATGGAGTAAACGACTAAGGCCAAAGAACGCAGAACATTTGTCTGCTATTGGTGCATTGATTAGGCCAGGAACACTTCGTGCATTAGATGAAAACGGCATTAGTATGACCGCCCACTATTGCAAAAGAGCCAACTTTGAAGAACCAGTTGAGTCATATCATCCTGTTGTTGATGAAATTTTAAAATCAACATATGGATCATTGGTGTTTCAAGAACAGGCTATGGAGTTATCTAAGTCTGTCGCTGGCTTTACTCTGCAAGAAGCTGATAAGCTAAGAAAGGCTATGGGTAAAAAGCTTGCTAGTGAAATGGCAAAATGTAAAAAATTGTTTATTGAGGGTGCTAAAAAAGTTGAAGTTGTAAGCGAAAAACAGGCTGAAGAAATATTTAGTTGGATTGAACAAAGTCAAAGATACTCATTTAATAAAAGCCACAGTTGTTGTTATGGTTTAACTGGATACGATACTGCTTACTTAAAAAGTCATTTTCCAGTTCAGTTTTATTGCAGTTGGTTGTATTACGCAAAGGATAAGCTCGATTCTCAACTTGAGATAATGGATCTTGTTGAAGATGCAAGAAAGTTTAACATAGATGTTTTAGCACCAGATGCTTTTAAACTAAATAAAAATTTTGCAACCGATGGTTTAAATATATGGTTTGGTATCACTGATATTAAAGGCATTGGTGAATCACAATTCAATAAACTTAAAGCATCTATGGAAAAAAACAAAGATAAGTTAAATACTTGGGAAAATTTTGTAGTATTTTGTTCTGATGAAATACCAAGTTCTACTATAATAAAACTAATATCTGTTGGTGGATTTAAAAGATATAATTCGTGTAGACAAAAACTTTTAGCGGAATATAATTCTTGGGTACAGTTAACAGATAAAGAAAGAGAATGGATTAAAATTAATTTTACAGAATCTACTATGGCTGAATTAATATCTTCAGCAGCAAAACCAAAAAAGGAAAATGGTGGTTGCTCTAATCAAAATAGGGTTTTATTTTTAAAGGATTTGGCCAATTTGCTTATTAATCCACCATCTCCACACATTGATCTTCCTCAATGGCTAATTTGGGCAGAAAAAGATGCTTTAGGCATTTCTTTAACTTGTAATGCAATTGATTCATGCGATACTGCACAAGCCAATACCACATGTAAAGAATTTTTAAATGGAAAAACTGGTTTTATGATTTTTGGAGTGGAAATACGAAGATGCAAAGAAGTTATAACAAAAGCTGGCAAATCTCCAGGATCTAAAATGGCTTTTATGTCTATATCAGATTCAACTGGAAAAGTGGATGATGTAATATGTTTTCCAGACTCGTACAAAGATAGTTCGTCTTTGTTAAAAGAGGGCAATACTGTTTTAATTCATGGTGAAAAAAGCAGGGGTAGTGATTCTCTTTTAGTTAAAAAGGTTTTTCAAATTTAGGAGCAGAAATGAACATTTGTAGTTTTATGGGTCGTTTAACTAGAGAACCAGAATATGTACAATTACAAAATGGAAAAAATGTAATAAATTTTTCTATGGCTGTTAGAAACCCAAATACTGGCAATAAAGATAAAGCAGACACAACATTTATTGATTGTGTAGCTTGGGAAGGAACCGCTGATTTAATAAACAAGTATTTTAAAAAAGGTTCTAGGATATTAGTCCATACATCTGCAAAAACAGATAATTGGATTGATAAAGACACCGGAAAGAATAGGTATAAAATTAAATTTCTTGTACAAAAATTTTGGTATGTAGATCAAAAACAGGAAGATGCGTATTCAAACATTGAAAATGTTGACGAAGAAGAAGTAATCTAATATGCAAAAAAGAAAAGTCCTTCTTGTTAGTGAAGCCTCTTATCTTAATTCTGGATATTCCAATTATGGTTTCCAGATAATGAAGAGGCTTTATGACACTAAGGACTTTGATCTTGCTGAAATAAGTTGTCATGGAAGCGACAGTAGATCAGATGAAATACCTTGGAAAAGTTATGTTGTTCCAAAAAAGTCAAACATCTTTGGCGAAGATATATTAAATGATGTTTTAATAGATTTTAAACCAGATATAGTTTGGTCATTTAGAGATCCTTGGGTAGATGAATTTATTGGCGATTCTGTATTAAGAAACAACTTTAAATGGGTCTACATGCCAACTGTTGATGCTTTGCCATTAGATGTTGATTGGGTTGATACTATAAGCAGAGCAGATCATGTTTTAACATACTCTGATTGGGCAGCAGAAGAACTTGCAAGTCTATATCCTAGTATAAACATTTTAGGTTCAGCATCTCCAGGATTTGACACCAACTTTAAACCTGTTGAAGATAAAATTAAATTTAAGAAACAACATGGAATAAATGAAGAATCATTAATTATTGGCTCTGTAATGAGGAACCAAAAAAGAAAACTTATTCCAGATCTTCTTGATGCATTTTCTGAGTTTTTAGATAAAGCACCAAAAGAAATTTCTGAAAAATGTTTTTTGTATCTTCATACAACTTATCCAGATGTTGGTTGGAATATACCTAGACTTATTGCAGAAAGACCAAAAATATCCAACAAGGTTCTTTTTTCTTATAACTGCAACAACTGTTTTAAACTTTCAATCTCTTCTTTTTGTGGTGCGATTATACAATGTAATAATTGTAAACAGGTCAATTGTACATTTCCTAGAGTGTCAAAAGGCTCAAAAAGAGATGATATGGTTATGGTGTATAACCTTATGGATCTATATGTGCAATACTCTTGTGCAGAAGGTTTTGGTATGCCACTAGTTGAAGCAGCATCATGCGGTGTACCAGTTTGTGCTGTAGACTATAGTGCAATGACTGATATAGTTAAAAAACTAGAAGGTTATCCAATAAAAGTCCAAAGATATACATATGAGGTTGAAACAAATAGAAAGTTTGCTTTGCCAGACAATTCTAGTTTTAGTGATATTTGCATCGACTTTTTCAAAAAGCCATATCCTATAAGGAAAGCAATATCTAAAAAAACAAGAGATTTAGTTGTTAAAAATTATACATACGAAAAAACATTCGACAAAATTAAAAACATTTTCTATTCAATAGAACAAGAAAACAAATGGGATTTTCCTCCAAAGTTTGTTGAAATGCCAAAAGATTTTAAAGATTGCAACTCTAACAACGAGATCATTGAAAAGATTTTTAAAAAAATTCCAATAAATTTGGGTCATATTAAACAAAAGTGTTTATTTAAATTAAACAACAGAATGCATGATAAACAAAAGGTTTTAAAAGAACTTTCTTCAATATTTGATTCTTATAACCATTATGAGTCTTTAAGGGTAAAAAAATGAAGGTTCTTTATATAGGCGTTTATCGTGATGGAACAGGTTATGGTCAAGCAGCAGAAGATTATATTCTTTCTTTAAATTCTGTTGGTGTTGATGTTGTTTGTAGACCTTTAAAACTTAATAATTTAGATTATGTTCCTAATCCAATAGTGGCTAAGCTTGAATCTAAAAGTTCAAAAAATTGTGACATTGTTATTCAACATATGTTGCCAATTCATATGCAGTACAATGGGGATTTTGACTACAACATTGGTCTTTTTGCTTATGAAACCAGCAACTTTAAAATGTCTGGATGGAAAAATTATTTAAACTTAATGGATGCTAATGTTGTAATAAATAAACAAATGATTGATTCTTGTTTGAGCAGTGGAGTAAATACGCCATTACATGTAGTTCCTCACGCTAGAGATTTTTCTAGATACATTGAAAAATATGAAAAACTTGAAACCATAACATCACAAGTTTCAGATTCTGACTTTATATTTTATACAATAGGTGAAACAACAAAGAGAAAAAACTTTTCTGCATTGTTAAAGGCTTATTTTACAGAGTTTTCTGAATCTGAGCCTGTTTGCCTATTGGTTAAAACCAATAATTCAACTTATGAATTTTATGATTATTGTGGAAAAATACTTGATGGCCTTTGTATAAAAAATCCACCAAAAGTTGTTACTATTACAGAAAGAATGTCAAACGAAGACATAAATAGACTTCATTATACATGTAATGCTTTTGTGCAACCGTCTTATGGTGAAGCTTGGGGTATACCAGCTTTTGATGCAATGGCTTTTGGTAAAACTCCAATTGTCACTAATTGCACTGGATATCTTGAATATATAGATGAATCTGTTGGTTGGTTAGTTAATGGTTTTGAGGAACCAGTATTTGCTGCTGATAAACAAACAGATGATATATATACATCTGGTGAAAATTGGTTTTCAGTAGATATACTGGATTTAAAGAGAAAGATGAGAGAGTGTTACGCAAAGGAAGGAATTAGGAGGTCAAAAGCTGCAAATGCTTTAGATCGTGCTTACGAATTCTCCCATGAAAAAGTGGGTTCAATCTTTCTTGAGGTATTAAAAAATGTCACAAAAGAAAAGAAAACAGAACTGGTTAGAAGAAGCTAATAATGTAGAATTAGAAAAAACTATTTCTTGGAGAGATGAAAGGGATAAGTCTGCTGATGAGCAAAAAGAAAGTGCCAATAGCAATAAATTAAAACCAAAAACAAAAAATCAAGAAACATATATGAATTCAGTATACAGCAAAACAGTAACTATATGTTCTGGTGTTGCTGGAACAGGAAAAACATATATAGCTTGTGGAATAGCAGCAGAAATGCTTATTGATTTAAAGATAGAAAAAATAATTATTGCTAGACCTTTAGTTGAATGTGGTCAAAGACTTGGTGCGTTCCCTGGAGATTTAAAAGAAAAAACAGAACCATTTATGACAGCTATGCTTGAAGTATTTGGTAAGTTTATGACCAAAACAAAAATGCGTAAAATAAAAACCGATGAAGTTTTGGAAATATGCCCATTGGAAATAATGAGGGGAAGAACATTCCATAACTCTGTAATTATTTTAGATGAAGCACAAAATGCTACTAGAAGACAATTAAAAATGTTTCTTACTAGATTTGGGCAAGAATCAAAGGTTATTATTTGTGGCGATCATACTCAAACGGATTTACCGCATTCAGAAGGAAATACAATGAATTGGTTGCTTGATAGGCTTGACCACAATGATATTGGTAAGGTATTCTTGACATCTGAAGATGTTCAAAGACATGGCCTTATTAAATATATAATAGAACAGCTTGGTGAATAATGCACCATAATGTTGATAACATATTAAGATCTTCGACTAGAAAAACTGGTCAAAGACTTAACATTCTAACATTCTCTACCCATGAAAGATATCAGTCTAATATGGCTGATGTTAATGCAAACTTTTGGGTTATCAATAATTCTAAAATTAAAACTTGGAATTTAAATTTTTCAGATATTCCTAAAAATCATACTATGTTAAATAATGTCTCACTTTTAAGCGATATACCAAAATACATAGATTTTGATTTAATAATTTCTCAAAGCAAATTTGTGCAATTTAATTTAGCTCTTGAAATAGCAAAGTATTTAAGCATTCCACTTGTTTGCATTGAGCACACTGAAATGTTTGAAGATAGAAAAAAATTTAAACATATGATTGGTGACACAAACATATTTATATCTGATTATTCTGCTAAAACATGGGAAGCAGATTATGCATATTATGTTATTGATCATGGAATAAACAGTTCTATATTTCACAACAAAAATATAAAAAGAGAAAATAAAGTATTAAGTATTGTAAACGATTGGATAAATAGAGATTATGAATGTGGTTTTACACTTTGGAAAGAAGTAACAAAAGATCTTCCAGTTTATGTAGCTGGTGATACGCCCAACTTTTCTAAGCCAGCTAAAAATACAGAAGAACTTATTGACATCTATAACAGAAACTCTATATTTTTAAATACCTCTATACATAGTCCAGTTCCAACTACCTTGCTTGAAGCTATGTCTTGTGGGTGTTGTGTTGTTACCACTAAAAACGAAATGATAGAATCATTTATAGAAAATGGCAAAAATGGTTTTATTTCAAATGACAAAGACGAAATTAGAAAAAATTTAGAAGTTTGTTTAAAAAATCCAGACATGTGTAGAGAAATTGGAAAGAATGCTAGACAAACAATTATTGATAAATTTTCTTTGAGTGTATTTACGCAAAAATGGGATTATGTTTTAGGTAGATCTTTAGGTAAATAAAATGAAAATAAACATTTGTTTTGGAAACTCAAACGAATATCTAAATGGATATGTTAATACTAATTTTGTTAAAAATGATCAATTTGAAAATTGTCATCCTGAGAATTTAGATTCGATTATAGATGATGGCGAAGCAGATGAAATATTAGCTGTTAATGTTTTAAATTATATTGAATTTAACAAAACAAAAGATGTTTTAATTAATTGGTATAAAAAATTAAAATACGATGGTACAATTGTCATATCCTTTTTTGATTTTGTAGAGATATGTAGGGCTTTAACCTCTGGACAATTAGATGTTTTAGATGCAAAGAAACTTATTTATGGCGAGCAAAATGAAGGTTGGCAATTTTTTAAGTCTGGATCTTCACTGATTGAATTAAAGAAGTTTTTTTTATCTATTGGTTCTAAGATAGAATATTGTAAAATAGACGGTTTTATTTCATATATTAAAGTTAGGAGAGTTAAGTGAGTAATTTGCACACAAGCTGTAAAAATTGTTTTTATGCAATTTATGAAGAGTCTGAAAAAACTCAAATTGGTTGTCATTTTAATAAGTTGGAAAAACTTAAAGAAAACAATATTACAATAACAGAATCTTATGATGATGAAAAAGAATTTTTTGTTCTGGAAAAACATGCTTGTATGGCTCATAGAACTAAGTCATCTATGATTGCTGCTAATCAAGATGTTAAAGAAAGTATGAAACTAACTAGAAAACAAATGTCGCCCAAAATTGCTGCCGTTATAAATGTATTCAATGAAAACATGGAAGATTTAAAGAAAACAATTCAGCAAATATCCGATCAAGATATTCAATTTTACGAAGTTATTTTTTGTGTTTCATCAGGTATAAAGCCATCAGAAATTATATCTATGATTCATAAATTAAACTGTACATTTAAATGGAATATAAAACAAATAATAGATGAATATTGGTTGGGATCTAGAGCAATAAATGTCTCTGTTCAAAATAGTAAATCTACATATTTTGCACTTTTTAATTGTGGATTTGATATACCCAAAGCTTTCGTTAAAGAGATTGATGAAGCTATTTGTGATCAGATGAAAAGATTCATTGTGCTTCATGGGGTTGATGAAGAAGGAAATGGCTCTGTTTATCAAACATATGCTTTTAATGCACTAAGGGGCAATGAAGAAGCTTTCATTGAGCAAGAAAATGATAAACCAGCACATACCTTTTTAGAAAAGTTGAATTATCTTGCAGTTCAAAGCGATTTGATGCACCTACTTAAGAAATGCGAAGAAGTATGTCCTTGCATGAAAAACCACTAATATCCATAGTAATACCAAATCACAATTATGGTAGATGGATAGAGGATGCTATTGATAGCGTTGTTTATGATGACTATTCTAATAAAAGAATAGTTGTTGTAGATGATGGTTCTATCGATGGATCAGCCAGAAAAGTTTATGGTCTTTTATCAGATCCAAAAGCTTCTGAATCATCTGGAATATCTGGTATAACAGGCAAATATAAAAAAACAGATGTTGAAATAACACTAATAGCTTGTAATGAGTGCAGAGGACCATCTGCTGCAAGAAACATAGGTATAAAGTTTTATTGGGAAAATACTGATGTTTATTCGTTTTTAGATTCTGATGATATGCACATAAGCGGAAAATTAAAAGAAAGCTTATATGCTTTAATTAGTGGATGGGGATCAATTGGTGCTGTATATTGCGATTATATAAATTTTGATTATGAAAACAATATAAGTTTTCAACAGCACAAAGAAGCTTTTTGTTCTGAAAAAATATTACAAGAATGTATAATGCCATCGTGCAACTTAGTTCCTAAATATGTTTTTGAAAAAATAGGACTTTTTGATGAGACTATGCGTGTTGCAGAAGATTGGGATCTTTGGATAAGAATGTCTAAGCATTTTATTGCTTATCATATTCCAAAAAATTTTACAATCGTTAGGACAGGAAGTTATAATTCTACCAATGTTGTTTCTGAGGAAGTTTGGTCTAAAAACTGGCGAAGAATATTAGAAAAAATAAAAAATGACAAATGATATATGTATTATTATACCAGTTGCTGGTCTTGGCAAAAGAATGAAGGCATATGGCCCCAAAGCATCAATACGCATAGACAAAGAAGAAACAGTTTTAAGCAGACAAATTAAAATTTTAAGAAACTTTTTTCCAAAATCAAAAATAATTGTAGTCTGTGGTTTTCAAAAAGAAAAAATATTTGAAATAGTTGACCAAGACATTGTTTGTGTTGAGAATAAAAGGTATAAAAGCTCCAATGTTTGTCTTTCAATTAAAATAGCATTGGATAAATGTCATTGCAAAAAGATTTTAATAGTCAATGGCGATTTGGTTTTCACTGGTGAAATATTTAACACAATGCCAAAAAACTCATCTTGGATTGCTATTGATACAAACATAAATCAAAGGTCTTCTGAAGTTGGCGTTAACATAGTAGAAGGCCAAATAACTAATTTCTGTTATGGCTTAAATCCCAAATGGGGCCAAATAGTTTGTTTAATAGGAAAAGAAATGGAGTTCTTTAAAAAGGTGGTTGTTCTAGAAAGGTCTGAAAAAAAATTCTCTTTTGAAATACTTAATGATGTGATAGATATGGGTGGTATTATAAAGCCACAAATAAACAAGAAGTGGAAGCTTGTTGAAATAGATACATCTAAAGATATAGCTAGAGCTAAAAAGCTTGTAAGGAGAATTTAAATGAATGTTCTGTGTGACATGGAATATCCATTGGATGAAAAAGAAATGTTTGGATGGGGTAAAGCATTTTCCTCAATAAATCACGATTTCTTTTTTTTGAACAGAAAAGAAAAAGCAATAATTGATGCTTTTGAAGAAAAAAAACCTTCGATATTTATAACTCATGCAGCCCTATTAAATAGAGCATCGTGTAAAGCTATTATTAAAAACGAATACTGTAAAACATTTGTGTTTATTGATTCAGAAGAAGACAAAGAAAAACTAAAAGATAAATCAAATGTTTTTTATATTTCAAAAAATAAAAATTTAAATTGCATGTTTGTAGAAGAATCTTGCGATCTTTATTTGTCGTTAAAACCAAAAACAAACATAAATATGATATCTGACATATGCTACATAGGCGACTATGTAAAAGAGTGCATTCTTTCAAAGTGTTTTTCTATGTTTAGGGTTAAATGTTGGGGAAATACAAAGTGGCCTTTTACAACATATTTGGGAAAAATTAAACCAGACAAAATAAAAGATGCAATATGTTCTTCAACAACATCTTTATATTTAGATGATTTAAACAATAAAAGCTGGCCACTATATACATATATATGTAATAGACCAATAGTTTCTTATAAAAGCACATGGTTAAAAAATGTTTTAAAAGATAAATCTTTATGTTTTTCAGACGAAGAATCTTTTTTTGAAAATCTTTTGAACATAATTAGAAATCCAGAAATAGCATACGAAAATATAAAAACCAATTCGGAATTTATAAAAAATAATCATTTGTCACACCATAGGGTTTCAGCTATACTAGATGCTATAGGACTTAAGGAGGATTCAATAAAATGTATCAATGTTGCGATGGATCTAACAAAGAAGTATTAAGCGTTTTATTAGGATATGGCCAATCTCCACATGTTATTAAAAAGTCTTTATGGTGGATATCCGAAGAACTAAATAACAACGAATACAATGTGATAGCTATAGACGATGGGCAATGTGGCGACATAGCAAAAGAAATGTCTAACTATGTTGCAAGAATATGCCCTAAAATAATAAAAATAAATAATGCTGCACTTTTAGAACATTATAAAATAGACTCTATAACAAAAAGCAAAAAACTTGCTTATGCAATTTGTGAAAAATTTTCTTCTAATAAAAGGGTTTATGTAAGCCCAAGATCAATATGTTATGGCAAATCTTTTAAATCATTTTGTGATCAAGTGCAAAACAATAAAGTTATGCAGATGAGGTCATACTTAGTGCCATTGTATGTTCAAGAGGCAATAAGTGAATACTCTTCAAACTTTTGTAAATTTTTAGTTAATGAGTGCAAAAAATACCCAATATACACTGAAAACTATCCTGAGAAAAACATAGATTATATAACACAATCAACAGTTGATTCATTAGATGGTAAAGAAACATTCTTTTCAGAACACGAATGTTTTTACTTAGAACCAAAAGACCCTGACCCAAAAGAACATCTTGAAACAATAGACCTAGAATTAATAGATAAAATCTTGGAAAATTAATGATAATATATAAAGTACCAAAACCAATTTCTATAATTGGAGAGCATTCAACAAAATGCATGATTTTTTCATCGTGCAACTTTAGTTATTTAAGCAAATTTGGAAATGTTAAATCTTTCTTTATAGACAAAAAAACAAAACATTTTTATAAAAGATGTTTTAAAAATTATAGCACAATAAAATCAAAGCTTTTAAATTTTATAGAGCTTGATGATTTCCCTTCTTGCTACACATCTATATTTGGAAAATTTAACTATATAAATAAAGCTTCAACAACATGGAACAATGTTCAAGTAGATAGCTCTAGCGATTTTTTTGATAATCTTTTAATCTTTCATATAAGAAGAAAACATTTTAAATACAGTAGAATAAAACCAATAGAAAACTTTAACATTGGAATTATTCACAAAATGGTGGATGATGCCTATAACGCATATGTAGATAAAGACTTTAAATTTATGGGGAAGTTGATAGATTCTTATTGGAGAATAAAAACTGAATTAGATCCAAATTCTGCAAATGAATTCATCTATAAGGTTTATTCTGATTGTAGACTGTCTGGTGCTTGGGGAGGAAAAATGGATGAAAACACAATGATTCTTTTAGCACCAAAACAAAAACATGAAGAGATATGTTCTATAATGAAGAATCATATAAGATTAAACTCTTCTGTTAATATAACAGGAATAGTAAGAGAGGAACTGTTTAGTGGAAATAGCAATTGCTGTAAATAAGATTAAAAGAGATCAACTTCTTTTTGATATAAGAAATCAATGTGCAAAACATAACATTGTTGTATATTCAAATAAAGAGATGTTCCTTAATAAAAGCTTTGGCTTTAGTATACTTACATATTACGACATGTGGTATTCAAATGCCGATTATCATGTGGCTACATGCCTATACTCTGCTAAAAGTATGTTGTTGAACCCAAAGATTAAAACCGTATATTTTTATGTGTGGGATTTAGAATGGGTTTACGGTGTGCATGAGTATGAAGACATCAAAAACATTTATGCCAATAAGAGAATAGAACTTATTGCAAGAAGTGAAGATCATAGTAAATCGATATATGATTCATGGAACATTAAAGCTAGAATAGCTTATAACTTTGACTTAGATAACATAGTGGGGAAAAAACATGAAAAAGTTAACATATGAATTTTTGCATAAACATTATGTTGAATTACAACAATCGACTTATGAAATAGCGGAAGTTTCAGAGACTTATCCTAACAAAATAAGAAGGGCACTAGTTTCATTTGGTATACCATTAAGGGATAAGTCAGAAGCTCAAGCAAAGGCTTTAGCCACAGGAAGATGTTTTCATCCAACTAAAGGTAAAAAATTAACAGAAGAAACGAAGATAAAGATAAGTGACTCTATGGCCAATTCTTGGGAATCAATGGATAAGACTGAAAGAGAAAGAAGATCGATTGTCTCTAAGAAAAATTGGGAAGCTATGCCTCTAAGCAAAATTGAAGAAATGCAAAAAAAAGCAGCAGAATCAGTTAGAGAGGCTGCTGAAAATGGTTCTAAGCTTGAAAAGTTTTTGATTAACGGAATAAGAAAAAATAAAATTAAGGCAGATTTTCATAAAGAATTCTATGTGATAGGCGAAAGACAACATATCGACATTTATATTCCAGAATATAAAGTAGGAATAGAAGTTGATGGCCCAACACACTTTAAGGCTATTTGGGGAACGGAAAAATATGAAAAACAATTAAAAAGTGACACTAAAAAAACTGGATTGCTATTGAATTCTGGAATGAAGCTAATAAGAATAAAAAACATAAGCGGTAACAGTTCTGGCTTTTATATGAGAACTATCTTGAAAAAACTTCTCGATACGCTAGAATTGATAAAAGAAGGATCATTGGAAGGATTATACGAACTGGAGTAAAAATGGTTAAGAAAGTAGCAGAAGAATTGCAAGCGGTAGAAGAAAAAATTAACAGCAACAGCCCCGAATGGAACGAACATGTTCTTTCACATTTCCAGCAAGATGAGCTAGTTGATGGAAATCCAACTGTAGATGGATTAAGGCGAGTTGCTGAACTTTTAATTGGGCCAATCATCTCTGGAAAAGCAAATATTGTCCAATCACCTAATCCAGATAACGATGGGCGATGTGTAGTATCATACACTGTTATAGTTAAATCCTTAAATGGCTCTGACTTAACATTTGAGCAAACAAGCCTAGCAGATTGTTATGCTGGAAATTGTGATCCAAGGTTTGCAGTATTTGCATCAGCGGTTGCAGAAACTAGGGCCGAAGGAAGAGCATTAAGAAAATTACTTAGACTACGCAAAATAATTGCAGCGGAAGAGGCTGGCCTTGTTCCAGCCGAAGAAAACGGGTCTAACGGAAAAATAACGGCCACTCAAATGAGTTTTATCGAAACTCTGTGTAACAGGAATGATATAAATGTTCCTGTTTATTTGGGTGACTCAAAAAGCTTCAGCTTTAGCGGTAGGTTGGAGGAAGTTCCTTATAGGTCAGCAGTGGCTATTATAGCCCATCTATCTGAGCTTCAGCGTAACAATGCATCGATTAACCCTAAGTATAAGGGTTATAACCCCAATTGGAGAAAGTAATGAAGGCTATTGTACCTTTTAAAATTTGCACTGTAGAAATTGAATCTGAGTCTGTAAAAGATCTTTTTAGAGAAATTGCAACTCTTGCTGAAGTACTCAATGAAGAAAAGTGCGGTGTTTGTGGTGAAGAACACATTATACCTAAGACAAGAAATGTAGAAAAAAACAAAAAGTTTTACGAATATTTTGAGATGAGTTGTTCTAATCCAAAATGTAGGGCAAGGTTAAACTTTGGTCAAAAGCAAGACGGTTCTGGAATTTTTCCAATCCGTAAGCTTGATGCCAATGGCAAGCCAGACCGTGAAAATGGGTCATACGGCTCACATAATGGTTGGTCTAAGTACAAGGGCGGTAATGTAGATGAAGTGCCTTAATATCGAATCTATGACAATAGATGATATAAAAGAAGAACTCCTTTGGCTGAAGGGCTTTGATGCCGATTGGTCAAAGGAGCTTTATAATTTGCTTAAAAAAGAACTATCTGTTAGAGATATTCAAGCTCAATCCAAAGAGCGTACTGAGTCTTAGAGCCAATCGTATCTGGACTAGCAGAAAGTGCCAAGTACCAATCATGTCTGCTATCAATAGTGTTAGAACCACTTGGGCTTAATCCTGATGTACCAGGAGAATCCGCAAGGGTCATATATCCAGTTCCTGCTGGTGTTGACCAAGTATTGCTTCCAGATCCAATCAAACTTTCATTTGATGCTGGATGAATCAGTTCTGCAACTTTGGTAGTAACACCGCTTGCTTCATTAGATATACTTGTCCTGTCATAAATTCTAAGTTTTGTATTTTGAGTTTTTACCCCAGTGGTATGGGTAAATCTAACATTTAGAGTAGCAAGACCATTTGCTATTGTTCGTAAGTGCCTTGCAGCACTACCGTTAGGATAACCAGATGCAGTATTAAAATACTTTATGTTTTTGGCTTTACCGCCATTTGTTGCACCTTGACTATCAGTTATATAGGTATCATCTTGATATTGCCCAACGGCAACAGATGACCCAAATCCGCTAGATCCATAAAAACCTATACCACTAGATATAATGTTTTCAAGAGAAGCATCACCAGCAAAAAAACTAATTGTAGCCATATTTTTTCTCCTATGTGCATAGTATTATACACCATTTACAACCACACTTCCAATTTTATATTCTAAAGTAGGATCTTGCCAAAATTCAAATGTTGTACAATCTTGAAAAAATGTATATGATGATGGATAATTTGTCCAAACACCATTGAATATTGCTGTTTTTGAGTCTATCAGTACTCTATTGTAACGATCTTCCCCAAAATAAGAACCAGGTGGAACTTGCCAATGTGTGTCGCAAGTAATTGTTCCATCAGGTTGAGTTATATATCCTCCCCACAGATTGTCACAACAATAATAAGCATTCATATACAGAGGAACACAATCATCAGGAGGTCTTTGACAAGGATATCCTGTGTAAAAAAATGAAATGCCAAAACCATATTGATAACCACAACTTTGAGATATGGATACGAACATTTTTTCACTTTTATTAATTACAGTGAAACTCATATTGTTAGGGCAATTTGGAAATTGAAAATTTACAGTTGTCTCAGCTTTACCATATGATTTACAAATATCTAATGGAAATTCTATTACTGATTCAGTTATATAGCTTGCTTGCCCATTTATAATCCAAGTTGTACCATCAGTAGTATCTGCACCACATGGATCAGTACAAAAATATCTTAATTCTACTCCATCTGGACCGTTAAAATATTTACTTGGCACATCAACAATAATCATAGGCCCAATTGGTTCATCCCATTTTGCAGAATGAATTATTTCTGGCTCAGACCAGTCTGCTATATTGTAATAATAATATCCATTTTCGTCTTGGAACAAAGTTGCTTTTGTAAATTTAGCCCACAATTGACATTCTCTTTTAACATTGTCTTGTTTTTCTTCAAGGCTAAAAATTGACATTACATGTGCTGGCACTGTTCCACCTGGAGCACCTAGCCAAGCTGAACTATCTCCATCCCAATCTTCAACAAGATATCCAGAAAATACTGAACCAGAAGGTGATGATGTAAGTGAACCATATCCTGCTGGTGTACCACTTCTAGTTTGATTTTGCCACCCTATATCTCCAGCCCAATAAAGTTTCCCATCTGCTTCAAAGGTTGCGTTATCTGCCAAATACTGATTGCTTGGTTTATCCCATCTTAAACTTGACATTGGTTTTGGGTATTTTCTATGTATCCAAGGACCAACCTGATAACCCATGTTATATGAAAATGGGTAAGTGTCAAATGATTCAACTTCAGCATTTGGATCATTCTTTGGCACTCTGCATTTACAACCACCTGGTGTGCAACAATTACATGGCATATTAAAACACCTTTATGTCATTTTTCTCAAGGACATCAACCAGTTGAACAAACTTTTTAGTCAAAGCTTTAAGCTCTGCTCTTAGCAGTTTAACTTCTAGGTTTGGAAAACTTGAGCTAAAAACCGCTGGAGGAAGAGGTTGTGTTGAACATTTTACAACACTAACACTTTTTGTCCATATATCGCCACCACCACTAACATAACCATCACCAGGACTTTGTGGGGCACATACAACAGCTTCAACAACAGTTACGCATGGGTTAGCAGTAGTAGTAGTAGTACTAGTTGTTGGAGCAGAAGTTGTAGTAGTCGTACTGGTTGTTGTACATATTGGACTACATTGGGCATTTTGTGAATCTGCTTGTTCCATACAATCATCTAAATTTGTATACTCTCCCGATTCACCAGTTTCACAACTTCTACATGTGTAACAAGTGCTTTGATCGCAACCGCCAGTAATCTTATAGCAACCTTGACATCTTGGGTCTTCAGAATCCGCTATTGTTCTTGCATCTTCGCAACCATTTTCACAAACTCCATCGATTAATGTTCCTGGATATCCTCCAGTGCCATTTGGTGCTGTTGAACAATAATGACAAAATGTCTCTTCATTTTGATATAAGTAGTATGTATCACAAGGTGCTGGCGTAGTAGTAGTAGTACATGCTGGTATATTTGCATTTTGCTGATCCCTATCCATATTACAATTTTCAACTTTATTTGGACCAGTATATTCTCCATTTGCATCATAATAACAACTAAAGCATGGATCATCAAAAACAAGTGTCATTGAACAATTGGCATTAAGTCCTGGTAAATACGATTCACATTCAGCTTTTGGGTATGGTCCTTGTAAAAAGAATTCGCTTTCACAATACTGAGTACAATTAAAGCATTGTGTTCCCTCTCCTGTTTCAACAACACAATATCCTGATGGTGCAGTTGTAGTTGTAGTTGTTGGACCTACTGTTGTTGTAGTATTAGGATCATCAGGATCTTCATGCCCCTCACATTCATCCTCATCTTCATCTGGTAAAATAATCTCTTTTGCAAGACCATGCCAAAACCACAGCGTATTTATGATTGGAACTATTGTTCCATCTGGACATTTCGTCACACCAATTACATATGGTACACCAGCATTCATACCATGTGTTCGTATAACATCTACAAACTTATGCTCTGGACAAAGCGTTGTTTCTCCATTGTCCTTTAATCTTGCAACTGTATAAATGTCTGTTGTTTGTTCTGTTATGTCAAAATCCGCATAGTATTTAAATGAACTTTTCTCATTGCCAGTTGTAATATTATAATCGCAAATTGGTGGAGGGGGTGCTGGATTAGGACCAATAGTATTACATATTGAAGCATATATTTGTGCTTGTAATTTTAAATCATTGTATCTAGGTATAGCACCTTCGCCCTTTATATACCACCTATTGTCATAAACAGAATAGTGTGCAAGAGTTTGAGTTGCTGGATATTGTGGTTTGCTTGAAAGATTGTACACTTCAACTAACTGATTGCTTAATAGGTCATTAGCATACATTCGCACAAATGCTTTTGAAAGTCTTCCAGATGTATTGCATGTAAAATTGCTTCCATAAACAGTTGCCGATGGTTGCACTCTAACAACATCATGAGAAGTCCACATGCCTCTTGCTGAATCCCACATGAGATCAACTGGGCCAGTCATTTTATTTTCTGCTGCTTCCCAAGGAGCATTCGCACTAACATAAGGGTCTGGAGTAAACTTATCTGTTAAACCATAATCTACGCTTGGTATAATTTGGCCTGTCCAAAGATCAACACCCCATCCAGAAATCATCAATGGTCCACGAAGAGCAATTGCTTTAACATCTATGGGTTGAGATCCAACACCTACAGATCCTTCAGATGAAAAATATTTTGTTGGTTCATTATGATTATCCCAATAATCTTGATTACAATCTATCAATGTATCAAAATGACAAAATCTTTTGAAAGGATTGTATGTTATTGATGTTGGAACTTTACCTTGCCTAATATCAATTAAATTATCCCCCCTTTTATATTGAGGGTCTGGCGAATTTGTAAACTTTTGACTAACTAAAGTGTCTGGTGTTACTGGCCAGCAATGTGGCAAGTATCCAGATGATGAAAAAAACGCCCCACCACTATTTGCAAAATTATTTCTGAAAGGAACATACAGTGTATCCATCGATGCCACTGCTTTAGAATCTATTTGTACAGAATCAAGTTCTTTATCGCCAAGATCTTTCATTGATTCATTTTGTTTGTATGATGCACCAAGAATTTTTGTTCTTGTGTACATACCAATACCAAAATATGCACCAGGACCAGCATTGGCTATACCAATACCCATAACTATTAAAGCATGTGGACTCATTCTGTCATGTCTTCGACCTAAAAAGTCCAAGAAAAAGGATCTTATCTTACCGCCCATTTCTGAACGATTTGCAGATTGTTGTCGTGCAATTGTGTCCATGTAGGATTTTAAAATGGTTCTTCTGTCTTCATTTTGTTTTGCTGTTTGCTGCCTCATTCTATTTATTACAACATCTGATGTTACGCCAAATCTTGGTAAAAATGTTCTAAATGAGTATTGGGTTGTTATTCCATTTGGTCCATAACTTGCACTAATAGATGTTACAATAGCACCATTCTTAACTAGTTCATCTCCAAGTTGATGTTCTGGAGGATTGACCATTGTCAAACTTCCAGTTTCAAACTTATCAACTGGTTGTATGTCTTTTAGTTTTTCTGAAAAAACTTGTCCTAAATTTGCACCTGAGCCAAATTCCCAAGGCGTAAGACTTGAATCATGTTCAACCTTAGTAAGACCACCTTTTCCACTATTCATGTACCAAGGACCATAAGCATCGTTAGTGGTAGCAACAAGACCTATTGCCATTAATTTTGGAGTAATTGGTATATAGCCAACTTTGAAAAGTTCAGATGAACCAATCTGAGTTACCCCATTAAATATACCAAAAAGACACCTTGATAGTGGATCATTACCAAGTTCTGATCTTGATGATTCTGGTCCTATTAAAAGTACAGATTGTGGTAAAGAAACATGAATATGCTCTTTACCATCAACCATGACATATTTATCAGAAACAGTTAATTTTAAAAAAATGTGATCTCCTATCACATAGCAGTCTGGACTTGTGTCATCTATTTGATATGTTCCGGGTGTTGCCAGTATAACTGCCCAATTTTCGAGTTTTCCTTTAGGGTCTTTAAACTGTCCATCAAATACTGGTTTTGGAATTTGTGCAAATGGACTAGAACCAACTTGAGTTGGGTCCATCCACCCACTTTGAGATGGAAGAATGTTATATGTTCCCTTTTGTTCATCTGTTAATGTGTCTTGTGGCAATTTTTTTTCTAACTTATTTCTTACTGTTAAGCCCCCAGTTACGCTAGTTTCACCATCAGGACCGATGTTGTTTGATCTTCCTTTAAGATCTGAATTTCCTCCACCATTTACTTGCACTAAAAATTGTTTTCCCCAATATGTTTCACAATAACTTTTTAAATATGAATACAATCTAGCTGCTCTTCTTACGCCAACATCATTCTCTTTTTCTGAAAAATACCTTTTTAATAAAGTTGTACCAGCACCACCAAAACGACTCCAATAAAGACGATCAGCATCCCAAGCTCTAGCCCCTCTTAAAAAAATATTTGCATATCTTTCTGGTTCATAAAGTTCAAGATAAAATTCCCAAGATTCTTGAGAACCCATAACGCATTGTAGTTCTACAGAATTTGTTAAGTAATAAATACCACCTTCTATATCTTCAATTCCAATAGCTGGAATGTTTATGTTTTCCATTACTTCAAGAGTAAAAGAATCCCCTATAAGATTACGATATGTTTTAACTTCATAATTAATCTTTGTCTGAGGTGTTCCAGTTATATCATGACCAAAATAATATTTGATAACTGAATTTGGATTAATGTATGAGTCAAAACCCCTGTCAAACAATATGGTTTGTTCTTTTGCCCCGCCCCACACAACAAAATTGCAAGTAACCCCAGTTGCTGCTTCGCTTCCAGCATCCCAAGATATCGCCTTTTTATTTAGTGCCATTGTTTTTATAGTGCCAACAACCTTTTGATTGGCTGCATCTAATGCAAGAGATTGGATTTTTATCCTAAAAGTTTTTCCTTCTAAAACTAATCTCCACATATGACCAGTGGCTTCACATATTTGTGAAACAACATCTAATAATCCAACTTTTGGTCCTGGTATTCTATAGTAATCAGGAAGTCCTGTTAATATAGCGGATATATCAACAGAGTATTTTTCTGTTCCATTTCTAACCCCACATAAGCCAGACAATGCTGAAACACCAGCAACAAATGTGTTAACCCCCATTCCAGATGCATTAGAATTTGCTGCTCCGTAACCAATTCCCTCGTAATATCTAAAAATATTAAAATAATTATCAACTAAACAAGCACTATCATCTTTATTTCCATATAAATTACCAACTACGCATTGAACATTTCTTAAAATTTCTTTTCCATCACTCAATGTAGCTTCATAAGTAATACCACTACTACTATGTCTTTCTATAACCCTTTCTAAAAAACCAACAAAATTAAATGCCCTAAAACTAAAATCTTTAACTTCACCGATTTTATAAGGTGCTATAGATTCATCATCTTCGGGAGCCATTTTTACCGTTAATGTTGAACCAGCATCATTCCATCCAACGCTAGATGAAAAATCTATAACTTTAAGACCAAGAAATTTTTGAGCATCAAATGCCATTTTGTAATCCACCAATAAATTTGTTTTTAAACAAAATCCCCGCCATAAGTCCAAGTAACACTTCTGGTGACTTTTCCAGATCTTTCATCGTAAGTTTTTTCATCCTTATCAACAAAAGAATTTCCTGCTGGCTTATACTCGCTTACCGATGGTTCACCATTGCTACCATCTTTATATATTACCGTAATATTCACAGATAAACTACCCTGTTTTTTAGTACCAAATCTTTGTAAGATTGGCCCTGTTGGTTTTCCAATGGCTGCAATAGAAGCATAAAATTCTGTTGGTACATTATCGGTTATATCTACAGTCCTATAAATCTCACCAGCCTTTTCAATTCCACCAGAAGCATCCATATTTACTGTTATAGTTCCAGCTACAACATTTCTTGAAACAGAAATAGACTTTATTTTATCAGTGGTAGAACCATCATAAGCATCTCCAATTTCTGGAATTGTTATTGTTCCAAGATAAGCATTTGCATTTGCGTACTTATCTCCACCTCCTGGACCAGCAAGACCTTTTATACTTATTTGTTTTGAAAAACTTTTAAAAATTGAATCAGCAGATTCTTTTATAGAATATGTTTCTTCAACTAAGGCACTTGTTTTACATATAGTCCAACTCTCTGTGCATTCAACTGAGTTTTTTTCAGTGTTAACTGTATAGTTAGTCGTTTTATTGTAAGCAGAACCTGTTGTGGATGGTAAATAACTTGCACCATCAGTAAAACTAGATGAAGCTGGTAACTTTGTTATAGCCAATTGATAAGTTGCAGTTTCAGAACTATTTAATGTAATACTTCTAGATCTTGTTACTTTTACAAATCTGTCATATTCATCCGCTGGATCTAAAGACCAATTTTCATCAACATCTTGTGATTCAAATAAAACCTTTTCAAAAACTATTGTGTAATCAGCAAAAACACTACTTGGATCAGCTTGATAAGATTTTGATTTTAACTTTACCTTACCAGAAAGAAAGGGGGCACTCATTGTGCCAGTAACAAATAAGTTATTTACAGAATGAACAACTAGTCCTTCTATTACTGAATATGCTGTATTTATTTTTCCAAGTCTTCCAAATTCATTGTCTTGTGCAAGATCTACAACATCTCCGTTATTGTTTTTTGCAAGAGAAAGAGCTTTACCCTTTAAAGTTACTACCAATACGCTCTTTTTTACTTTTCCACTTTCTTTAAATTCGTTCTCTGTTTGTACTGTCACAAGCGGTGTTGGAACTATAGGTGTTCCATTAAGAGTTATTGCCATTTACTCACTCCATATAAAAACTGTAGTTCTTGTTGTTTTTCCAGCAGCAAGATTTTTTTGTACATTATCAGATTCAATTATATAATCAGCAGTTGGAGCATATTCTAGCGTATCTAATGTAATACTAGTAAGAGAAACAGCCTCTATGGTTACTGTTTTTGTATGAACTTTTTTTATGCCAATGTCTTGAAACAATGGTCCACCACCACCATAGATTGTTTGATGTATCACATATGTGTCTGGTGGATTAGCCAATATTCCCATTTCTGTTATGTTTACTTTTCTACTTTTTGAACCATCTGTTGGTTTAGGATAATCTTCTACTTGATAATCGTAATTAATTATTCCTTTAACTTCATCATGACTTTCTGATGTTGACACAATTGTAATAGCTGCGTAGGTTGCAATTAATGCATTCTTAACAGTTGTCCATAAGGTAGATGCTGGACCATATCTATCACCACTACCACCGTTTAATCCAGCTATAGTTCCACTAATTGAAGTTGTTCCTCTAAAAGAATTAGAGTCACTTTTTTGCGTTATTGTTTGCTCATGAGTTGCTAATGCATCTTCGCCAGTTGCTGGATTATGATACGATATTTCAACATCAGCAGAAACTTCATTGGTTGATGTGTTTACTCTATAAGATACTTTTTTATTGTGAGAGTTACTAAATGTTCCACTAGTAGCACCACTTATATCTGCTGGTATTGTAGAAGCTATATTCTCATCAACTTTTGCTTTGGCCTTTTTCCATCCTAGTTCCCATATGCCGTTAACATTTGTGTCTTTGCATTTTGCAGAAATTTTATGAGAAACTTTTGTGAATCTTTTATCTTCTTCATTTAATTCTACAGTCCAAGATTGATCGAAATTTAGATTTATCTGATTTGCTGCTGGAACTTTTACACCATTGTATGTAAATGAATCAGCTTCCATTTCAATGCTATAATCTGAATAATCAACCCAAATGCCTTCGTCAAAAGAAACTGATTTAATTCTACCGCTACAAGAAAATGTTCCAGTTCCATTTCTAGATGTAAACGAAAAGTTTTTTATTTCGCCATCTGAGCTATATGCACATGTAGAATTTATAGTCTGCTGTTGTGCAAGTATATAAGCATGTTTTGCAGCAGTTGTAGCACTTTGAGAAGCTACTATTTTTCCTTTTACAGATATGTTGAAAAGATATTTTTCTAGTTTGCCACTTGACAAAAATTCTGTTTGTTGAGATACGCTTACAGATTGTATTGGGTTTAATTGTAAACCATTAAAAATTGCTGGCATTTTATACCTCGTTTACTTTTATAAACATGTTCATATCAGCAAAATGGCTTGTGTGAAAATTAAGTCCATGCATATGTAAATATAATTTATTGTCTGCCCCTACTACAACATTTGGAATGCTTAAATTAACAAAAGAATTTAAATTGTCGTGTCCTTTTTGAAATAAGTCTACATAATTATTCAAAGATGTTTTACCTTCTGTAAATAAATTCATAATATTTGCATAGTGTTCATTATCTCTAGAAACAAATAAGTCCATTTGCCCATTATTTGGCAGATAACCTTGAGATGTTCCAGTTCCTTCTATATAAAGTGTTTTTTCTATAGTTTTTCCCAAAGTGTCATTAAACAATGTTAAATTTAAATAGTTTTGAATATCTTCTTTAATTGTTAAAGACTCTGTGTATAAACTCATTCCAACAGAAAGATCCCCTATTAATGGAACTTCCATATATAAATTAAAACTTTGATGCTCACAGCTTCTAATGAAAAGATCTATGCCCTTATAGAATATTCTTATTGCCTCATCGCCCTGCATATAAAGGTTTGTTTTACCATCAAAAGGTATTCTTTTAGGTCCACTAATATAAAGTGGCAATATTTTTTGAGGGTCTTGTTTTAAAAATAATTGCATTTTTTCATCAACTATGCATTTTACAAACATAGTTAAATTTGATTCTGTGTTTGAAAGTGTAAACAATGACATTGAATTTTCTGGAAATGATTTGGTGAATAATCTTCTAATTCTTGTGCTTCTTCCAGCACCATCTATAAATAATGTTGCAGTATTTGAATAAGCACCTCTGACATATAGGTTTTTTAAAGATGTATTTTTAGCATTTGATTTAACAAACAAGTTTAATGCGGATATAGGGTTTGCTTTTAAAAACATCGTCATAGTTTTAATAAAATCTTTATTGCCATGAGTAAATAAATTTAAATTGTTTTCTTCTGCGTTTTTAATAAACAATGAAACATTAGGTATTCCAACATTTATTGAATCTAAAAAATAAGTTAATGAAAAACTATTGCTTATGGCAGGAGTTACACATGGGTTTGTAAACCTTAAAGTAAAATCTCCACCTGGATATATTTTTAAATTTGAAAATGTTACTATACCATCTACAGCTTGTACCATAGTTGTACCAATGAATGCTCCTGTTCCAGTGTATATTTCTGCTGTAACTCGTAAATTAGAAGAGGTTACTACTTGATTATAAGCATCTCTAACCTCTATGACTGTAGCACCTAAAGCAACATTAGTGTAAGTGCCTGTTGGCTGAGTAGTTATGACCAATTGTGTTTCAGTAGTTATCTCATTACAGTAGATGGTTTGTATAAGGTCTATTTCTGTAGAATCAATTGCTTCGTCATATATTCTTAAGTCATCTAATTGATAGCCGTTAAAAGTATTAGTTATAAAAAATATGTTTGTATTATCAACTATCCTCTCTGTGCTAAACGGTATTGAATAATCTAATGTGTTTGGAGTTGGTGTTGTGCCATCAAAAAAAAGATCTTGTTGTGTTCCATTTAATGCCAAAGATAATGGTTCAGTTGGGCCTCTATAAATAATTATTATGTTTGTAAACTGTTGACTAAAATCATTTGCACCTAATTTTATTAAAGCTACTCCAGAATCAAAACCATTATTAAATCCAACGCTTAAGCTGTCTGTCGATGTTTTTATTGAAATGTAAAATCTTGTATTTCCACCACCATAAATTTGAAAAATAATATCTTCTTCAACACCTTTTACCCAAAAAGATATTGTCCAAGGTGCATCTACCGTTGATGGCAATGGGTTTGATTGTGTAAATACGCCACTAGTTAATGGGCCATGATAGCCATCTTGAAAGTTTAAACATTTTTGAACTAGCCCATCAACAAATGTGACAAGACCTCTAGTATTAGAAAAATCTAAGTTTCCTATACTGTCAGTCAAGTCGCCATTGAATTTCCATTGATGTATTAATGCCATAGGTAATCCTTAGTTTAATCAAAGTTCATTTCTTTTAAATCCAGTAATAGCATTTTGTATTTGTGCTGCAATATTCAATGTTATTCCAGATAATGATTGCTGTATTGCTTGTAGTACACTTGGGGTATTAAAGCTTATATTCAACAATAATGGTGACATAGCTAAATTTATTGTGCTTGGTATACGATCTAATGCAGAGGTTAAATCATTTACTGCCATTTCAAAATTACGACTACTAGAAGTCATGGCCGATGCAGCAGTATTCATAATTGATACCGCTTGATTAAAAGTTGAACTTGCAGAATTAAATGATCCAGAAACAACTTGTAAAGTTTGATTTAGTGTTCCTGCACCAACAGCCACAGATTCTCCCGCAACTCGTAAATTATTTCCTGCATTATTTAATTCGCTAGAATCAAAGGTTGAAATTGCTCCACGACCTTTACCACTTCCACCATCATAGTAGCCAACTTTTCCACCCTTGGCATAATTATTAACTCTATCTAAAAATGCAGTTCCAACTCTATCTACTGCTGGCTTACTTACAACAAACTCTCCTGGTGTTAACATAGCTGGTTGAGTATCGGTGCTTGAACCACCATTGGCCATAAATCGGAATGGCCGAACAGGACCAGAACTAAAGACTGGGTTTCCTTGTACTCTATTTGCTAAACTAAAATAGCGGTTAGGGGCTGGTCTTGGTGGAGTAATTTTTTGAAACGGTGCATCGTAATGCGACATTCTTGCATTTTTAATAGTGTCTAAAGCTTGAGTTGCTGCGACATCTGTATTGTTTACTGATAAACTTCCTAGACCATCTTTTTGCAAGGAAGATATTGCCTGTTGAGCTATGCCCACATTACTTCCAGGCATACTAGCAAGGCTGCTTCCAGCCAAAGCTTTATTAGCACTAACGCCTTGGAATGATTGATTTCCAGCTTTGCTAAAGCCAAGTTCATTTATATAGTCTTTAAGACTAACCTTATCATAATTTTGACCATTATCACCATGATTTGGTGGACCACCAATTAATCCAGATATATAACGACTTCCAACAGCCGATGTTCTATATCCAGTTATTGGTGCTCTAGAAATTTCTTTATTGTTTAAGATGTCATTAAAAACTGAATCTTCCATTGCAAATTTTGAAGCACCAGCCAATTTTGCTGAACCGTATCTGGAATCAGATACTGCATTTAATCCACCAACATAATTGGGGATTGGACCACCACTAAAAGAAATATTACCAGATCCAACTCCACCAAATTCTTTTGAATGTTTTTCAAGAATTTCAGTGCCATAATTGAAACTGTAATATTTAAATAAATCTGGTCTATTTAAATTTCCTGACCTATCTGCCCTATAGTTAGCTAAATTTCCAAGAGTATTTGCAGTGACTCTAGGGTTATAGACTCTGGAAGCTAAATAGCCCTGTGTTCCTATGTCAAAATCTGTCCTTCTTTTTTCATATCTAGTAGGTCTATACCGTTTACCACTAGCCATGTCATAAAGACCAGTTCCTTGATCAGCCATTCTATCCATTTCATTGTTATATCTTGGTCCAGAGCTTATATATCCCCTGCCTGGAGATTGTCCAGAATACCTAGCGTACATTGGGTTTATAGCTGTAAGATTACCACCACGATTTAAATACTTTACCGCCCCACCACTGTTAAGATTTTGCAAGAGAGGGAGATTAGCAGCAGTTGCCCTAGCATTAACTACATACTCACCGGGAGATAGTATTGCTGGTACAGTATCAGTACCCTTTGCGACAAAGAAGGATGGGTCAGGGTTTGGAGCACTGCTTGGAACAATACCGCCAGAGGCCATAGCAAGAGGTTTTTCAAAATTGTCTTCTTTAGCACCAATCCAATTATATTTTATACCTTTGTTTTTTTCAAAATAGTCATATATGTCTTTTGAAACGACTTCTTTTTCATCTGGAATGCTCAAATCTTTTTTTAGTTTATTCGAGTCATATTTAAAGAAATTTTCTTTAGTTTCTACATTTCCATCATTAGAACTGTATTGTAATGCATCAAATCCTGTGTTAAATAAATTGTTGTTAAAAAATGGAACTATTGCAGTAAGTTTTTTACCAAAGTCTTTGCTAAATTGTTCTAATATTAAAGCATTTTCTTTTTGCCTTTTTTCAATTTCAATATTTTGATATTGTGGCCATAGTCCAGCATAGTTTTTTTCTGTTAATCCATTGTTTTGATCATTGTAATAAATTTTATCATTTATGTTTTTTATTAAACTAATATAATCTAACAAATTATCTTTTGTTGTTTCTTCTTTGTAAACACCACCAAATAATTCTTGTTCAAGAATGTTTTTTAAATTTATTCTTTTTTCTTTATCCGCATCTATCATTTGTGGCTTATCTACCAAAGGATCTCCATATGACATATATGGTTCCATTAATGAAGAAACTTTTGCACTTTGTTCATTTACATAATCATCAGATCTTATTTTTTCGATTGGTGGTGCATCAAGTCTTAATTTTTTACCTGTGTCTTTTATTTTTTGATCTTCTCCAGCTTTAAGTCTTTCAGCAATTTCAATTTTACTATACAGTTCTTGTGATCTAATAGACTCTATGTCAAAAACTTCATATTTTCTGTTCAAATCTTTTATTGGATAACCTTTATCATTTGATGGCTTAACACCAAGTGATTTTGCTATTTCCACTATTTTTTGTTCATTTTGATCGTCAAACAATATTTTTGGTTCAAGCTCTGAAATATTTGATAGGTTTTTATCTTGTTTAAACAATCTTCCAAATATTGCACTTTTATCATAATCGTTTATTTTTCCAGAATCGCCTTTTCCAAGTTTTTTCAAAATGGAATCTATGGAATCCGAGGCTTTACCATCTGGATTATATTTTTCTCTGATTTTATTAAGTTGTCCTTCGCTTGCACCACTTTTTTGCAAAGGGCTTATTTCTGAGATAAACGATTCTGGTATTCCTCGTTCACCTTTGTTTTTTAACTTTTCAAAAAGTATTGCATCTTCTATTGAAGTATAGGGATTTTCATTAAGATATCTTTGATTTGTTAAATCTTTAAATCTACTATCTGTTACCATTCCATAAGATTCAAGTTCATCAGCGTACTTATTGAGATATAAAGAAGGATTGTTATTTAATTCTTTTGTGTATGATTCATTATCTGCATCATCAAAAAAAGCAGCGTGATCAGTACCCATGCCCCTAGCATCAAATCTTGGTTGTAAATATTTTCTTAAATATTTTGCTTCTTCTCTTTTTCCCTTTTTTAAATTTTTAGCATATGCATTTGAAAGTGTTTTATACTGTGCAATTATAAGTCCAATTCCAGCACCAACTAATGTGGCACCTGGAATAGGAATAGCAGTTCCAGCAAGTGCTCCAGCAGCTATTGCTCCACCAGTAGAAACTAATTCTCCAGTGCCTGTTGTATCAGCATTGCCTCCACCAAAGATTGATTCTGAATCTTGATATTTTTTCTTGTCGTATAAATTTGCAATTTCTGGAAAAGCTTGCCCATAAGTTTCAACAGCCTTTTGAAGCCTCACAGGATTTATATCAGATGTAAGAGAAGTTCCTATTGCCTCTAAATCACTAACTGTTTGAGGTAAAAATGCTAACCCCAAAGGTCCAGCAAATGGGGCAACTCTTGGTATTCTTGTAAATAATTCAAACAAAGGAATAATTGCTGCTGATGTTGCTGCTTCTTGACCCAATTTTTTCTTAATTTCACTTGGATCAACACCATACATAGAATCAACAATTGCTGTTCTAGCAAGTGGTAATGCCATTTGTGCATAAGCCCCATACTTTGCTATTGTTTTTCCACCATCTGCCATTTTAAATTTTGGAGAATTAGTAATTATTTTGTTGGCATTACCTCCAGCCCTAACTACTTGCCTATTTACTTCTACAGAAACTCCTTTATTTTTTTCCCTTACTTTCTCTACAGCCCCCATTATTTGATTAATATCTCCACTTTTTGAAATGTCTTTATATTCATTTAGAACTTGAGTCATTTCACTTGAGGTGACACCTTTGCTTGCTAATATTTCTCTAATTGTCTGTTGTTTAGGTTGTGCAACTGGTTTTGGTAATTCAGCTACAATTGGTTGCGGTTTTGGTGGCAATTTTGTTTCTGGTAGTACTTCACTTGGTTGAGTGCCAGTTCTTCCATCTGTTCCTTTTCCTGCATCATTTAAATTTGGTTTATTGCCTGTTGTTACATCAACTTTTGGTGGCAATTTTACTTCTGGTGGTAATTCAACTTTTGGTATAGGCTTAACCGTTGGCTTAACTTCTGGTGGAACCACTGGCCCAACGAATGGTTCTGGTGGTAATGGCCCAACGAATGGTGCTGGTGCTGGTGGTCCAAAGATAGGTTGTCTGACTAATGGTAAAGGTCTTCTTCCATCAGCATTCAACCGCATTCTTGGACCGCCCCTTTGAGCTTCTATTACATTTCTTCTATCTTGTAGTATTTGCTGTTGTCTTAAAGCTTGAGCTTCTTGTGCTCTTATTTGACCTGCTCTTAATTCAGCAGCAGAATTATTTCTATCATTTCTAAGTCTTTCTCCAAGAATTCCTATAACACCCCTTGTTTGTCTTTCTCTTATTTCTCTTGGATCTAATAAACCAATAATTCCAAAATCTGTTCTGAAATTTTTAGGTTTTTCAAAACTAAAGACAGTATTTTTTATAGGATTTTGAAGTGCCTCAAAATGAGTTGTTCCAGATTTATTTTTAAGTATTTTTTCATTTAAAAAATTAGATTCACTTTTCATTAAATCTTTAATGTTATTTTTTGAATCAATTTTTACATTTACATCAGATGGTGTTGTTTTTTTAACTTCTGAAGTAACTGGCTTTGCCATATCTCCTGTTTTATAATCAGCTATCTGATTTTCAAACTTATTTTGTTCAATAGCATTCTTAATAAAAGCTTCTTTTCCCTTTTGACTTAAATCTTGATATTTTGATAAATCATCCATGTTTAAATTTTTAATAATTCGACTGGCTTTTTCAGTTTCCAAAAATTTTTGTGGTGTTTCTATATTTTTACTATTTAAAAATTCAACCCTTTCGGATTGTGACATTGTTTTAAATTTTTCTATTTCTTGTTGAGTTAACTTTGCATTTTTTATTTGTTCGCTTAAAGTAGTAGCAACAGGTTTAACAGGTTCAACAGGAGCTTCACCCTCTGGATAAACATCAACTGGTTTTTGAAAGAATTTTATTGTTTTATTGATTGCTGCTTTAGCAAGAAAATATCCAGGAACACCGATTCCAGTAGCAAGAATACCAGCTTTTATAAAATCTTCTGTGTTAAATTCTCTGTCTAAATCAATTACTTTATTTAAATCTGTTATATTTGTTAAAGGTTTATCTGCTGTGCCAGTATAAACTTTTTTTGGATCTGCCCCTTTTAATTCATTTGTAAATGCAAATACTGCACCAGCAGTAAGTCCTGTTTTTAAAAGTAAAGATCTTAAAGATTCTTTTGGTGCAAACGATATATTTTTTGATGGAATCTTACTTGATGAAACTTTTTTTGAAGAATTAATATCAGGTGCATCTATAATCTTCTTAGGTTTTGACAAATCAACTATTGGATTTTCTATTTTAGGAGGAAATAATGTATGAATACTTGCTTCGTTGTTTGGGCCACTTATATTTAATCCTTTAATTTTTTCAGCAGCAATATCTGGTGAATATGCTCTTTTTATAGCTTCTTTAACAAGTTCTACTTCAATGCCTCTATTGCCAAATTTTCCCCCTAAAATTCCATCTAGTGCAATTGGTTTTCCTGCTTTAATGTCTTTTGCAATACTTTGATGAAAACCACTATTGTAAATATCTGCCATAGATTCATCGCTAGCATGATCAAGCATACTTAGTAATGCCGTTAATCCACGACTTTTGCCTGATTTTAACTTACGACTTTCATTAGCATTTGCTTGTAATTCAGACAGAAAAGTAGGTATTCCACCCTGCTTCCAAGGAGAACTGGCACTACCCCTTTTGCCATATTCCTCCATATTTATAGCACCATACAATGAATTATGCATAGGTGACATTTTATCTTGAGCAAAATCTTGAATCGAATGAGTTAATTCATGACCCATTATTCCTTTTTGTTCTACTGGCTTTTCACTTATAGAATAATGAGCAGGATTACTTTTATACATGCTACTTCCTGTGTAGCTTCTGTCATAAACGGTTGAAACTTTAGGTTGGCCTGGTCCAGAATTATCACCTCCACGACCTAAAATATATTTTTGATTACTTACTTTTTCTAAAAATACATCCATAGAATTTTTTATTCTTCTATTACTTGGTTGATCAAATAATTTATCTCCTATTTCCCTACTTTCTTCAAGATACTTAGTGGTAAATATATCCTCTGGTTTTTTCCAACCCAAACCTTGTATTGGGCCTCTTTCTTCTCTCAATCTTGCCAATTCTAATTTATGTAAATCGTAAAGTTCATGCATTCTCTTTTCTTGTTCTAAATATCTTTTAAACTGATCTATTTTTCTCCTTGGATTAATAGATTTAGAATTAGGATCAATTAAATACTTCTCTGCTTGAATCATAAATTCTGGATCATGAAGCACCCCAAGAGGCGACTTGGGTATTTCTTGAGCTTTGGGTTCAGCAATATAGGCACTTGTGCCTTGCTTGCCATATCCAGAAGTCATTTGTTTAAACATTCTGGAGAATATGTTTTCTCTTGGTTTTTTTTCTCTTGGTTTTAAATAAGAAAGATCCTTATTAAGCTTTAACCTACCAGTACCTTTAAGAGCTTTCCGAACTTCAAGAAAACCTGGTTCAAATGTTCTTTGTACAATTTTAGCAACTTCGGCATCTTCTACTGCAAGATTTTCTATAAGTTCTTTATTGTTAAACCATGAACTACCAGCATTAACTAATGGTGGAGGTATTCTTCGACTACTCAATTCTTGTTTAGATGGTTTTAAATATTTGGACATCGACATAGGACCATCACTACTACCAATAGATGGTTCAACTGGTTTTTTACCACCAAAAAACTTATTTAAACCAAGATACCCTAAACCAGCAACAGTAGTAACACCCAAACCAACAGCACCAATTTTTAAAAAGTCTTCAATGTTGAATTCTCTGTCTTTCTTTACAACATTTTTTAAATCATTTGGGTTTATAAAACTTTGATCTTTTGTGCCACTTAAAACTTTTTTCGTTTCTCCTGCCATTGACATATTTGGGAATGCTAATGATCCAGCAGCAACTAATGCTGCACCTATAGCTTTTTTACCAGCACCAACAAATGGTGAGATAGTTTTTGGATTTAATGCACCTTTTGAAAAAACAAGTTCATACTGTCCATTACCAATATGTTTATAAGCTCTAAAATTCTCATTTAAAGAAGCTTGAGGTTTTCCATCTATCGTAGGAAAATAAGTTGAGCCTTTCCCATGTCTTCCAGAATTTGATGGCTTTATAGAAGCATCATCGCTGACAATAATCGTATGATTTTCATTTTGCCCTGCATAAGCCATGCTCGCTTGGCCCTTGCTAAATGATGGAAAAGCAGTTGGGCGAGCCTTCATTTTTTCAGCAAGAGTAGCATTTGAAGAAACCTTAGCATTAGCATTTGTTCTTACTGTGCCTAATTTAACATCACCTAAAGACTCTTCCCCATGAATTACACGGTAATATGCATCTGAATTGTTGAAAAAATTACTATTTACTCGTTCTGGATATCCACCTTTGCTTAAATAACTAACCTTACCCCCACCATTCATATGATCTAAAAGACCCTTATTCTTTTTAGCCTTATCTGCACTAACAATAAATTCTCCAGATTGAACCATAGCTGGAGTTCTACCACCAGCTTGACCCCCCTTAGAAAAACCTATTGCCTTAATATTTTTGATACTTTTTAAGCCATAATTTCTTTCAAAATAACCAGCCCCAATAGTAGTAATTTCTGGTGGACTTCCAGCCATTAACAAATCTTCAAAATATGGTTTTAAATTTGCTCTTCTTTCGTAATATGATCTGGTGTTACCATCACGATCAACAGGATCAACTGCTTGTCTTCCATCTAAACCAACTGGGTTAGCATTAGCTCTTAAATAATCTTCTGTAGCATCTAATATTTGTTGGTAAGGAACTTGTTTTATAGCCAATGGCATCCCATAAACTACACCAGCTTTAGTCATTTGAAGAAGATTGTTTCTTGCTTCTACGCCAAGATTTTCTATATTTAAACCAGTTTCTTTAATGTCTGTTATTTTAGACCAAGGGGCAATATTTTGTTTTGAAACTATTGCACTAATTGGCAAAGATCCATCTTTATAAGGGATATTTGTAAGATCAGCACTTCCTCTTAATATTCTTAAAGAGTTATTTAAGGCGTTTCTTCTCCAAGAACCTCTAAGATTTCCAAACTTTGTTAAAACTGCGATATCAACATTTTGTTTTCTTTGCATTTTTGCAATTTTTTGTGCTTCTAAACGATTAACATTTAGTGGAGCAAAAAGATCGCCAAAACCACCTTCTGCTAAATAATTAACAGGACCGCCAGCATTCATTGCTTTTGTAGGCTTAACTGTTCCACCGCCATTCAAAGCTTGTAGCAAAGGAAGATTTTCAGATGTTGCTTTTGCGTTAACCACATATTCGCCATGATTTAACATGGCTGGTATTGTATCTGGACCTATCGGTTTAAATACAGTTGGATCTGCACCAACCATTGCAGAAGAATGGGTCACCATACCACCAGTGTTAAACGCTCTTGGTCTTGGGGTAAGCGGATTAACTGGAGCGACTTGATTTACTGGAATATTTAAAAGGTTTAACTGAGCATTTAAATTTTGTATGCTATTTGCTGCAATAGTTGATTGTGTTTGAAGTTGTTCGATTTGTTGAAAAAACTGTCCACCAATAAGACCGCCAAGTCTTTGTATATCATCTATTGCTTTTGAAAAAGCCGATGAACTAACATTTTGTTGAAGTAAATTTAAAACAAAACTTCCTAAGTTTGCCTTATCTCCTTGAGCATTTGGATCATTTGTAAAATAAGTATTATTATTTGCATCAAGCTGTCTACTTAAACCTAATTTATTAGCTAACTCACCAGATTGTGTTTGAACCTCTTTGTTTTGTATAGTTTGAAACTGATCACCAGCATATAACCTTATAATAGATGCAAGATCTTTTTGATTAATCACTCCACTAGTTTTAGCACTTCTTTCTTGGACTTGTCCAATAATGGCATTAATATCTAAGCCTTGAAGATTTTTATTTGCAGCAAGATTATTTAATAATTTACTAACATCTAAAACATTGTTTTGACCCAAAGAATTTGCTGCTATAACATCAGCCTGATTGGTATCTCTAAATTCTTCAGCCTTTTTTTGACTAGACCGTTGTTTTTCAACAGAAGCTAAAAACACAGAAATGTCTTTGCTATTTGGTGCTACATATTTAGTGTAACTTTCTTGAGTTACCATATTGCCGATAACACTAGCAGATGGGGCTACTGCTTGTAATTCTTTTATTCTTGCATCGTTAGCCCTAAGTGATTGTTCTTGCCCACCTATTTGTGTTCTTGTAAGTTCTGCGGACAACCTTGTAAAAAATTGTTCATTTTGTTTTGATAGTTCTGCAAAAAATTGACCTTGTAAAGTTTGTTGATCTTTTATTATTAATGACTGTGCTTGTTCTCTTACTGCCATAGCAGCAAAAAGTTGTGCGTTTAGCTGAAGTAATTGTGGACCATATTTATCTTGAACTTTTGTTTCTGGCTTAGATACAAAACCGCTTGCTTGTAAAAATTCAGACTTTAATTTTTTGCCTTCTTCTCCAGAAAAATCTAAGTATTCAAAAATTGCTTTTCTTTGTTCAACATTAAACCTTAAAAGGTTTCCACCAAGTTCTTTAGCAATACTAGTCAATTGACTACCAGCTTGAAGTCTTTGTAATTGTTCTGGCGATGATGTTAATAATTTTTCGCCCCTATTTTCTGTTTCAGATTGTTTTCTTGCATTGTCTTGTTCTTCGTTTGCTATTTCTTGTCTTATTTTTCCAACTCTTTGTTCAATTGCAGATACTTCTTCGGTTGAATCAGCAAGATTTTTCATTGCTTGATTAAGAAGTGAAGCTTCTACCTTTAATCTTCCCAACTCATTTGTCGCATCAGTATCTTGACCCCTTCCATTAGCCCCCGCTGTAAATCTAGCGTTTTTTCTTTTGGCTTCTGCTGCTTCTGTGTTAATTCTATTCTGATTGATTCTATCTTGTATTTGTTGAGGGTCTAATTGATCGCCATTATTAAGACCAGTAAGCCTAGCCTGTTGTTCTGCAAATGCTTGTGTCTGGTCAAATATGTTGGTCATATCAAGACCTATCTGACCCTCTTTTATCTCACCAAATCTTGCACCTAATGGATTTGCCGTTTTTTGTTTTTTTATTTCGTTTTCAATATCGATATTTGTTTTAAAATTTCTTGTTTGTTGTTGAATTTTTCCAAGTTTTTCGTATTCGTTTACAGTTTTTATTGTTTCTTGAGCTAATTTATTTATTCCAGATACATATGCATCTGATGCTTTTTCTAAATCCTCTGCAATTTTTTGATAAGCTTTTAAGAATGGTTCTGAAACACCAGACATTATTTTTTTTGCAAATTCACCATAGTCACCACCAGATTCAGCAAGCATCTTAGAGAAATCTTCGCCCATTTTTCCAACAATTGAATTAACATATGCTGTCGTATCTGATTTATTAAATCCTCTATTGTTTAACTCTTGTGTTAAAACGCCTCTTAAAACAGATTGTGGATCTTTACCACCTTTAACATCATTTGGGTTTATGTTTGCAAGTATGTCTGGAAGTAGTGCAGATATATTTGCAACTATGTTTCCAGATTTTTCAAAATTAGATCCGCTTGAACCAAGTCCGCTAGAAACATCTTTTAAGTTTTCCACAAACATATTAGGGTTTAAAAATGATGATTGAACATCAGAAGATATTCTTTTCTTTTGACCTATAGAAAAATTTGAAGATAGTGCATCTGTTATTGTTTGAAACCTTGGACTTAAATTATTCAATGTTGAGGCAGCATTAGATGAAGCATTTGCCAAAAGTGAAAACGCTACATTAAGTTGTTCTGTACTTTTAACTGATAGTGTTTGATTTTTAATAGCAATCTGTTGTTTTTCAAAATCCCTTGCGAATGTTTCAAATTTCTTTTTTAATTTTTCTATTGGTTGATCTAAACCAATTGATAATTTTCCAATCTGTGCTGAATTAGAAGTGTCTTCAAAAAATTTACTTGGATCAAATTTTTGATCATCTCTTGGTTTAAAAGTTTTAGTTTTTTCATCAAAAGCTATACTTGATTTTATTTCTTCTTCAATTTGTTTTGATAGAAGAGAATCTATTCCAGATGCTTGTCCTGCATATTGTGTTCTTCTTTCCGCTTTAGCACTCTTAGCCTCTTGCGTTCCCGAATTGGTTAATGAAAAACTTGTAACAGATGCTTTTGATTTTTCTGCAATTGCAGTATCGATTTTATCTTGTAAATCCGTTATTTCTTTTAATGTTGTAGCTGCTATTTTTTCAAATGATGTAGCTGCAACAGCAAATGCATTTTTTAATTGCGTTCCAGCTTGTTCTAATTTTATATCCGCAATTTGTTTTTCAGCATCTTTAAGACCATTTACAAAACCAGTCAATCCACCAACAGCAGCACCAACAGCTATTCCCCACGGTCCTAAAAAGCTACCAACAGAAGCTCCAGCAGCAACACCAGTAAAAAGACCAGCACCCGCAGCATTGGCCTTATATTGAGCCTCACTTTTACTACTAACAGCTTCTTTTGCTTTAGCATCACTTAAATCAAATGATCCACCAATCATGCCAAGGCCAGTACTAGCAGCAAAAATGTTGTTTTGCAAGTTCTCTCTAGAAAAAGTGGTTTTCGCAAAATCACTAACTTTTCTTCCTATTCCCTTTTTTCCTGTTTCCGAATAACCTTCTTTTTTTAATCGTTTAGCCAAATTTTCATCATAAAATTCACCCTTGGCTGTTGTTTGTACTTTTCTTCTTCCTGCTTCAACTTCACTAGCCATTTGTTGAGCTTGATCATTTGCAAATTTTTCATTAAACTCTAAACCTTTTGCTTCAGAAAAAGATTTTAATTGTTGAAAATATCCAGCTTTTGCCCTATCGTTAACATTGGTTGTAAGTGCTTTTCTAGTAGAACCAGTTGCTTCTTCCCCATAAAGTTTTTTATAATTAGAAAGTTCTTTTTCTAATATTTTATTGTAACTATTTCCAAAAGTTGATGTTATTACCTGTCCATCTTTTGTAATATTTCCATCTGGATTTTCTTTGTATTTATTTTTTAATTTTTCAATTTCTCCCTGCACCCTTGCCCTAGATCTTTCATCTTGCCCTATTCTTTTCCTATTATCTGCCAACTCTGTATTTACTTTTCCCAAATCAGCAAGTGTAGCAGCATAAGCTTGTTCTGCTGCTACTCTAGTGGCTGTAGAAGCGGTAGTTGGTACACCAGCCCTAATATCTCTTTGTTCAGCCTTTTTTGCTTTTCTTACATCTTTTTCTTGTTGAGACAAAGCCCCTGTTAATTTTTGTTTTTCTTCGTTTAAAAGTTTTTCGTATCTTAAACCTACTATTATTTCTCTTGTTACTTTTCGGTTTGCATCCAAAAGAGGTTTTACATCTTTGCTAGTTTGATTCATATCTTTTACAACATCTATTGCCTGTTGTCTATTTTGGCCTCTTTCAGTAGAATTTGTTGGTATTCTAAATTGCTGTTCAAGCCTTTTTGCAATTTTTATTTCTTCTTTTGTTAAACCACCATAACCACCACTGGCAAATTTCTTTCTACCAGTCGTATTCATATAATCTAAGTTAGGAACACCAATCTGCTTTGTTTCATCTGGACTATAGATGTATTCCCCAGGCATAACTAATGATGGAATAACACCACCACCAGCCCTTCCAAGTCGAGATAAGTTTGAAGCACCTATGCTGTTAACTGAAGATTTTTTAATTACATAAGAACCAATCGGCAAATCTAATGGAACACTGTCAGTGTTACCAACGCCTGGAACTAAACCGCCAAGAGCTAATTTTGGTGGTTTTGGTAATTTTGATGTTTTTAAAACACTATTTTGTTGTTCCGTTAGTTTTAGTTTTTGATTTTGAGTATTAGCAAGGCTTGGATCTCCTTGTGTATAATTTTTGTCTTTTACAAGTTGTTCATATTCACCTTCTTTAAACTTTGCAGTATTGTAAACAACACCAATACTACCAAGATTTATAAGGTTGTCTTTTTCTATGCTATTACTAAGCTTTTTTTGGTTCCCAATTCGCATTTGATATCTAGCTAATTTGTCTACTAATTCAGCATCTGAAACTGCTTCTCCTACATTTTTTACCTCATATGGAATTTTTCCAATTAAATCAATAGGAAAACCAGGCTTTGTTCTTGAAGCACCCAATCGTTCTGCTGCAAATATTTCAAAGGAATTTCCTTGAGCACCAATGTTTTTTAATTTGGCCGATTTTTGATCTTCTAATGGAAAACTAATTATGTTGTATTTAATTGTATCATTTGGATTAATTAGATTTCCAGACCTATAATCGTCATCCTTTGGATTTTTTGATGAATCAAAGAGTTTTAAAAGCAATTCTTTTGATATGAATTGCTCGGCTTGAATAGAGCCACCACCGCTAAAACGACTTCTTGGAATAACCAATTCACCTGGTTCCAACAATGCAGGAACCTTATCACCCCTACCAACTCCTGGTACAATTCCACCCTTCGCCATTTTAATTATCCCACCAGAAGCTTTTTTTGCTCCAGTTGGCAAAAATGGAGAAAATGTACTTGGTTGATTTGCTGGTGCAGGAGAAAAAGCCGTACTACCAAATCCCTTTGCAAAACCAGTCAAACTTTGAGCCGTTTTTACTGCTGCAATAGCAGTTATAACTGGCAAAACCCCTTTTAAAGAATCGGCAAGTGCAATACCAGCAGAAGCAGCACCGAGAAGTAAATCTATAAGCGATTTAAAAGAAGATGTGTTCGTAAGATTTCTAATAAAATCTGAAAATTCTTCTTTAACCTTTTGTATTTTTACACCAAAAGCCTCTTGTGCTTGTGCAGCATTTAGAGCAAGAGAAGCACCACCTATTTGGGCGACACCTAAAGCTTTCTGTGCGACACCAAATTCTTGAATAAGTGGTATAACCTTAGAGATCTGCCTATATCCACCAAGTTCTTCGACAATGGCACTAAACCTTGGATCTGTAGATCTAAGCTCATTAAGAGCACCAGAAAGCCTTTTAACAGCCTCGTATGGCCCAACAAACTGATTTGCAAGACCTAAATCGCCAGCAGCTTTAGCTTCGTCTGCTGTATACCTTAGTTGTACGCCAATTTCTTTAAGTGCTTCAACAGTTTCGTTACGCTGTACCCTAGTAAATATAGTTCTAAGTCCAGTTCCAATACTTTCTGCACTTTCTCTAGTTGTTTGCCTAATCGATGTGAATAATGCTAAAAATTCATTTAGGTCGCCACCAGCAGCTTTAAAAGCACCACCAGCTTTACGAACACCTTCAATTAAGTCTTCAGCCTCAACAGCAAATTCAGCAGCAACAGCATTAATTGCACCAAGGGCATTACCTAAGTCTTTTGCACTTATGCCAAACTGATTCATAACTGCAATAGCACCTTCGGTAGTGTCTCTAAGGTTATCAAAGCTTGGGGCTAATGCAGCTTGAGCCAATGCTTCAAGTGCTGCTTTGGTGTCCGCTAAACTTAAGTTTGCTTGTTTTAATGTCACTGCCGTTGTAAGCAGTTCTTTGCTAGAAACACCATAATTCTTTGACAGTCTACTTACTTCACTACCTACAGCACCAACTTGCCCAACACTGTCTGTAGAAACTTGAGTTAATCTGATCATTTCACGATCAAAATCTATAGCAGCAGTTAATGCTTGCTTTAGAGAAGATGTAAAAGTGATAATAGCTCCAGCAGTAAGCGTAAAAGCCACAAATCTTTTAGCAGCTAAACCTGACTGTCTACCAAACTGTTCCATAGCAGTACTAGCTTCTTCTGCTTGCACTTTAATGTATTTTAAACTATTTCCAGAATCTTTTGGTAAACCTAAAGACACTGCACCAACATCTTTCAATTGACTGTTGATGGTGTTAGCAGCATTTTTTAAAGATGCCGTATTTAGTGCTACATTCAACTGTGCCGTTAAATTAAAAGCCATTTTTTCACCCCAATAAAAAAGGGCAGGGAATAAGCGTAAATGTACGATTACTCACTACCCATCTTTGAAGATACTGTCCGTTATTACTTACTTTCGATATCTTTCTTTTCAACAGATTCAACTGCTTGAACCTTTTCAACTGTCTCAGCTTTTTCAGCTTTTTCAGCCAAGGGCTTGCCTTCGTCATCCAAGAATGGAGTAAATTCAACAATATACTCCCCTTTTTCATCAACCAGATTGCCATGAATATCAATTAGTTCATCTTTTTCATTGATATATCTGCCATCTTTGTTGACTAATCTTCCTTCGGAATCAACCCTGTGGCCACTTTTATTAACAAAATTCAAGTCTTGATCTACAAACTTGTACTTCTTAAGAAATTCATTCTCTGGAAGCTTTTTTTCATAGTCTGGATCAAGGTTATACAGCATCAACGCTAGGTTACTTGCTGCTGGATTAGTTACTGGGTCATCATCCCTATTTAGATAGTCTTCATAACTAGCATAATAAGTTTTACCCGTATCTGAATACACCGTACAAGCACTAACCCAGTAGTTGAATTGAGCATTATCTGCTTGACCTTCAGCAGTATTTGAATCTAACGAAGAACGCTCAGATGTAAGCGACCTAAGTTCAGCCCTGTCCTTCTTCATTTGAAGGGCTAAGTCCTTTGCCTCAGACAGTTTAATACCACCAGACTTGATCTTTCTTTCATTAGAATTAATTTTTTCAACTAATTTTTTATACTGAGCTTCCTTATTATCATCCCACAAGTTCTGCTCTCGCATAACATTGTTTACTTTAGCACGAAGGATAGCACCTGATTCGACTGCATCCCGAAATGCCTTGTTGTATGTCTTTTGCCCTTCTTGTCGTTGTTTGACATTAGGGCGAATTACGCACAATTCCATCTCTTTGCTATCAAGAGTTACCTTAAAAACCTTCTTGTTATCGTTGACACTCATCTTTGTCCTCCTTTGTTTTTAGAAAAGTCTGGTGTCTATTCCAAGAAATCAAATACTGGCCCATCTCATTTTCTACTGCTCTTATTTGATGATTGCCGTTATTGAGTACTGCCGTTCTACATTCTTCCCATAATTGCTTCCATTCTAACTGTTCGTCTGTAAGTTCACTTTCTGACAAACGATGCCCCCAAAGCTCTCCAAAATTTTGCTCAAAAGAAGATAACGCACCAATAAAGGCAGTCCTAACTTTTGTGCTAGTAATTTTAAAAAGCCTAGCTCTTGAATCTGATTGATATTTTTTTTTGCCCTTTTCATTTTCCTCCTGACTTAATCTTAACGCATCTTGCATCTGTTTTTCAACATCCATTTTTATCTCCTTAATTTATTAGATTGCATCTGTAAATCAAGTTTTGTATCTGGCATGTCTGCTTCATTTAAGAAACCCTTTTGTTGAATCATTTTCAATCTTTGTTTTTTTATATTTCTTGCATTATCATCATTTAATGAATCAATTCTTTCCCGATCACTTTTCGATTGCCCTATAACAAAAACTTCTCCGCTATTCTTAATCTTATCATTAGATATCAGGTCTTCTACTTGTAATTTTGTTTGATTTTTCTGTCTGTCTTTCCTTTGCACAATCATCCACCCATCTATCAAATCATCATCGTCAACTATTTCCTGCTGTGGACAACTTGGGTGTTCATAAATATTATCATACATAGTAGACCAAATCACTAAAGATTTTTGATCTTCTGTTAAATCTACGGTTGGAACGCCAAAAACTTCTCGTTCACACTTCTTGCAAGACCAAGTAGATCTCCAAGGCTCTGTTCTAGCCATCTCTCTAAAGTCTTGTTCGCTTATTCTACTGTCTATAAAAATTGTTGTAGCTTCTTCTAGTAGTGGTTCTACATTTTTCCAAAAGTCATCGTTTTCCCAAACTCTAGTGCCATCTTCGTGATATAGACTTTTACCAACTAGATAACGAATCCTCATCATTGAGGCTGTTCCAGAACATGATAAGTGATTGTAAGAATTTTTTTGTTCTAGTAACTCAGAGAGTTTTTCTTTTGCCATACTCAAAAATTTTCTAAGCACTTTTCTTTCTTCAGATTTGAAAGCTGCTTGAAAAAGTTTTACCTTATAGTCTTCTATATCTTGTTGGACTTGTTTTAAATCGTTTTCTTTTTCTTCAGACCAAATTGAGTTTTCGTATAAGAATTCTTTTATTTCTTTATCGTTATATAATCCATCTAATTCAGCATCTCGCAATGCTTCTAAATACATCTCTTGTGCGATGTGTCTTGTATGGCGATCTGGTTGTTTTATTAGATAAACTTTTCCGTTTACTTTGCAACGAAAAAATCCAGAAATGATTCTACTAATGTAGAGTTCCTTTATTGCCTGTTCCATCCAATGTTCCTAAAAATTAAAGGAGTCGCAAGGGTTACTTGCGACTCGTTTATTGAAATCAATTAACCGTTACACAAAAGAACCAGGATCTTTAGTGTGCGTAACCTTGAAATCATTAAAGGTCTGGAAGCTATAAGTAACAGTAGCATTGCCACCGTCAGTTCCACCACCTTGATAATTAGCAGACTGCAACTTGTTCTTGCCACCAAGATCAATAACAGTGCCTTCGGTTAAATACAACTTAATGGTTTCATCATTAAGGTTTTTACCGTTACCAAGAACGCCAGCTTCAGTTGCACCAATTTGATCACCGTTCTTGCTTATAACTGCCAATTCGCAAGTAACTGCTACTGGAAATTTAACATAACGGAAATATGGTGCTTTGCGACCAAGCTCAAGAATCTGTTCACGACCAAGATTAGCAGAGGTCGAAAAAGATTGGAAAGATGCACTATAACATTTGAGAACATCATCCAAAACATTTTTACCTGATCCATTAATACCAGGAATACATTTTGGAAACAATGATTGAGCCATGTCAACATGTTGCCTACGAGCAATACCAGAGGCAATTTGACCAGCAGATGCAGTTGCATCATCATATGGATCAGCATCCCAAGTACTTCCTGGAACAGCACCTGTTCCTGGAACATCTACTGGTTGGAAATCAGCAGTCCAAGTAGTGCCAGTTGACCAAGTTTTATTGTTGGCAACCAAAGTTACTGATTCAGTAGCATTTCCATCTACTGCAACTTTATAGCTAACTTGGCTAACAAAACAACCAGAGATAAAGCAAGTTGTGTTTGGTGTTCCAGAAGCAGCTTCAAAAGTATCATCAACAATAGAAAGTGCTAGGCCAGCTTTTGCATTAGATCTACCAACAAGGGTAGCACTAGTGGAACCATCGCTGGTAGCAAGATGATAAATCAATGGGAAACCATCAAGAACTTTTTCAAGAGTTATTTCAACATCTGGAATATTTTCGATGTTTTCATAGATTGAAATCATACCGATTTCAAAAACTTGTTCAAGATTAAAGGTGGTATTAATACCAACGCTTTGTAAACCACGAATTTCACGGAAGTTTGCACTATTAAGTTCAACACCGTCACCGCCAATACCTACAGCTTGGCAAGCATAAAAAATTCTTCTATTTGACATTTCTTTTCTCCTAAGTGTATTGTCTGTCCAAACAAAACTGCCCCTCACCTAACAAATACACCAAAATCATAAAGAATCTATTGAGAAAGTAACCCTAATGGTTGCTGCAAACATTGGTGGAGCAGTAATTTGCTCTTGAGATCTGATTTTATCCCAAGAAACAGGTTGCAAGCTGTATCCAGTAGTCAACATTTGATCATATGTTATGCCAGAAGGTGCTATATTGCCTTCAAAATTAAGAGGGTATTTACTATCTGCCAATAATTTTTTCTTATTTATTAAAGATATCCTTTTTTGATACTGATTTACAATTATGTCGTGTATTTGTTTTCTATCCCAAGGTGTTTCCGCTATAACATGCATAAAAACATCTTGATAATGAACCCTATTTATTGAACCAAGTTCATATGGTTTCATATTTATTGCTGGTAATGACTCTAAAACAACAGCAGGAAGCTGCACCCTATTCATTGCCAAAATATCCCAAGTTCCAGAACCCTTCTGAGAAAATTGAACATCATCCCCACGAAAACTGTTGAATTGCACAGACTGAAACCAATTGGTGTCTGATGATGCAACCCTAACATTTCTATATGAATGAGCACATTTAACAACTGAAGTTGCTGGTAGTGCTGTGTTAAATACTATTTTGCCTTCTGGATAGTTTATTTTAAAACCAGAGGGGCCAGTAGTAGTATTTTCATAAAAGCTATTGTTTACAAAAACACCACTAATAGATATCGGCTGAGTTGTATAATCAATAGATGATTCCCAAACCCATTCAGACCTGATGCCTTCCCAAGCTTTTCCTGATGTATATCTTGGATCTCTTGCCAATCTAAGCTTATAAGGCTCAAAAGAATGTGATCCAACACCAGATGGGTATGTTCCAGTAGGTATAACAACATTCGTAAAAGCACCAATATTTAAAAAAGCTGCTTGCATGAACATATAAACAGACGATTCTAATGTGTCTGAAAAAAGTGGATCGCCATAATTAACAACTCCAGCAAATTTTGACAATGTTCCCATTATTCACCTATATATTTATGTAGTCTGTTATAACTTTTTGAAATAAATTTGATATATTTCCTTCAACTCTTTTAAGAGATCTTGTTATCCAGTTGTCATTTTCTGTTCCAGCATAATCAGGGTCAATGCTGAATCCCTTAGTTTTTGATTTAACCATAATAGCCTGTCCAGTCCTTGATGTGTCAAAAAATCCGTACATAACCCTATATCCAGAAATAACTTCCGATGTTCCAGCAGTGAGAAGCCAATCTAACCAATCGACTTTTCCACCCTTAGATTGATAAGAACCCATTGGCAAAGACAATATTTGTTGTATACCATCTTTTAAAACAGTTAATCCTATTCCACCCAAATCATTACTTCTTGCAGGAAGTTTTCTAAGTTCTATTGAACTTACCACTAGTTCAACTATTTGTTCTGCCACTTGTCCAGCATTTGATAAACCAACATCATAATAAAGAATGCCATCAATATAATTTAAAAGCTCTAAATAAACAATGTCTTGTCTTAAAGCTGTTTTTATTTCTTGCACAAAGAGAGTTCTAGTTTTTCTAATAGCAAAACTAATAGATTGACCCACAACTTTTACAATTTCTTTGTTTGCAGCACTATAAAATTCGTTCTCATCAATTCTAATTGTGTATTTATTCATTTAAGCACCTACCCTGCTCCACATTCCTACCCAATACCTATTTTGAACGATGTTTCCTTGATCAATAGGTTCACCATAGAGTTCATATGTGAATCTTATCATAGGTTCTAAGCTTATCTGTACAATTAGCTTCCTTGACTGTAAAACATCTGGTAAATCTGAAATATATCCTTTTGTTTGTATCATTCCCGCTGGAACTTGAAGTCCAGAAGGCATTTTAACAAACCATTCTGAAGGGCTATTGCCAATAAGAAGCTTTAAAGGTTTTGTCATTTGTTTAAAATGATAGCCAGAACCATTGCAAGAAGGGCAAATGGAACCATTTGGAAATGGTATAGGTCCACCATTTATCCAATAGTTTGATGATTTGTTACCAATTGGGTCCAAAACACAGTTTTCACATATCTCTGGAAGTGCCGGAAATAAAAGAAGACAATCTTTGCCAAGCTGATCTATTAAATCATCTATAGCATCTTGGGCGATTTTTTTAACATCAGCAGAAAGCGTAAATAATTTTGCCATGATGGTGTACTCCTTACAATAAATACACCGATAAAAAATTATGACTTTACTGCTATTAAACACTTATCTGAAATAAACTGAGTCTTGTAGTCTGCAACATCAGAAAAAGCTTCTTTAATTTCTTCTTCTGGATGAACAATTATTAAAACATCTCCACTTCTTAAAAATGATGCCTGTTTTTCATAAGCAAAGTCTTTTAAATAATCTGGAATATTTTTGTAATTGATTAATAAAGCCCTGCCACCATCTTCTGGAGCTTCTATGGTTTCATCTAATTCTGCAATAATAAAATTGGCATAACCAAATACATCAAGTTCTTTTTTGAGGGTTTCTTTATCTTGATTTTGGAAGTCGTAGACTCTTACAATACCAAGACCTTTTTGACAAAGAGCCAATGTCGTTTGAAGAGATATAGCAGAAACATCTAAACACCATTTGTCTTTTGCTGACCAAACAATTTCTCTAATGTCACAAAAATCTAAACCTCCAGATACATTATCTAAATGATTTAAGTTTGGATTTACCCTATATAAAATTTCTTTTTTCGTTAAAACAAATGGTGCAACATTATTTCTTTTTGCGACATCTGATAATTTTAAGTTTTGATTTTTATTTAATATAATTCTTGCAAAATCTTTGCTTATGATTAAAGAGGCACTATTGTCTATGTCTACATCATCCGCAATTCTATATGAAAAAAAGTCGTTTTTTCTTTTCAAAGAATTTTTTTTAATTTCATTTAAAGATGCTATTTTTAAAGTCTTTTGCTTAATAGTAATCCATTCATCAATCTTTTCTATTGTTTTTGGATCAATACTTTCACCAGACTTTATAATTAAGCAATAATTCTCATCTCTAGAAACAAAATCATTTATAGCTGAAATAAAAGATTTGTCTTCTAAGCTTATTTTAGGGTATGACCAATTAAAATTTTTATAAGTTTCACTGTTTTCATCGTCTAATATATAAGCAACTTTACTTGTTTTATAGTCTTTAGCAGGAGAAATTGACATTGGTGTTCCTAGAGCTTTTGTAAACTCTTTGAGTATTTCACCTATTTGATTTGTGTTTAAAGACTTCTTAAAAAACTCCAAAACCTCCTGATAGTTCATGCCCAACTCAGACCATCCAATTAAATAATTTATAATCCTGTCTTTAATGTCTAATGGATATGGAACACCCTTTGGTCTTGCAAATCTATGAATCCATTTCAACCAAGATAAGCATATAGCCTTTCCACCATTCTGCCTTGTTTTTTCTTGAATGTATCCTTCTTCACCACCAAAACCACGGAAGTTAGAATTAAATTTTGGCCAAACATCTTTCCTCATGCAAAATAATCCTAGACCCTGCATAGGTATTTCAAACTTTTCTTGAGTTAAATGCCTAGAATCTGTTTCCCAAGTTCCATACATTTGTCCACGCCACTCAGGTTTAAAGTGAGTCGATATATTTTTTTGATCATCGTAAAGCAATGGTCCTTGAATTAAATCCTTAGTGTCAATGTTTGCGTAAATATATTCTTTTAGTTTTTTAACAGCATCTTTAACCAATAAAACATGACAGTCAATACACATTACAAATTTGCCAGTTGCTACTTCAAACACATGGTTTCTTGAAGCAGATGTTCCAACTTTATCTGGCCTGTGAAAATATTTTACACCAAGAGCATTGCAAGTATTTGCTGTGTCTTTGCAAGATTCTTTTTTGGTATCAACTACAACTAACTCTACATCTTGTAAATCTTGATATGCTTTTAAAGCTTCTAAAGTGAAATAAACCCCATCAAAATCATCGTATGTGGCCATGCCAATTGTAAGAATCATATTTCCTCCTTCTATTCCCTAAAACAAAAAGGCTGCTGTACCTTTATATGATACAACAGCCAATATGGATCATCAATACTTTTTAAGCTTCTTTTGCAATAAATCGAGCACCACTTGTGGCACATATAATGTTCACAGTAGAGGCTGGAATAAAAGCACTATCAAAGATTAAATTGCCACTTGCTGGTATTTTAAAAGAAGAAGTAGTGTTTGCCGGTATTCCAAAATCTACATACATATCGTTGCCTGACTCATTTTGAAAATATAAATAATGCCTGTCATCATTAGGAGAAAATATTTGCTGACTTGTATTAGAAGCAAGTATGGTTGAAGAACCATCTGAAAAAACTGCTGGCCTTGAAATATCAACGATAGGAATAGCAAAACTTCTTTCTATCGCTGGATAATCCAATGTGTCTGATTTCGTAGCTCTTCCTTCGCTAACATAATTGATTGTTTGGCCACTTGGATTTCCTTCAGTGGGATTAATCGTTGAATAACCATTTACTATACCAGCACCAATAATGTGAACAGTTCCCATGTGAAAAAACCCTCGTTATGGAATAAAGTTTCTACCATCTCTACTGTAAGGATAGTATGCTATATCTCTAAAGCCAGCAAAAACTCTGAATGGAGTCATAATGGCTGCACCAGCAATTGCCCCATTTCTATTTGCTTGATATTCTAGCTTGGTGTCATCATATACTGCACACCAGCCCTTTTCAAGCAATTTAAGCCTACCATCCATAGTTCCACGAAGATCAATAGAGGAACTACCATCTCTAATAGCAATTCCTTGACCAACAGACTTTCTAGTTTCTCCACGCTCTATTAAACATGCTGCTTTTATACAAACTAAATTTATAAAATTTTCATCTCTAGTTGAATCTCTATCTACTGGACTTGGTTCAATAGTTAAAGCTTGAATATCAACCCTAAATTTATTAGGAAAATTTAATTCATTTGTAACTAATTGAGCAGCTACTGCCAAAACTTGCGTAAGTCTTTTGTCATTATATGTTTGTGGCGATGAAAGATCGTCAATCAAAACCCTTATCAGTGTTATGAATTCTGCTTGCCAGTACATAATCACCTCGTTATTTAGTAATAATTACAACTAATAATACACCGTATTCTAATCAGTAAATGGTGGAACGATTATAATATTGCCAACTACTAGGGTTATTATGTGACCATTTGACAAAACAGATCTAAATTCATAAGACCATCTACCAGCACCAATTTGTTGTAGTTCTTCATTGCTCAACTCAACTCTTAATGATGTTGTATTAAGCAATTGTGCTACCTTAGTAAATGTTGGCATTGAATCAATTATGAAACTAGTAGAAGAGCCAGTTAAATCTGGCCAATTTACAGAGGTTATATCTATAGATCTAGATTCTGCAACTAAATAATCATCAGTTAATCTTAACTCTATAGGATCTGCTGGATTAATCGGTATTGGATTTGTCAGTGTAGGAACTCCAGTTCCAGTAGAACTACACCTTGTGCTAACTTTAACATCTATGTTTTCATACTCTTCTGGATTAATAGCTAAAGCACCAAGAAATTCAATCCCGCAATAAAATTTGATAGCACCTCTAAAAGATGCTGGTATTGTTGGAGTAAATAAAAAGTAGCCATTAGTTAAATTTACAAATCCAGTTGTATATGGAGTACTATAACTTGTTCCATTTCCGTTTATTAATTGTGCAGATAAAGTTGTGCAATTTTCATAATTTTTACCAAAAGATAAGCTTATACCCATTTCAAATGCCATGTTAATCTCCAAAAGCAGGAGTTATAATTAAATTCCCAATGGTCAATGTCACAATATGCCCACTTAGAAAAACTGCCCTTATTTCGTAAGACCATCTTCCAGCACCAATAGTAGATAATTCAAGATGACCAAGCTCTAATCTAATTGTGGTTGTATTTATAGCTAAACAGTTTTTAACAAAGTTTATTTTACCATCTACAAAAAATAAAATTGTTAAATTATTTAATACTGGATAATCATTGGATACAAAATCTATAGCTCTTCCATCTATGTCATAGTAATCATCAGTAAGCCTTATTTCTATTTGATCGCCAGCGTTGTACTTTATTGAATTTATATTTGGGGCTAATGTTGTCGTAGTCGTAGTGGGCGAAACTGTTGTGGTGGTCGTTGTAGGTGCTGAAGTAGTCGTTGGACTAGCGGTAGTTGTAGTCGTTGTAGTAGGTGCTGCTGTCGTAGTTGTAGTGGTTGGTGCAGCAGTGGTTGTAGTAGTTGTAGTTGTAGTAGTTGTAGTCGTAGTAGTTGTTGTAGTTGGTGCTGAAGTAGTCGTAGTAGTTGGTGCTGAAGTAGTCGTTGTGGTAGTTGGACTAACGGTTGTGGTCGTAGTCGTTGGTGCTAAAGTAGTCGTAGTGGTCGTAGGTTCTGCTGTCGTAG